GCAATGAGAGCAAACAGAGATAACAAAGTAATGATGGAAAAATTATCTGATATGTTCGATGGTGCATTCGCAGAAAACCCATTAGTTGCAATGAAAATTTTATTCTGGTCTCGTGACATTCGAGGTGGTGCTGGAGAACGTGAAGTATTCAAAAAATTGTTAAATCACTTAGCAACAAAAAACGTTGAAGTATTGTTAAAGAACTTAACAGTTATTCCAGAATACGGAAGATTCGATGACTTATTTGCGGTATTCTCAACACCTGCTGAAAGAGCAGCAATTGATTACATAATCGCAGTTTTACTTGGAGACAATAACATGAAACCGTTATGCGCAAAATGGATGCCTCGTCTTGGTGGAAAAATATCTAAAGATAAAAAATTAATTGCAAACAAAATCAGAACTGCAATGGGTATTTCGCCAAAAGATTATAGAGTTCTTTTATCAACATTAACAAATGTTGTTGAAACAGCAATGTGCAATAAAGATTTTTCATCTATAGATTATCAAAAAGTGCCTTCGCTTGCAATGTCTCGTTACATGAAGTCATTCGGAAAAAATGACCAAGAAAGATTCAGTGCATACGTAAAAGCAGTTGAAAAAGGTGAAGCAAAAATCAATGCCGGCGCAATATATCCTTACGACGTAATCAAAACTGTAAGTACAAACGAAAACGCTGCACAAGCGCAATGGAACGCATTACCAAATTTTCTTGAAGGCAACAATGAAAATATTATATCAATGATTGACGTTTCAGAATCAATGACAAGTTCTTCTGGAAAAATAACTGATAACTTATATGCTGGAGATGTTGCAATATCGTTGAGTATGTATATTGCTGAAAGAACAGAAGGCGCGTTTAAAGACCACTTTATTACATTTACAAGTCAACCAACATTGCAGAGAATGACTGGTTCTTTATCGCAAAGAATTAGACAAATCAAAGGTCCTAAAGGATACGATACAAATCTTAGTGCTGCATTTGAATTGATACTTAATGCTGCAGTAAACGGAAACGTACCTGTATCTGAAATGCCAACAAAGATTCTTATTGTATCAGATATGGAATTCAACGGAAGTTATATTCGCGGAGTTGACGCATCAGCATGGCAAATGATTTCGCAAAAATACGAAGCGGCAGGATATACAATGCCAACAATTGTATTCTGGAAAGTAAACGTTATAAAAATGGAAAATAACCCAGTTAAATTTGACAAAACTGGGGCTGCATTAATATCAGGATTTTCACCAGCAATATTGAAATCCGTTTTAGGTGGAGATATTCTTTCGCCAGAAAGAGTAATGTTAAGAACAATTAACGACCCACGCTATTCAAAAATTATCATCTAAAACAAAAGAGGGAATCGCTAGGTTCCCTCTTTTTCTATTTAAACATATATGAGCATCAAAGAAACAATTTTAAAACAATTAGGTAGTACGAAAAATGTAATAAAAGTTAATCCTTCAACTACAAAATTAACAAAAAACATTTATACAAAACTATCGCCTCTTGCAGGTTTTACACCTAGCAAATTCCATCCAAAGAAAAATTTACAAATGATCATCAACGATTCGGAAATGTATCTGATACTTGAAGGATACGTTACTTGCCGACGTTATATCGAAACAAAGGAAATCAAACCGACAGGTTTTTTTGCAAAAATATTCAATAGAGAAAGCAAATTTATTTCTGATGAAAAAGATATTATAAAACAATTAGATGACGAACAGATTCATTACAAAAAAGATTTTGATGACAAAAAATCCTGTGCATTTTATTACTATTGGATGCCTACAAATTTTTTAGTATCAAGCGAATCTCATGAGGAATTAACGCATCTTGAATTTAAACAAATTCATCAAAAGTTTTTGAAATACAAAACAAAAGTAAAGAAAAACATAATCAAAGCAAAAGAACAAAAACTTCGCAAGAAAGCTGAAGATATTGCAAACGGCAAAACTATTTAATTCATCTGTATATAAATATTAATAAATTTAATAGTAATATGACAAAAACAGAGAACGTTCGTATCGGATTTGGCGCAATTGGGTGTGCGTTAAAATTCAAAAAAGATACAATACAACGGTACGATGGATCATTAGAATATTGGAAAATGTTATGGTCACTTGTTCGTAATAAATCAATTTCGCATGTAATGTTATTGCAAAAATCTGATTGGGCAGATTTGCCTGAAAATGAAAAAATAGAATTCGACCCACGAGGCGTTTTATTCGACCCGTATTCTGAAGAACCTGGTTTTTCACGCGCGAGTGTAACGCCAAAGAAAAATGAAGATACTCAACTTTGCACTAATTACAGAAATTTCTACGAGCACTTCAAAGATAAACACAATTTAGATACCGCATACTTATTTTCTGGAATGGGATATTTCACAAATAATTCAATTCCAAATTTTTTAGGTGCTGTAAGAATACCTGAACATCGTGTTCGTGTACAATGGGTTACATATAATTATTGTGCGCCTGTTGTTCATTTTCTAAACATGACAAAATTACCTTGGTATAATGTATCATTAGATCCTCGATACGTAAAAGATGTGTATCGTCAACGTGATACCATGAATACTCCACGTGAAATCATTTCACAATTTGAAAAGGCTGTTACGTGGGAAAGTGTCGATTGTTATGAAGGCAATGAAGAAACTGTTGGCAATGAAACTGTTAAACACTTACGTTTAGAAGCAACAGGAATCGAAAAACTTGCAAGAATACAGGAACCGATATATCCGCCAGATAACGATAGACCGATACGATTACTTATGGGTGTTATGCAATCAAAATATGGACAAGGCGCAGGTTATGATGACCGTTTAGAAATGTTAAAAACTTGGGTTTTTAAATATGACGATAAAAAAGAAGTTGAAATTTACGGTAAATGGTCACCTGAAGTAATTGCTGGTTATGAAGATTGGTTCAAAGGAATGATACCATATCAAGAAATGGATGCAAAATTACGTCAAACAAGATATACTGTTGTTAAAGGAATTCGAGCAGATTGGAGTACAGCAAAATGGGCAGATACACTTGCGCAAGGTGTTGTTCCGTTTCTTGTACCAGGATACGATACACAAAACTCTGTTGTTCCTGCTGACCATTTCATTAGAGTAAAAACTCCTGAGGATCTTTATAAAAAAATGGATTATCTTGATGCAAATCCGGATAAACGTATTGCATTGGTAAAAGGATTGCAATACAACTTATTAAAAGAAGCAAAAACTGGTACTTTTGTTTATGACATATTAAACAAATCATTCAAAAGAACAGGTATCGACATTGAATTGTCACTTGAACGCGATGATTCAGTAAAAAGAAAATCTAAATCTAAATCATTATTTTAATGAAAAACGTAACAGAAGTAAAAGGTTATTCGCACGAGAAATTCAAAATAGGTTCTCATACAGTTTATAAGTATACAAATGACATTCATAGAAAGCAATTTGTTGAACGTCAATTCTATTGGTTAAATATAATGAAAGATAAATTTCCAGAATACGGATTTAGTCATTTATATTTGATAAGCGAAATTGAAGAAACAGGATTCAGCATGAATAAAATTGATGCGAAACCGATGAATAAAAATAATGCAGCAGACCTTGTTAGAATTGCAAGACATATAAAATTGCCTGCGAGCGAACGTTTTGGTGCAAACGCAAGCATGTGGTTAGAACAAAATATGCCTACAAATTTTGCAAATGGAATTCCGCCAAAATTGACATTTGAAGCATATATTGAATATCTTAAAAAAATTGTTTTAAGAAATCCTGATTTATTTGAAGGATTCGATTGGTTTGCATACGAACCGTTAATACTTAAATATTCGCAATTTGCAAATTCTTCATTATCATATTTTCATGGAGACTTTACAGTTGATAATATTTTGTGGGATGGCGAAAAGTATACATTAATCGACCCGAATTTCAAAAATGATATGTGGCCATCTTATTTATTAGATCTTTCAAAATTATTCCAAGAAACTAGGTTTTCTGACATGGAATTCTTCAATGAAATTTTTAATGAAATTAAAACACAATTCAATTTCAATAACGATAAAATGAATTTTATCGAATTATTAGAAATCGGACATTATATACGTATGATTCCGTATGTTGTTAAATACCCAGAAGTATTTAAAGTTAAATTAGAAAGATTACAAATAATAGCAAAACATAAAGAATGCAATTAAGTAAAGACAATATCGACACATTAGCAAAATTCATATATGAAGATGCTAATATCAATTCATTAGTAAATGTAATACAAAATTCAGGTGATAATTATGTACATAATTATCTTGATTTTGTTGCATTAGAAACAAATGATAAGCAAGCCCAAATTGGGTTACAATTGCATCAACACGTAGCAGAATTAGACACGGTTTTTGAAAGTATAACAATGACTGCTACTGATGTATATGATATGAAAGCATGCGGCGTTGATGCGGTTGAAGCATCAACATCAAAAGTTATTGAATGCACAAAAAATAAACTTATCAGAAGTGTGTTGTCTGAAATATATTCATTAGGACATGAAAATTATTTGGAATCATTCACAAGATTCGATAAATTAAAAACATGGGTGTACAAATTATTTAGTAAAACATACATTAAATCATATAATGTTAAAAATAATACAAGTTTACTTGGCAAATTATTTTTATTTGGCAATAAAGTTGCAATTACATGCAGAAGAGGTTCCGGTGATATTTGTATAATAGGACCAGGATTGCTAAATAAATTTATTGATATGTCAATGTTTGTTCATGCTGATACAGTGACAAATGAAATTCCAGGAATTTTGCAATATGCAGGTAACATAGGTGCTATTAAAATTATGGTAAATAATGAGCTGCCATATAACGATAAATCAATTATTGTAATGCGTAAATCAAAACGTGACGAATCTGGATTACATTTAGTATATGATAAAAACGCGTTATCCATTATGACAATTTGCGAAGTAACAATGGCGCCAAAAGTTGGAGCAAAAACAAAACATAAAGTTTTTAAAACAGATAACGCTAAAGTTTTCATTCAAAAATTTTATGTAAATTATAAAGAAAATTCAAAACTTTTATAAGTTTCTGAATATATAATAAAACCAACCGTTATTACTGTTTAGCTTAGGCAAACAAAAATTAACGTAACAAAAACAAATTAAAAAAAAATCTATTTTAGGAGGATTAATTATGACACAACATCGTTTTATTTTGGGAAATTCCCCATTCGAAGTTTTATTTAAAGATTTCTTTAACACGGAATCAATGTTTAACATTGCTCAAGAATCTAAGTATTCTTATCCTGTTGATATTAAAGAAACAAAAGAAGGATTGCAATTTGATATTGCAGCAATCGGATTAACATCTGATGATATTGATATTGCAGTTGAATCTGATATTTTAAGAGTATCTAATGATAAAAAAAGTGGTGATACAGTCAGTGACGAAGATCATTACATACACCGCGGCATCACACGCCGTTCATTCAATTTGGGTTGGAAAATTGGCTCCCAATTTGATTTGAAACAAATTGTGGCAGTTATGGATAAAGGTTTACTTACAATCAAGGTTCCTCGTTCGGAATCTGCTGCCCCTATAAAAGTCAATATTCAAAACAAATAACATAAACTAATCTTAACGGTTGGTTTTCAAATCCAGAGCAATTGCTCTGGATTTTTTTTTGTCTTTTGTTCTATGAATATATAAAATAAAATACTATGACAGAACGAGAAGAAGCATTGTATAAGAAATTTTTACCCGTAGGTGCAAATGAATTGACACGGTCTAGAGTAAGAATTTGTGTTCAATGCATGTTTTTCAATGAAGTTCATAGAAGTCACTGTCCATATTGCAGTTGTGCATGGGAAAGTTACGTAAAGAAACCACAAAAATTTTGTGTAAAAAGATACTGGTAAATAAAATTATGGAAAAAAGAATACCGTCATTCGACAAATTTATAGATGAAAAAGAATCATTCGATAAATATTTAGTATTATTAGGTCATGACCCTAAAAAATTCAAACAACTTGATGACCATGCATATAACTATTTGAAAACTGCATATAACAAATCAGCTGATGCCAGCGATTTTGAACAAAACTTTGCAGATGAATTAGAAACACAAATAAATAAAATCAAAATATAATATGATAAGAAGAATACCAACAATCGAAGATTTTGCATTAAACGAAAGTGCTACATTATTTGGAGACATGGACGTTTACATCAACCGTTTCAATAAAGCACCAGGTTTTAATCAAGGAGAAGTTGTTCCACGATGTGCAGGAACACCTGATGAATTTCGTGAAATTGATACAAAAGGTAATTGGAAAACTGATGGATGGAATTATACGTCAATTAGATTATACACAACAGAAGCGTACAAAAATGGTAAAGAAGTTGTTGATGTGCTAACAAATTTAGTAATTGCGCCAAACAAAAAAGAATGGACTCCATCTAAAATTATCAAAAACAAACAATACACAGACACTACTGTTGTTTGCTTTGAACATCCTGCATTAGGATTTATATTCTTTAGAGTATGGGATTACACAACAGGTAAATCAAGAGGATTTGGCGAATATAAAGATACAAAATTCCAAGTACAAGGTTTTTTCATGAATGGCACAAGTTCGTGGGGTAAAATTGATGCATGGCCACAATTGAAAGTTATGGCTGACGATCTTGCTGATGCATGCAAACATGAGCCTAAAGCACTAATTGCTGTTGCTGATTATATCAAAAGCAGATACATACCGAATAATATGTATTAAAATATCAACAAAAAGAGGCAATTGCCTCTTTTTTTTATTTCAAATACCAATCTGATATAGTTGAATTTTGCCATTTAATCCATTCTTCAGGATTGCCAAAAAACATGCAATCATATTCTTGAGCAAATAATTCAGCAGATCCTAAATTGCGAATTTCTTGTTCTTTCCATTTTTCATCACGTCCCGGCACTTGCCACCACAAAACTTTTGTTGCCATATAAGAATTCAATCCACGTGATGCTCTATCATAAATATCATAAAATTGATTATACCCATTAGGTGTTGATTGTATGAATATTGTAGAATCTTTTATTGCACTAATACTTACATATGTATTACGTATAAATTCAGATGATGCAACTGGTTGCATGTGTGCAAAATCTTGCAAGAATAAATGGTGAATCGAAAAACCAATCGTTGAAGTTGGCCTAGAAGATATTGCAAAAATTCTGCATCCGTTATCGAACTTTAATGATTTCTTGTTATAACTTTCGACGCCAGGTTTTAAGTAATACGGCAAGTCTGCATATATACGTCTAATTTTATCCATACTTTCAACAGACATACATTCTTTAACAGATGCAAGAACAATGTTTCGATTTACATTGAATAATGCAGTATGTAACATTAAAAAATCCATTATTGTTGATAACCCGGTTTGTCGAGAATTCATAACAACGTTAAATCTGTAGTCAATGTATTTCTTTACAATATCTTTTTGGTAATCTCGCAATAAAATATGTTGAATACCGTTTATTGTTGATGCTGTACAATATTTTTCTATAAAATAAATGGGATCTGTTGCACACTTTGAATATTCAAGTAATTCTTGTGGCGAAAAAGAAAACATAATGCCGGCCTTTCGATAACCCGTCATTTTATTATAGCATATGTCTGATATTTTTGATTGACGACCTGCGTAATAGTCTTCATAAATTTTTTCAATAATTTGTGTTGTATATACTTTCATAATACTTAATTTTAATTTATATATTCATATCAGTTTGTGATTTTTGACAAACAAGCAAAAAAGGAAACTTGTTGTGAATATTTTTAATCATTTCGTCAAAAAACTATTTGTCATTAATGTATATAATTATAAAATATTAATAAGAAAATATATGAAAGAACCTAAGATTTTAATAACAGGCGCATGTGGATTCGTTGGCACAAATTTAATTAACGATTTGATTACTAAAAATGTAATAACCAATCCAAAAGAAAATATTATAGGAATCGACAATATGTCGCATGGCACTTTTCTAGAAGGTGTTCATGATAAAATAACATTAATTGAAGATGACATAAGATATCATGATATTAAAAATCATTTTAAAGATGTTGATTATGTATTTCATTTTGCGGGATTAGTTTCAATTTATGACTGCGATAAAAATCCAATGGAAGCATTTTCAAATAACATAATGGGTTCAATCAATGTGTTTGATGCATGCATTGAAAATAATGTGAAAAAAGTTATTTTTTCAGAAACATCTGCAATGTATGAAGATTCAAAAATTTTGCCACATGTTGAATCAGAGTGGAATCCGGGAACAATTTATGCAACATCAAAAGCATGTTTGCATTTGTTAGCAGAATCATATCGCAAAACAAAAGGATTAACATACACAGGTTTACGCTATTTTAATATTTACGGAAAATTACAGGATTGGAAACGAACAGTCCCGCCTGCATCATGCGGGTTTGCTATAAGACTATTAAACGGTGCCAATCCAATAGTATTTGGAGACGGTAATAGACGTAGAGATTTCATACATGTTGATGATGTTAATAGATTTCATATACAATGTATACAAGACAGTAGAACAGATAACGAAGTCTTCAATCTTGGAACAGGACAAAGTTATTCTTTATATGAGATGATTAAGAGTATAGCAAATAGCTTAAAAATCAATAAATACGAAATAAACCATCTTCCCGAAATTAATGGGGAAGCATTTGAAATCTATGCAAATATTGATAAAGCTAAAGCACTGGGATGGGAGCCACAGGTAAAATTTGATGAAGGCCATGAAGATTTAATAGGGTATCTTAAAGATCTTTATGAGAACGGCTATTTCCCAAAAGATTATATGGATAATATAAATATAGAAGAAGTTACAATATCATCAGATAAAAAGTAAATCCAAGATTCACACAAGCCTGCGCTTTTGCATGGGTTTGTTTTTTTGCCGCATTATATGTATAAGCAGATTTAACCTCTATTATCATGTTTTTTGATTTGATATAAATATCAGGTTTATATGTATGAGTTCCGTTAAGTTCATACTCGATAACGCCAGTAAATTTTGAGATACCGTCGCATGCTACCACAATATCGTTTTCCTCATATTGTTGTAATAAAAGGTCAATGGCGAAATTTTCATACCCTTGTACGTGTACGATTCTTCCTGACGGCATCTCATACTTTTTAAATTTATATCTTTGTTTTAATCGTTTATCTGCGTATTCGTCATCTCGCCAATGAGATCGTTGTTTTTCGCGTACTTCTGGTCTGTTTTGGATTTCTTTGTTTATTACACGTTGTTTTTCAATATTACCGGGTACGGCATAATATTCCATGCGTTTGTTTGATAAATTTTTTCTATTCACAGGATCTTCAAAAAATTCAGTTGTTTTATCAGACAAGTGTTTACGATTATCATCAATAGATATCCAATCTTTAAAACCTCTATTCATATTGTCTAATTGCATTTGAAATCTTATAGGGTTATTTATTTTCAATTCAGCTATTTGTTTAGACGACCTGACACTTTGCTCTTTTTTAAACTCGGGTGTGTTTTTTGTTACCGTGACTTTTTCTTTTATGTTCTGCGTATATGTAGGATCCTGGTGTCTATAATTCATGGAACACGACCTCGTACAAAACATATGATTATCATGTCTTGACATAAATTCATTGCCGCAAAATTTACAAATTTTCTTTTTCATATAATTCTTTTATTTGTTCTGATAAGTTTTCACAGCCATCATACATCCCATTCTCAATCTGTTTAATAAATTTTATTATTTGAGATTCGACAATGGCCGACTTATTAAAACCCATCGCCTTTGACACGATGTTAAGTTTTTTAATTGTTTCTTCTGATATTGAGAATGCTTGAGCTTTTTTCATATTGTAAAAATTATTAATTTTATAAATTATATATTAAAATGATGTTTAGAAAAATTAAAACTTTCTGAAATCTATGTATATAAATATAAATAAATGAGAACAATACCACCTTTATTTGCTGGCGTTGCAATTCGATTAATGAATGGTGATGGCCCTATCATTTTTGGCGATGAAACAAGACGTAGAGATTTTATTCATGTTGATGATGTGAATAATTTTCATATACAATGTATTGAAGATAGAAAAACAGATAATCAAGTTTTCAATTTAGGAAGAGGCGAATCGCATTCATTACGTGAAATTGTTGAAATTATTTATACGTATCTTAATGTAAGAATACCTATCGTATATATGCCAGAAATTAATGGTGAAGCTCATACGATTGTTGCAAATATTGACAAAGCAAAAGCAATAGGTTGGGAACCTCAAAAATCAGTTCATATAATGATTAGAGATACAATTTCTTTTTTAATTGAAGAAATGAAAAAAGGAAAAGTATCAAAAAATTACATGAATGACATTGATATTAATTCTGTGAAAATTGGAAAGTAAAACTAAAAAATTGTTCTGTATATAATAACAATAGGAAATAAAAGATATATGATAGAATTAAATGATATTATTGAAGTAGAAGGTTATATACCTGGCAATATGATAAAATTGAAACGTATTGCAAATTTGCCGGATTATATACCTGGCATACATCAAGTGTATAACATTTATTCAGATGACTTCGACAATTATTGGTATTTATTAATAGAAGATGACGATAATTCATTGCCTATAAATTATGGAATGAATAGAAATGATTGGGCAACAATACCGAATAGAATTGTGAACTTTATAAAAGATAAAAAATAATGAAAGCAATCATACTATGTGCAGGTAATTCAACAAGATACGGAAAAAATAAATTACTTGCAAAATTTAATGACAAGACATTACCAGAGTATAATATCGACTTTTGCATCGAAAATGGAATAACAGATATTTGCGTAACAGTTTCACGAAATCAATGTGATATTACATATTATGGCGAAATTGGTAATGATGTTGTATCAAATTTAGTTTCGTATGTCGAAAAATTTTCAGCAGAGAAAATAAATCTATCATTCAAATTCCAAGATACCGATAAATATGGTCCTGGTGCAGGACTACTGCCTTGGCTACCAGATAATCAAGAAGATGTACTTGTTCTTTTTGGTGATAACTTTGTTAAAGGTAAATTCGACAAATCATTACTGAAAGAATTCGATGCGGTTGCAACATATAAGGAATTGGAAAAAGATTCGACAAATGAAAGATTTGGTGCAATCGACGGAAACAAGTTAATAGAAAAACCTCATCTATACAGAGAAGGCAAATTCTTTATCGGTTTTGCTTATTTTACACCGGATGGCTTTAGAAAATTGAATGATTTATCACCTTCCGTAAAACGTAAAGAGTATGAAATTACAGAGTTTTTCAATTCAATCGAGAAACGTACAATTACACCAGTTGTTGAACATTGGATTGATTTGACATATCAATCAGATGATACAGATGTAAGTTCTGCCATAGCAAAAGCAAGCAATATATAAAATATAATTTCTAAATCTAAAACAATGGAAGTAATTGATATTTCTAATTTAGGCCCGTGGGATGGTCTAAAACAAATTATGGTTTTTATAAATGAACAAGCTTCATATAACAAAATCATAACAAATGCGCAATTAGGCACCTTTTTAATGGATGCATTCGAAGCACAACAGCTGCCAGTGATTAAACCAAGTCTTGGACTAATCAAAAATCCTGAAACATACAAAATCATTAAGTTAAAACACGCAGATGTTTTTGTTGACCCTAACATGCGTTGGGATGATACAAAATTAATTTTTAAATCGAATGATAAAGAAAAAATAGTTGAAATAAAACATTCTAATAACTTGATTTAATGAAGTGGCATTTCTACGATTGGGACGATACTCTAGCACTGACGAGAAAAGCATTATATCTTTCATATAAAGAAGCACTAAAAGATTTTGACATACAATTCGATTTTAACTATTTTAATGATTTTATTTACGATGATTCAAACAAATTCTTACAAGGATTAAATTTTTCAATCGATGAAATTGCAGAAATCAAAAAAGTAAAAGAACATCATTATATCAATACTTACTTTGATGAAATCATATTCAAACTACCCGATTTTAAAAATAATCGAATAGATCATCAATATTACATTGTTACAAATACAAATGAAGAACTTGTAACAACAATGCTAAATAAGAAATTTTCTAATACTGTTCCATGGCAAGATATCGTCGGAACGTATAGCGGTATTAAACGTAAGCCTGAACCTGATGTTTACGTTACAGCGTTTGAAAAAATAAAACATCAATTTCATAGTTCAACTGATGAACTTCATATATATGAAGATTCTATTGCAGGATTACTTGCAGCTAGTAAATTTATTCACATGTACGAAAAACGTATAAAGAATTTTGAAATACATCATGTAAAACACGAAAATCCATTTATAAACAACTTATAAAAATAAAAATGAGTAAAGAACAAAAAATTGTTAAAACAAAAAAACGTATTCCTGTAGTTGAATGCGACTGCAATCAAACAGAAATTGAAGAAATTGTTGCGTTACCTAAAGTAATGATTCAAGGTTCTAAAATCCCAAACAGCGGTACATATGTTGCACCTGAAAATAAATATCCGTATACATTAAAAGAATTTGAAAACGGACCAGTATTAAAAAATGATGGCAAGCCTTTTAAATGGGGAACTATTATACCACTTATCGGCGGTATGTCAATGGGCTGCGCATTAGCAACGCAAAAGAAACCTGATTTTATGGTTACATTTTCAGGATTTATGGGTAACGAAAAAAGTTTAGTTGATTACTGGCCAGATGTTCCATATCATAATCTCGATGAATATGATATTCCAATGTTTGCAAACACTGAATCTGCTGAGGAAAAGAAAAGTCTTTCATTATTAGCTGAAGCATTTAAAGATGTCGATTTTATGAATGCGGTACCGCCATGCGCTGGTTTATCAAGTTTAAATGCATCGAAAGGTCGTTCAGAAATGTCACGTGGCTCTGATGCAATTCAAAATCAATGGATGTACAAATCCGCAAGATTTGTTCTTGAACATGTAAAACCTAAAGTTCTTTGGGGTGAAAATGCACCTGCTTTATTTACTAAAACTGGTGTAGGTGTTGCAACAAAATTAGCGGAAATTGCAAAAGAATTTGGATATTCATTTTCATTAATGAAAACAAATTCATTATTGCATGGCGTTCCACAAAAACGTGAACGTACATTCTATTTCTTCTGGAATAGCGAAACTGCACCTATTATGAATTTTATGTCGAGAGATGAAGCTTTCTTACCTGACTTTTTAGCACAAATTCCTGAAGGTGTTTATCAGCACGATGGTGAAGAATGGACAACACCAGTTTACCCATCATATGATTGGGTGTTGAAACAAAATAATAAAACACACGCTGAATGGGTTGCTGAACATGACCATACTACATTACATAATCATCTTGCATGGACAGGCAAAATTGATGAAGCAATTGAAGTAATCAGAAAAGATTACGCTGATGCTGAAGCTGCTGAATGGGAAATCAAAAATCTTGTTCACGTTAAAAATAAATTAGCGAAAAAAATGGGATGGTGGGACAATTCACCACACTTTTTCCATGGACATTTCAACGCCGTTGTTGGAAGAAACATGTATCGTGGTATGCACCCTACTAAAATGAGATTTTTAACTCTACGTGAATTGATTTGGCTAATGGGTCATCCTCATGATTTCAACATGTGGGAAAATGAAAAAGGAAATGCTGCAACACAACAAATTTCACAAAACGTTCCTGTTGTAACTGCTAGTCATTTTGCAATGGAAGTAATGAAATTCATAAATGGCGAATTACCATTTTCAAATGAAAAAGATTTCAGACAAAATAATAAACATCAAAACAGAGCAACTGTAAACGATAAAGCAAAAAAATTATTCTAATGAGCAAGTTTCTTGTTGATGATAACTTTATAATTTTAATTCCTGCAAGGAAAGGGAGCAAAGGGCTCCCTTTCAAAAACAGGAGACTGTTGGATTATACGCTAAATTCAATACCATCGTTTTACATTAATAAAGTATGGGTTAGCACAGATGATGAATACATACAGCAAATATGCGAAAGCAAAGGTGTTAAAGTTCATAGAAGAACTGAATCTTCAGCAACAGATAATGCGTCAACAAAAACGCTTGTTAATGAATTTATAGCAACACAAAGAATTCAATCAACAATTATTATGTTGTATCTCACGTACCCAGAACGTACATGGGAAGATATTCAAAATGCGTATGCAAAATTAAGAATGCATAGAGGCAACTCGCTACTATGTAAAAAGGATGTAAAGCAAAGTCCATATCTTATGATGATTGAAAAAAATGCATTATTTGGAGAACAGGTAATTAAACACGATTTATACAGAAGACAAGATTATCCAAAAGTTTTTGAGATTTCTCATTTTGTTGCAATATTTGAACCTGCGATTGTTTCTTTACTGAATCAAAATTTGTATTACCCGAATACCATATTTCATAAAATAAATGATACAATCGATGTTGACACGGCAAAGGATCTTGATGCGTTTATATCAGCAAATCCAATACAAATATCGAAAGAAATGCAAATGCCGTACATACGAACATGCAAAAAGGAAAATGGCTTGACATTTGTTGATGGCATGATAGATAATTCGATTTTGCCAAAAAACACCAAGAAAATAAAAATTTATTATCATATTGGTTTAATTGATGATTCATGTATCGAAATAATAAACGACCAAATAAAAACGTTAAAAGATACAGGCATATACGATGCGGCTAATAAGATTTTATATAGTGTAGTGGGAAATATCAAATTATTGCCTAAATTACCAAAAAAATTTGAATGCGTATATAAAAGTGAAAATATAAGTGATGCTGAAATGCCAATACTTGAGATTTTACGAAATGATTCGCAAACTGAAGATTTCAAATGTATATACTTTCACACAAAAGGCTCATCATCTAGATTACAAAATTATGATGCAAATAAATTAGGTTCATGGCGAAAATATATGGAGCACTTTGTATTTGACCATTGGGAACGTAACATGTCATTACTTGAAAAATACGATACCGTCGGTACAAGTATGATTCTGGGCGAAGCTAATAGCTGGTACAAAGATCATTATGCAGGTAACTTCTGGTGTGCAAATAGTTCCTATATAAAAAAATTGAATTCATTAAATGAAACATATACAGTAACCGGTAGAGATCGTTACAAAGCTGAAATGTGGATATTGTCTGATAGCAATGTAAAAGCATTCAATTATCATGCATTTCATTTTACACCTTTTTGCAAACATTACTTTGACCCGAATGCGTATGAGATACCTGTTGTTAAAGAATCCAAAGCAAAGATTGCTGTTCTGATGCATTTATATTATATAGATTTAGTAAAAGAATTTATAGATAGTATTAAAAATATCAAATATCCTAGTGATGTATACGTAACAATACCTGATAACACTAGCATGTTAGAAACAATGCGACTTAAGAAAATATTCAAAGATTCTGATTTGATGCACAAAGTCATATTCATAACTGCTGGAAATATCGGAATGGATATTGGGCCAACATTTCTTACTATGAAAGAAATTGCAAAAAATAATATGCATTATGATTACTATTTGAAAATCCACACGAAGAAAAGTATAGACCCAGGTGACATTAATGAAGCTAGAATTGTGCATGGTGAAGTATGGCGTAATGCATTAATACAGCCATTATGCGGAAGTGAAGATAATGTTATGACATGCATCAATTGTTTGAATGCACCTGATGTAGGCATGGTAGGTTCAAATAAATGGAGAATTACATTTAACATAAATGAATGGTATACAAAGCAGAACCTAGAAATAATCAAGCAATATGCAACTAAATTAAACTGGAGTAATTGGGAAACAACTAGTTTCTTTATTGGCGGAACAATGTTTTGGGTTAAAGGGGATTTATGGGAAAAATTCTTTGAAGAAATTAATATAGATGAAACTTACAGCAAATTCAATAAAGGAAAATCAAATGATAAAAATGGCGGAACGCATGAACACTCGATGGAGAGAATCTTTGGAATATATGTTTGCCAAAATAAATTAAAAATACAAGGCGTATGAAAATATGTATAGCAATATCAACATATGTATCAGATAAAGCATCAGATGATCGTATAAAAATAATAAAAGAATGTTTAGATTCATTTATTAATGTAAATGCCAAAGTGGTAATTGTAAATGATGCATCGACAAACAAACTTCATAACGAATTATTGGAAACATATAAAGATAAGTTTCATATCATTAACAGAACGTATAATGGCGGTATTGCAAAATGCAAAAATACAGCTATAAAGTATTTTGAAGAAAATGAATATGATATTTGTTTCTTAATTGATGATGACATGAAAGTTGTTAGTCCAGATTTTGTTAAACAGTATGTTGATGCAATAGAAAATACAGGAATTGAACATTTATGCTATCAAGTGCCTGGAGATCATAAAAATACAAAAAATATTGAAAAGAATGATTTCAATGTAATTCAATCAGATCATACTAATGGATGTATGCTAGTGTTAACAAAAAATATTGTAAAGAATATTGGATACTTTAAAGTTTTACCGCACAAGTATGGACATGAACATTCAAATTATACATTGCGTTGTATAATTCATGGATTTGCGCCCGGATTTATAGACGTGGTTGATAGCAATAATTTTATTCAATTAATTGGGCAATCAGTAGAAATTCATAGCGGTACTAGAATTCATGGCGCAGAATTTGATGAAAATGAACATGCTGCATTTGAAAATTTACAGAACGAAAAATACATAGAATGCAATGAATAATCCGTTTGATTTTTTTGAAGAAATTTGGTGTATTAATTTGGATAGAAGACCTGACAGATGGGAATCTGTTGTAAAAGAATTCGATACGCTTGGTATACGAAATAAAGTACAAAGATTAAGTGCAATAACGCACGAAGATGGTAGAATCGGATTAATAAAGTCTATTCTTAATTTGCTAATATATGAAAAAGAAAAAAAATTAAAAAACATATTAATTTTAGAAGATGATGTAAAATTTCTACACGCAAATAATGTTACATCTACATTAACAAAAGCCAATGAACAGATTTCAAATATTGATTGGCATATGTTTTATTTAGGTGCAAACATAAATGGTGTAAAACAACGCAAAGTATCAGAAAATTTAATAAGAATAACAAATTCATATTGTTCGCATGCAATATGCTACAATAGTTGTGTTTATGATATCATCATAGAACAATTCACAAAAACAAATGCAATCATTGTTCCAGAAGATGATGGTGATGTTTACTTTTCAATTTTACAAAAGTCAGTCCCATGTTTTTGTGTAAATCCAATAATTGCAACGCAATCTACTGGATTCTCAGATTTATCGAATGCAGTTATTGATTACAGCGTTCATATCGAAATACCTTTTAGTAACAATATTATATGAAAACAAAAACTATAGCAGAAATAGGTATCAATTATGCGTATGGCACAGATAAAACAAAATTTATTGATAACGCAATGAATCTTGTTCGACTTGCGGCAATGTCAGGATTTGATTATGTAAAGTTTCAAAAAAGAAATCCTGACATATGTATTCCTGAAAGTCAAAAACATGTGATGAAATCCGTTCCATGGGAAAAAGAACCTATAACATATTTGCAATATAAGAAAGATATTGAATTAGACATTGCAGATTACACAATGTTATACATATTAGCAATGGATTTAGGAATAGGTTTTTTTCTATCTGTATGGGATATTGATTCTGTTAATTTTGCAATCGAATTACACGATGTTACGGTTGGAATAGAAGAACGACCATTAATCATGAAAATACCATCTGCATTGATTACTGACACTGCATTAATTAAATATGCAAGATCTGCCGCTGATATACTTATGTTATCTACTGGCATGAGTACAGAACGTGAAATCGAAATTGCTGTTGCCGAGGGGATGCCAGATGTTTTATTTCATACAAATTCTGCATATCCATCTCCATTAGAAGGAATAAATTTAAACTATATTAAGCACCTAATTACAAAATATGGCGACAAAACTTCAATAGGATATAGTGGTCATGAATTTGGTTTAACTGCTACTTTTGCTGCTGCTGTTATTGGAGCAGAATATATTGAAAGACACATTACGCGAGACAGAACATTATGGGGATCTGACCAAATGGCATCAGTTGAACCTATAGGTCAATCAAAATTAATAAAAGGATTGAAAGAACTTGAAATTGCAATGGGTCCTGATATTATAAACGAAAGAATTGTTCACGAATCGGAACTAGATAAAAGAAAATCTCTAAGAGGAATATAATGTTAGGATTCTTGAAAAATATATTCGGGAAAAAAACCGAAAAACAAAAAAATGGAAGTATGATAATCAGAGTTGACATTGATAACACAATATGTAAAACGCCAGGAACAGATTATAAAAACTCCATTCCAAATCACAATCGAATAATGCGTATTAATAACTTATACATGTCAGGACATACCATTATTTATTGGACATCGCGTGGCGTTGGGTCAGGACAAAATTTAAGGGAACTTACAAGCAAACAATTAACACAATGGGGTTGCTTATATCATAAATTAGAAATGGATAAACCGTTATTCGATTTATTCATTGACGATAAAGCATTAAATTCAAATGAATATTTCTATGGCGTATAAAGATTTAAATGATATATATACAAAAAATTTAAACAATCTAAATGCATTGTATTAGGAAATGGGACATCAGTAAAGAAATTCAAAAGTGATGATGATGTTTTTACTATTGGGGTAAACGATATTTGCAAATTCGTAACGCCAAACGTATTATTTTTAATTGATACAAAGAAAAGATTCGAAGCAAAAAATATACCTAATAGAATATATGATATAGAAAATGCAAATCCAGATTACATTATAGCAAAAGATGAATCTTGGAACTTTAAACATGATAACGTTTATAACATGAATTTTGGTGCGCATGGAAATTTAAAAAACATTAATGAGAAATCCATTATTGACACAGGCTTAGATTCGCCATACATGGGAATTCAATTAGCGTATAAAATGGGTTTTAGACGAATAGGCATATTAGGTGTTGATTATACACCAAATCATTTTTACGCAGACGATGGTCATCACGAATTAGTACAGTACGACAAATTAAAAGAAATTAATAATCTTTATAAAAATCTTACGCACGTGTTAAGCGAAAACAATTGTTCATTATTTAACTTAAATCATAACAGTATGGTTACCACTATACCGTTCATTCCAATTGAAAACTTTTAATACTTAATGTATATAATAATAAATTTACAATTTAGCAAGATAACTATATGAAACATATAATTGTTGAAGGCTGTGACCGAACAGGAAAAGATACATTGATTGAATACATCGAATCTTTAAGCAAAAATAATTATGAACAACATCACTTCATGACACCTCTAGGAAATACAATCGAAGAAAAGATTGAATTTCAACAAACGGATTTTTCTATAGAATTTGAAAGAATAAAAATTTATAGGACAATGTTCAAAAATGCTGATGATATGTTCGTATGGAACAGGTCACACATCGGAGAATACGTATATGGAAATATTTATCGAAAATATGATCCTTCGTGGATTTTCGATTTAGAAAAAGAATATGAATATGATATATCAAACGATACGTATCTTATTTTATTAATAGGCAGTCCAGAATTTCTTATTGCGAATGAGGATGGACATTCGTTATCAAGTAAATTAGAAGATAGACAAAAAGAAATTTCATTATTTATTGAAGCGGTTGGTAAATCGCATATCAAAAATAAATTAATCATTGACGTAACTAAAAATGAAACATATAGACCATTGAATGAAATTCAAAAATCAGTAAAAGAATTTTTAAATTTGTAATAGATGGAAACAGCAACAAAAGAATTTGTAAGAGTAATTAAAAAAATCCAAAAAAGCAACAATGAAGTAAATCCAAGAGGATTAAAAGTCAAAGAAACATTATTAGAAATGATGGAGATTGACCCGCGTTATCCAATTGTTGATTTTAAAGCAAGAGAATTTCCCTGGAAATATTTAGCAGGTGAACTTGGATGGTATTTACGCAGAGAAAAATCATTGGATAACATAAAACCGTTTTCAAGTTTTTGGAACAGAATTGCCGATGAAAATGGCGAAATAAATTCAAATTATGGTAATCTATTATTTGGAAAACAGCTACGATGGGTTTATGACTCCTTAGTTGCTGATATTGATACAAGACAAGCAGTTGCATTTTTAAATCAGCCTAAGTTTCAATACAAAGGAAATAAAGATTTCGTATGTACGTTTTCCCTAAATTTCTTTGTAAGAAAAAATAAATTGAATATGAAAGTTACTATGCGGTCAAATGATATATTTTTTGGTTTTACATTTGATGCGCCATTCTTTTCTTTTGTTCAACAGCATATGTATTTATGGTTAAAAGAAACAAAATATCCTGATTTGGAATTAGGAACATATTATCATTTTGCCGATAATATACATTTTTATGAAAGACATTTTGATGTTGCAAATGAAATAACAAAAGAACTATTAACAATGCCAAAGTCATTTATATTGAAAAAACGCATGTTTGACATTGATGAAGATGGTGAATATTCAATGACATGGGATGCGAAATCGTACACGGAGTTTGTATTACATCAAGCAGCAGAAGAAGCAACAACCGAACAATACATTGAAGGATTAAGTAATTTTTTTGATATAAAGTAAAATGGGAATGGGCATTAACGGATTTGGACAATTCAACAAATTCCAAGACATGGTAAACTCTACATATTATTTTGTAGGCGAAACCAAAAGAGAAGAATTACTATATCTTGCGTTAGCAATGTGTGCAGAAGCGGGTGAAGCCGGTGACGAAATTAAAAAAATGATGCGTGACGATGACGGCATTTTAACGGAAGAACGCAAAGAAAAAATTAAAACTGAAATGGGTGATACTTTATTTTATATGGCTATACTCGCATCAAAATTAGGTTTTGATTTTTATGATGCAGCAAATGCCGAAATATCAAAACTTACCGATATGATAGCAAAATGGGAAAAAGAAAATGACACTACTTTTAATATCGAAACATTCAAACAAATTAAAGCAAATAAAACTAATTAGTTTATTATAACGAATTCAAAATTAAACAATTTAGCAAGGCAAGCTTGTTGTTTTGCTAAATTCTTTTCTAATTCTTTAGAATACGTCCATTCGCTTTTGACTTCTATAATCGTATTTATAGATTTAATATAAAAGTCTGGGTAGTATGTATGAACGTTATTTTCGTAAAAATAATCAATTTTGCCAATTGATTTATTCATTTCCTTTATACCAATAATTATATCGTCTTCGTTATACGTTTTTAAAAGTTCAGTCAAAACTTGTGGTTCATATCCTTGAATTTTAACAATTTTTCCAGACGGCAATATGAATTCTTTATATTTAAAACATCGTTGTAAACGTTTGAACGTTTCAGCTTTTACTTCTGGTCTATTTTGGTATTCTTTTTGAAACTTTGATTTTGCTTCCTTAACAGCAGGAGTGTTTTGACGTTTCTTTTGAAAATCTGACATTCGTTTCTTTACGTCGATCTTGTTATGCACATGCGTTGCTGCGCAACTTTTGCAACAAAATTGTTGTGAAATACCTTTGTCTGAATTTATAACGGTAAATACTGAATTGCATTGAACGCAATGTTTTTCTACGGTAATACAGTTATCGCAACGGTTTGAAGCTGGTGATTTAGCATTAAATAACTGCCCACATATTTTGCATTTATTTTTATACATTTTCTTTGCATTTTTTTATATAAGCTTCCATATATTTTTGTATGTAACTTGATTTGTTTAAAGAATTTTCTTTTGCAAGTTTATCAAATTCATCTGCAATTGATTCTTCTATGGAGAAAGCTGTAAGTTTTTTCATGTTTATATTTTTTATAATTTATTTATATAATTATATATACATTGCATTTAAAGAAAATTTGAAATATAAAACTATTTAACTATTATGTATAATATATTAAACAAATTAATAAAAATTAACAATAAATTAAACATATGGAAATTAACGAAAAACAAATCAAAATTGCTCGCACAAAATCGGGAACACCTTGCTTATGGGAATCTTATACCGAGTTCGATAATCTTAAAAGAGCAATCGTTGTAATAGGTAAAGAAGGGGAGATTAAGAATTCTATTTTCATCAGACAATTCGGTTCTAAACAAAGCTTAATTCCAATCGACGAAGGTGACCATATCGTAAAAATCTTTAATGATAATAACGGCACATCGGTATCTGTACTAGAAATCAAAAAAATTGCAAACAGTTCTAATCATGCGGAAATGCTATTAAAATATAGAGAAGCAACTGGTTCTGAACAATCAAGTACATGCGAACAAAGATTCAATCAAGGAATCAAATCTGCAAAATTGAAAATGGAAGATAAAAATTACATCGCTTCAAAATTGTTTGAGAAAAACACAACAAGTATCTAATATAATGTTGCCAAATATTTATTGGATGAATACGGTCGTATCGAAAGGTACGACCGTTTTTTTATGCATAACGAATATATAAAATAAAACAATAATGTCAAATAGTTTATACGATACACCCGGTTCATCAAATGATAGAAAAAGAATTCCAAGTTTTGATGATTATAAAGGAATGGCTGACCAAATTGCAAAATATGGTGATGAACTTAGAGCGTATTTTGTAATGGCGCAAACACATGATGATTTACGAACAGCAAGAGAAGAACTTAATGCAAATGGCGGTAGTAAATACCCAGACAAAATTATTGACTTTATGTATAAAGAACGTTCACGTTCATTAGGTCCAGAAGCGAAATCGAATACTGAACATAATGAAGACGATTCAGAACAAAACCTAATTAATAAAGTTGCACAGGCTGATGACGATCCTACAAAATATACAAGACATCGACCTACATGGAATTAAAACTTTTAATTACTTGTGTATATAATTGATAAATAATTTTACAAATTCTTAATTTAAAAAGTATGAAAAATAAAGGTACTATTGACCAAATTAATCAATTCGTTGAAGCAATTGAACGTGAAACACCAACAAGACGTGATATTGTGCAATTCAATTTACAAGACATTGTAATTAATGATAAATTCATTGTTGATGAAATGGATTTAACTGACAGAGCAGCTGATGCTGTTTTAAGTGTTTTAAACGCAAAACCTGCATTTAAAGAATATCAAAGTTTAATGGAAGTGACTGATTGGAATTTAGTTTCAAGCAGATTAAAAGCAGCAAAAGGCGATGTTAATTTATACGGATCATTGCTACATAATCCTGATGGAACGCATACAATTGATGCAATCTTCTTCAAAAATCCAAAGAAAAATAAGGCTGATGATTTAACAAATTCTAAAGCACTTGTTGAAACAGTAACTCGCATTTTATCAACATCATCTGTTGATTGGTCATTATCTAAAATAGGATTTGATAATGAAACTTCCAAATACACAATTTCATTATTAAATGATAGTAATCCAATTGAAGTTTTTGAAAATGACTTATGGAAACAAGGTCAAACATTAATATTCAATTCAACTTCTTTTATTAACGAACCATTTTTCGACCGTCTTATCTGCGGTAATGGCATGAGAAAACCATCATACGGTTTCCGTTCAAATATCTCAAAAGCATCATTTAATAATGAGAAACTTGAAAAGGCAATATCAAATGCATTATCTGAAGATAACGATAATGTTGCACATCTTATAAAAGGATTTGCTGAACATATGAAAGGAACAACAATTTCATTACGTGAATTCTATAATCACCGTAACTTTTTGATTAAACGTGGGTATGAAGAATTAGCAGATAAATATTTTATCGAAGCGCCATTCTACAAAGCATGGGGCGATAACGTTTGCAAAAAATCGAAAACGTGGAAAGCAAGTGCAGATACTGGAATTAACGCGTATGATTTTATCAATTTGAACACTTGGTTGGCATCACATATTGAAGAATCGAAAATGTCTGAAGCTCATGCTTACGAATTGAAAAATGCAATCACTGGCATATTTACAGCAAAAGAACTTGACATGGAATTAATTGCTTCACAACAAAAAGTTGAATATCCTCATTTTGTTGAAATGGAATAAGTTTTCTTTGTTTCTTAAAAACAAAGTGGTCGGCAATGCTGAATAAAGGGAACTTCGGTTCCCTTTTTTTTATGCAGTTCATAAAGACAATTTTTGATGAATATATAAAATAAAATAATAAATGAAGCATATAAACATTAATGGTTTTTTAGGTTTAGACGAGTATTTAAAAACACAGTTAAACGAAACAAACCTTGGTGCACAAGAATTAGGAAAAATAAATTCAAAAACAGGTGAACTTCGCACCGAAATTTTGAAACGTAAAATAATGAATCACGAGCCTATAGAATTAGTAAAAGGTGGTTTTTTTACGGTTACTGATACTGATGATGCAATCAATAAAATAAATAATTTAGATTTAACACACCCATTATCATTCAATTTAAAAGGTGAAATAAAGGGCAAGTCGACTACTATATCAACATCGCAATTCTTGAAAACTGCTGAATTTGGTAGCGGAGGCGGAAAACGCGGAGGTGCTGATAATACAGATTTAAATGAATCTGCACAATGCTATTATTGTTCTGCTGTTTGCAATATTTTAAATTCAGAATCTGATGAAAGCGCATTCACTCCTGATGTATTGAAAAAAGCGGCACAATACGTTCAAGCATCAACATCGGTTGATGATGTTATAAGCAAAATTGAAGATGATTGGATTACATCATCAGTTGTAATTGCAAATGAATTATTCAATAAAGGCATTATTTCAAAAGGAATGATTTTTCATAGAGGTTCAGCAATCTTTAAAAAAATATATGAACTCGCAAAAACAGCAGGAACAAATTCTGAAATTTCTTTTAATTCTGATAAATGGAATCCCGCCGATATTTTTGGTATATTGCCATCTGTTATTGTTGCAGATTTAAACACTACATCATTACCTGCGCTAAATGAAGAGATTTTAGAGTTATTCAATAAAAGACAGTTTGTTCCAATATCGTTAAAGAAAACCGAAGGTAAACCTAAGGTTGAAATATTTAATGGCGGTAGCGAAAAACCAAACTTTCATCCTATAACATATACTGTTTCGGACGGAAAAAAATCAACATTTGAATCAAATATGAAAGTATTTATGTCATTCAATGGTGGCAAATCTGAAGGTAGAACATTTAATGCTTTTTCAAATTGGGCATTAGAAATACAAGGCAAATACGCAGCTGGTGGCAAATGCGGTTTGACACCTATTTTAGGAATTATGAATTATAATGGTGTAACGCCACCAATTTTGAATTATACTGAAATAAAGAAAAATTCAATGAAGCCTGATGCAAATTTCATTGATGACATGTTCTTATTATACAATGAATTTGATAACTCTCATTCGTATGATATAAACACGTTTGGCGATTTTGTAAAAGGCAAAGCATCAAATCCTAGCGAACAAGGATGGATTTTTTCAAAATATCTTGGAATGAAAGTTTTAAGTGCAATAAAAAATTCAAACAAAGAAAATGATATTATAAATGATATAGTTTTATATGCTGCATCGCAATCATCATTTTCATCTGTGTTTGCAAAAGTATATTAAAATTATTAAATATCATGGACATTTCAAATATCACGAAATTTAACTGGAGAGAAATTTTCAGTAATAACAACGGAAAAACATCAGGTTCCGGTTTCGCAGGTGTATTGTCTGTGATGACAGGATTAATAGGATTTGTATCAGGGTTGGCAATGTATTGGTTTTTAGGAGTTTCATCAGGAGCAGACAATGTATTGTTACAAAGTCTCGGTATGGTTACATTAGGAACTGTTTTATTAGGTGCTAGAAAATTATCAAAAGATGGCAATATGCCATTGCATAGAAATGAAGTAACAGATAATGCAACAACTGATAATACAACAACTGATAATGCATCAACCGATACTACATCGGACGTAACAGTATCTGATGACCAAACACAACAATTAAATTCATAAACGCAATGAACAAAAGAATACCTACATTTGACGAATTTCTGTTAATGGAATCGCCTGAAGCTGATGCAATATATGACAATTCATTGGAAGATGCGTATTGGGAAGATATCGCAACAAAATTTCCAAATTACAATAATCCAAACAGTTATGATTGCGGAGAAGCAACAGAATATATTCTAAATAAAATGAAAGAAGAATATGATAATGTTGAATGGGACAAATACGAAGATGAAATAAGAACAAAGATTAAAGAAGGGTTAACGTGAAACGTAAACGAATAGATTTTGCAACATTTGTATTTACTGGAAGTTATAATGCTATCGTATTAGAAATAAGTAGATATTATGTTCAAGAATTGAAAAAATTCTTAAAATCTAGAAAGAAAAACATAATTATACAAAGCGACATTGATTTTATTGATGTTGTGCCATTTACCGTAAGAATATCGAAAGATCCTGATGCTGAAATGGCATTTGACATAGACGGTTGTGTTGATAATTATGATCACGGCAATTTTTCATATGTTATTTTTAGTATCATTATAAACAATAAAAAGTTTCCATTAGAATATAATAATTTCATAGCAGAATTTAAAGATACAATTCGACATGAAATTGAGCATGTGTCCCAATTTAATAACACAAACAAAGATGAGGATTTAGAATTAATCATCAAAAAAGATTTTTTGAAAATTAATGATATTGAAAGTGACGATGAATCATATTTCAGTTATGTTCTTGAATACCCCGAATTATATGCATACGTATACGGTTTTCATCAAAAAGCAAAAACGATGAAAGTATCAATGAACACGATAATTGAAATGTGGCTAGAAGAAAGAAAACATCTGTTTATTAATGAAATAGAAATCAATACAGTACGTGAAAAATTTATAGAATTAGGTAAAAAGCTTCTGCCAAAAGCAAAATGGGATTGAAACTAATTAAAACTTAAGTATACAAATTATATAAGTACATAACAGAAAGACATTATGCCACATCATTTTGATTTTAATGCATTCGAAAAATCGAGCATAAAAGAATTAGAAATTGCAAATTTAGCCGGATGGCTTAATCCAATAACAATCGAATATGCAAATGCAAATTTTGCAGGAACAAAAACTACTGTATACTGGAGAATAAAAGGAACATCTCATACATTCACAATACCGTCTCGAGAATTAAACGTTATATCTAAAGGAGATCATGAAGCACATTACCGAGATTTTCTGAAGAATTTTAGAGAAGATTTAATCGAATGGAGTCGAACAGAAGAACAAACTGAATGGATGCGAGAGTATCTTTATATGTATAGAAATTATATTACTTTTTAATTTAAAAATATGGCCAAAAAAGAAGAACCTTTATGCTATCAATGGAAAAAAGGTGAAAACTATTCACAAGTCGACAAATTACAATCAGAACAAACAATTGGTGATGCTGCATTCTTGGTATTTGAAAGCGGTAGACTATTAAACAAAAATCTTGTTGACGAATTCTTAGTACAAATACCATCACTTGCCGAACCATTATTTGCCATTGGTGAAGTACCAGTTGCACAACCACCAAAGCAAAAGAAACCGTCAAATAAGAAAGTTGCTGCTTATGATTATCCAACAGAGGAAGAATTAGCAAATAGCATGAAAGATGGAAAATACTCAATGGGAACTGCTAAAGCAATTCCGCATCCTGATGATATGCCGCCTGTTCAACAAGTACAGCAATCTCGTAATGATAATTTTGCTGGTGGATTAAGAGAAGATGGCGATGAATCAATGTCACACGCAGATTTCACGCAAGGTATTTCACATGATAACTTGCAATCATATCGTCCGCCAATTGAAAATCCATTAAATGCAATAATTGACAAAACAAAAAAAGTCGAATTAGAGATGAATTTAACATTAAAAGTTAAGTTACCAGTTCTTGGATTTTTTGATATGCTAGATGATGATTTTGTAAATGATAACATGGATGGCTTATTAAATGCATTGATAAATAAAATAAAACAAAACGATTTGGATAGTCAAATCAAAAATAATTTAATTAAAATTTATAACATTAATACACAAGAACAATGTCAACAGCAACAGCAAAAAAACATTACAGCAGAAGAGAAAGAAAACAATTAGAAAAAACTTTCAATCTTGTAAAGCCAACAGATCCAAAGGAACGTGCAGAATTTCAGCAAAGAAGAATGGAAATGGGCAAACAGCTTAATTTGCAATTCAAAGAAAGCGTAATAAACGAACAAGACAAACAAGCTGTTGAAAAAGAAGCAAAGATATTAAGAGAACTTATGGCCGATGTTGTTGACCATAAAGGTAATTTTATACGTAAAGGAAAAACATATGAAGAAGCAAAAGCTTTTGTGTTACACAATTACGAAATTGAACGAAAACGTTTAGAAAAACAAGCGGCTAAAATCGAAAAACAGAATCAAATACTTGCAGAAAAAAAGGCAAATAAATAATCAAAATTAAAGATTACCGTATGCAAATGAAACTTTACGTAACTAATGCAGATTATGAAAAAGTTAAAAATTCGTTTTTAAATTTTCGTTCATTTTCTGTTATTAATGTTCAAGATATAATAAAATCTTTTAACTATAATAGTGAATCTATGAATGAATATTCGCAATTCATTGTGAATAACGAAATTCAAAGCATCTTACGAGAATCTATTGCAAAAAAGAAATTTTTCAATATCATTTATATAAATACTGAATTGACTATCGAAAAGATTGAGAATTTGAAAGAATACATCAATGATACAGAGTCAATTGATAAATTTATTTTTATAGACGATGAAGAAAATTCAAACAAAGATGTTTATCCGCTATTCGACGAAATCATTCTATATCCGAAAACAAAACGCGTTAGAATCATGCAATGCGATACGATTAAAAATCCAATGTACTATTGGATAAACAACCGATAATTACAAAGATACTCACCCAAACTTATCTATTCATAAAAAGTCAATCTATAGCCATTAGATTGACTTTTTTTTCATTTGAATATACAACTATATCAAAAATGAAAGATCTTTTTATGATAAGTTTTTTCCTACAAATCAGCTGATGAATTCTTATAAATATATAAAATAAATAAGATATCATTAATGGCAAATTCATACACACATTATTACGAAGGTGAGAAAGGCGATTCTTTCAATATCAAAATCGTGCAAATTATTGACGGTAGTGATACTGTAGATGGACAGCCTGTTACAACTGAGGAACATACAACGCAATCAAAAAACATGACATTGAAATTGATTGAAGGCGGTGCTAAAGGATATGTCGGTTTTCCATCTCGTCCAGTTCCACAAAAACCTGCTGATGTTGTTCAACAAAATGATGATCTTGCAAAACCGCCAAAAAACGATTCACGAATTGCATTCGACCCTAGACTTGCAAAACCAAGAAAAGGTAATCCTTATGCAGATTCAGTATATGCACTTAACCCAGAAGAAATTCAAACAACAAATGAAGGTGGGTATGATAAAAGTGCAAAAGAAAAAATGGACCCTAATGATGATACTACAACTGGTGTACCTGCTATAAATAACTGGTATGCTTATTTGACATTGTCTGGTCCTGGCGCAACAAAGGATGATAAAAAATTATACTTTGATGTTGAAGGCGAAAGAAGATGGTACGAAACCGATAATATTGTTGTAAACGATGGGCCGCATCTTAATATGAAGAATGCATCAAAAGAACCTACAACATCTGCTCTTATTGCATACGGCCAAATCGACCCGGCAGGAAGAACACCTTACTATTATTCAGATTTTGCTTTTTGCAAATATTGGAGAAAAGTGCCAAACAATCGACTTATCACATTACGACGATACGCTGTGCCAACGTACGGTTCATTAGAATTTCCTGATTTTGGACCAGAACCTGACAAATCAGGCAAAACAAATCCAAAGCCTGAAAAATTAAACAGCAAGTTTTTGCCAATTGCTCAAGCAGTAACATGGTTAGGCAATGAAACTGGCAATACTATGGATTCATTAATGTCATTTACTGTAAAATTACCATGGGACGATTTACAAGCGCAAGTTGATGACTTAACAGAACAAAGAGGTGATGCTAGTAATTTACCTGGTGGGTTTTTGGCAGGTATGGGAAAAACATTATCTGTGCTTTCAGGTGAATCAACAAGAGCGGGCCGTTTACATGATGGACAAACTCCACCTGACCCATATGCTGAAGGTCCGTATGCAAACAGAATACAAGGACCTGTTAATAGAATTGACAGTGTTAAAAGAAGAAAGCCAGGTTTAGATTTCAGTCAATCAATATCTTTAAAGTTCCATTATAGCGCAAACTCAATAGGCGGAATAAATACTAAAGCTGCTATGCTTGACATAATTGCAAACTTTTTATTGTTATCGTATGGCACAGGTTCGTTCTGGGGAGGTGCACGAAGATTCAGAGGTCAAATGCAAGGATTCCCATGGAAAAAAGGTATGGCTGCTTGGTACAAAGGAGATCCTGTTGCATTTTATGGCGCAATTACAGAATCAATAAGTACATCAGTTACAAATTTATCAAAACTTTTTGATAGCGCAATGAGTGACCCTATCGGCGCATTAAAAAATCTTGCAAAAACAGGTATGGTCGAATTGGTTAGAAAAGGTGGATCTGTACCGTTATTTCACGGATATCGTTCGTTATTAACAGGTGAGCCTGTTGGTGAATGGCATTTAGTTATAGGAAATCCGTTAAATCCTACGATGATGATAGGAAATTTAATTTGTACAGGATGCTCGTTTTCATTTGGTGAAGAACTTGGACCTGATGATTTCCCAACTGAAATGACAGTTACTGTTACATTGGATCACGGAATGTCATTAGATAGAGCAGGTGTTGAATCCATGTTTAATAGAGGACGAGGACGAATATATACATTGCCTACAGGTGTTGGCGATACTGCTGCAGCACATGAAACAGCAGTCGATTCAAAAACAGGTAAAGGAAGAAATCCATACGTTGATTATGTTGCAGGCGCAACTGCTGGTGGTAAACCTGTTGAACATAAAGCACCAAGCTTTAAAGATAAGGATTATGATTGGTATATAAAAAATGGTGGCAAAACATATAACCAAGGAAATATTGATTCTGTTGCATTATCAATCAAACGAGAATTAGGATATTTCAACAAAACAGTAAATGATGCAGCAAACAAAGGAAGTGGACCTGTACAAGTAAATAAATAAAAGTAATATGAAATTTCCAAAAGTATTAGATGCTAAACCTCATGTCATTGACGGAAAAGGCAATGAAATAATTGATATGACAGCATCATCAATGAATCGTCTAGAATTTGAGTTTGTTGATATGATTATGACAACAGAAATGCAAGCAATGCGTCCTGATTTACTTGCGACCGTTGCATTCGGAAACATCTATAGAGCTGAAGATTTATTGAAATCGAATGAAGTTTCTAATCCGTTTGCGATAAATGCTGGCGAATCTTTTCTGGTGCCAGAAATGACAACTGCAAAAGAAGTATTCAAATCGGCAGGAATAATTGAAGATGTTCGTAAAGCAATAAGAAAACAATACATTGATGCTACGAAAGCACCTGACACATCTGCAATGAATACTGCGCTTAATGATTACAAACAAAGAGAAAAAACTGCTTTGCCACCAAACTATTCAAAAGAAGGTGACAAAGAAATGATAATTAAAGATGGCGTTATATATTTTGGACCAAATGTTACGCGTAAAATAACACAAACCGAAACGTTAACGTCAAATCAAAATTTATTAAATAAATTAAGAAGCTAATGGATAGCAAATCAATAATTCGTTCATTAAGTGAACCTACATTGACTTTAGATGAATTAAAAGTTATAGACACACAATATGGCTCAAATGGCGATGTTCCAAAAGCAAATAGATCATTAGAAGCAGTTACAGTTGATTGCCCGTATGTTGTTATTAAAGAACACGAATTTGGAGTAAAAGAAATTGTATCTTTTGAAATTGATACTACACAATTTATTCCTACTGTAAGTATGCGTATTGACTTAGGTGCATCTGGCGCGTTTTTATCAACTGCATTTCCAACAGACGGCGATTTGTTAAGTGTGTTCATACGAGGACGTGACGATATATTCAAGCCAATTAGAAATGATTATTTGATTACTAGTATAGAAATGACTAAATCTGACACACCAGATGGTGCAGGTGGTAAATTATTTTTACAAGGTAAATTACATATTCCAGGTTTATACGATGAAAAATCGTTTGCAAAAAAAGGAACATCATTTGAAGTTTTAAAAGAAATTGCAACAGAATTAAAATTAGGATTTGCATCTAACATTTCATCTACAAATGATAGTATGACATGGATTTGCCCTAACGAAACAAAGGAAGAATATATCAAAAAAATTGTTGATTGCGCATGGCAAGATGAAAAATGTTTTTTCACTGCATTCATTGATGTTTATTATCACTTGAATTTTATAAATGTGAATACACAATTTGGTGATGAAACTGGTGCGCTACTTGGTATGTCTGATAATGTATTCTCTAGTTACAATGATACATTGCCGCATACAACAGAAGGATTACAAAAACTTTTGTCGAATCATCCGAGTTTTATCACAACATCATTTTATATTCAAACGTTTAAGCCATTAAATAAAAGTTCTGAAATTGCAAAAAATTATGGATATACATATAACTTAAATTTTTTTGAACATAATAGTTTAAAGAATTGGGAATTTCCGATTACCCCATTAGTTACAGAAGGTAATGAGAAAACAAAAGTATTATTAAAAGGCAGGCCAAAAGAGGAATTTTACAAATCGCAACAACGATTTAATTACTTAGGAATTCAATATTCTGCACCTGACCACAATGTGCATGAACATTATTACTTAGCAAAGGCTCATAACATGATGAATCTTGCTGAAATTGATAAAATGAATCTTAGTGTCACTACTCCGAAAATGAATTTGAACTTTGTTAGATTTGAAAAAATGCCAGTTATTATGGCAATACTATCTGATGAGCAAAGAGCAAATAAAGTTGATGATGATTTGATAAAAGATCCGTCGTTAGAAAACAGAGAAGGCAGAGTTGTAATTGATAAGTTATACACTGGCATGTATGCAATAAAAGGATATACGATAAATTACAAATTAACGCCAAGATCTATTGAAAATACAAATAGCAATATAACACAAACATTTATTCTTACAAGAAGAGAATGGCCATCGTTAACAGGCGTATAAAAAAATAAAAATAATGTCAACAGTTTATAGACACAAATACAGAAGAGCGTTTCTTGATTCAGACACACAGTATGATGCAAAACCATCAACATCAATTGATGGGTTGTCTTATAGTCCGTATGATTTTCAAGATCCTTCAATTGTTGGTTTCAGAATAAGATTCGATTTTTTAGAAAAAGAAAATTTGTATGATTTTGACAATTTGCCGAATGCTTTATTAATGGACCCAAAGGATAGATCATCAGCGTATCAATATTTGATGAATATAAATGAACAACAAAGAGCAGCGCATTTAAAATCTTTTATTGCAACACTTAAAAGTTTGCAAGAAGATACTCCTTGGTATTTCCAATCAATATCTGGACTTGATTCATTACAAAAAATTGACCCAACAAAAGCATGGCGACCTGGACCTGATGGCAAAATAACAATTGAAACATTAGAAAGTATTGATATGCGAGTTTCAATGCTTATTGACCTTTATAGAAAAGCTGCATGGGATCCAATTTATTCAAGATGGATGCTTCCTGAAAACATGCGTTGGTTTAAAGTTGAAATTGTTATTGCAGAAATTAGAGATTTTCAATTAAGTATACAAGGAGCAAATTCCGTTCCGCCGCCCGCAGATACACCACAATTAGGAAGTAACATAAATGGAACCGCGTTACAACAAATGGCAAAACAATCAGCAGTTGTAAATAGCGTAAATAATATGATAAAAAAAGGTGGTGACATTATAAATAGAGTTGGTAATTTAATTCATCCTGATGGTTCATCAAATATATCGGAAGATATGATTTTGCCTTCAATGCAAAATACTTTTTTACCTATGCATGTAATTACTTTAGATATGTGTGAATTTGATTTTTTAAATAGAGCGCATCCTTATATGTCAAGTATAAGTATGGCAGATCCTGGTGAAAATATCTCAAATTCAATTTCATTTAATGTAGGCAGAATACGTGAAGCTAATGATTATCGTTTATCCAACATATATTTACAAGATGTAAGTTTACGAGATTTGCAACAAAAAGCAATTGATGAAATTTGGCCAGATGGCATGAAATCTGTTATGATGGGCACTGAAGATATTACAAAAGACATTACACACAATTCAAGTAACACGAATTTCTTGAAAGATAGATTGAAATCAGTTGCAAGCACAGTTGCAGGTGAAGCACTTGATAGATTTGTCGAATCAATATTTCTTGGAAAATCATTTAACGGAGAAAACATAACAAAAGATGCAAATGGCCGAATGGAAACTGCAAGACAAACACTTGCAAAACAAATTGAATTTAGCATTGTTAATAGTAACCCAGGATTATCACAAGATTTGGGAGCAAACGAATCAGTTGCCAACCCAGGTCCTGATGGACATACAAATGTACCGCATGATGATATGGTTATTGAACCAATTATAAATACATCAGCAGTTACGCCTGCAAATGTTGGATTAATTGTGCCAGACATGCCAGTATACACAAACTTAGGAAATATATTCGATTAATATGAATGCAGACGATAAAAAGAAAATGTTTACTCGTGATATTGCGAGTAGAGAATGGCTTGGAGAAATTGTAAATGTTGAAGATTCATTAAAAATGCTTAGATGTAAAATTCGGGTCTACGGCTTGTTTAATGATATTGAAGATGATCTTTTGCCATGGGCATTTCCTGCGTATTCATCAGGATTTTCAAGTGCAAAAGGCGGATTTGGTTCATTCGACGTTCCAAAGAAAGGCACAATTGTAAAAGTTAAGTTTAATAATGGTGACATATATGCAGGTGAATATTTTGCAGTTCAAAATATCAATGAGACTATTAGAAATGAAATTTCTAATGATTATGTAAATGCCCACGTTATATGTTTTGATGAAGATGAAGATTTGAGAATTCTTTATACTCAAAATCAAGGTTTAGTTCTTAAATTAAAAGGAACATTAATTAATGTTCTAAATAATAATAACATTTTTATAAATAATCCAAATGGTGATTCAATCGAATTAACAAATGGCGGTGAACTTAATATCAAAACAAGCGACAATATAAATGTAACAACTGGTAAGGATGTTAATGTTGAATGCCAAAATTTAACAGTAACAGCACACAAGAAAATACGGTTAGGTGCAAATGCAGAACAAGCACTAGTATTAGGTACATTATTTAAACCGATGTTCGATAATCATTTTCATATAGGAAATTTAGGTGCACCTACAGGACCAGCAAAAGCAAACGGATTTATTTGTGATATTAGCGAATTATCATTTACACAAAAAGCAGCAGATTAAAAATGGCAATATTAAATTTAGATGTACATATAATAAGTGACCCTTCATTGCAAACAATAATTGATGATATTCAATGTTGTATGACTGAAGCAGGTCTTATTTTGCCTAAAATTACAGTAGGCGAACCTGGAATTGGCGCATTGTTAGAATCTATTGTACGCAGTTTAGAAGCAAGTTTAATTGCTTCATGGAAACCGATGATTGCATTAATTCAAGTAATAGTAAAATCTTTAAAAAAAGGTATAAAAGCACCAGCTGAATTTCTCAAACAAGTAGCAAGTTTAGTTTCTGGTTTAGCCGATTTAGCAGGTGTTGAAAAATTACTTAAAGCATTGATATGCGAAGTTGCAGGTCCTTTAATTGATAACTTATTAGTAATTCTTCCGAGTATTGAAATACTGCTTGATTTGTTAATGGGAAGATTAACCATCATAGATGTAATTCGTTGCTTTCCACAATATTTAAAAGAAGGTAAAATAATGATTCCTAAAAAATTAAAAGATTTAGGAATTGATTTTAGTGCAACTGAAGCCGTAAGTTCAATTGTTGGCCGTTCATACGTGGAAAATGTTTTGCAATTATGGAAAATTCCAATCAATGCAAATTTAGAAGAAATGATTGAACTTACGCCAATAATAAAAATCATGTCTTTTATTTTCTTTCCTATCAAATTGGCGCAAGGATTAATATGTGCAGTAATCACACTTGTTAAAGGATTAGTTACTAACATATTCAAAGGTGTTGCTAAAATGTCAGAATTATTGTCAAACCCTGGAAAATTTATAATGAATATGCTGGGTAGCATCATTTCTCCAATACTCATATCGCTTATGCATGATTTTATGCCGCCAGATGCAGATATCGAAATGGCCGAAACTATTGCTGCTGCAGTTGCATACTTAATTAAAAATATTTTAACACTTAATGGTAAAAAATTTTGTAAATGGTTAGCTAACACAAAAACAGCAGCAGGTAAAACGTACAAAGAAGTACTTGGGTTACTTATGGGATTTGTTAAAATGATAGTTTGTGTTATCAAATGGTTTTTCTGTTTCATAACAGACATACCGCAAATGATAACAATGTTCATGTATCCTATAATTGGAGAATCAGGTAAAAAAACCATGACACAATCAGACGCAAGCGCACTTGCGGCACCGCCACCATTGCCATCAGTCTCTTATGATTACAAAACAAAAACATTAGTAATAAATCCTGTTTTAGATAATGGGGAAATTGCAGATATAAGTACTTTATATGCTAAAGGTGATTTTATCGAATTTACACATGGAACACTTAATAAGAAATACAAAGTTGAAATTGCAAAAATAGTAAAGACAACAAATAAAATCGTATTAACAACAGATCCTACGTTAGGTGAAGATTTTGTTAAAGATGCAAAAGGGAATGCAATACTTACTAACAATCAAAAAACATTATTAGGAAAAAATGATGTAATTGGTGACAAAAATGTTGGCATCAAAAAAGTGAAGAAATAAAAAGAATATATAAAAATATAATATAGATTATAGATTAATTTAGTACTAACACACAAACCTAAAAAAATGCGTTTAACCGAAAACTTATCAGTTAAAAAAATCAACAATGACGACAGAATTTTCTGCCAAGAAGATTATGCAACAGACCTTTATAAATTATACTGCTGTCGTAGCGAGTCATCATTCATCAAAAAAGATCTTAGTGCAGGCGAACTTGTTAAAATCACAGGAATTGCGGGAACACAAAAAAACGAAATCTTTTTCGAAGTAAACAACTCTATCAATATCCCAATTGATATAAAGAAAGAAAAGCGATTCTTAGAACTTCACGATTGTGACCATAAAAGTTTCATGGCGTGGATAACTTCAAAAGAAGGAAAGCAATCGTTCATCGACAGCAAACACCAAATCTTAGTTTTACAATCAACACCAAATCTTCGTGCTTCTTTACTTGCAGGATATGCAGAAAAAGTAAAAGATGATTTTAGAGAACAATTGAAAAAACCTACAAGTGCATTCGAAGCAAAAGTAATAGGCAAAAATCAAGGTGGATTTATTGTTGATGTATGCGGTGTCCAGGCATTCCTTCCAGGCGGTCTAGCGGCAGCAAACAAAATTGTAAATTTCGATGAATATATCGGTCAAAACGTAAAAGTAATGATTGAAGATTATTTAAGTGACATTAATACATTTATTGTAAGTCATAAAAAATATCTTGAACATGTATTACCATCGTTACTTGATAAACATGACTGGACAGTACAGCACACAGGAATTGTAACAGGTTGCAGTAAACATGGCGTATTTGTTGAATTCTATGGGCAATTCACTGGTTTATTACATACATCAAAAATGACATCTGATGTTCGCGAAAAATTTGATAACAGACAAATAAAAAGTGGTTCTGAACTAGTGACATGGGTTAGAGAAATCGACAAAGACAATCGTTTAGTTCTTACTAATTTTGAACCAGGTTCAGAGGAAGATTCAATTAAAGTTGATGAAATTCACAAAGGAAAAGTAACAGGTATCAAAGATTACGGCGTATTCGTTAGATTAAAATCTGGCGAATCCGGTCTTATCGGTAAAAACAATGTTAAACGAACTTACGAAATGGGCGAAATCATTGTTGTTAAGATAACTGAAATTAAAGAAGACAAAATCTTCTTCACAGAGGAAACAGAATCAAAATAATTCAAATTTTGCAATACATTGAAAGACCGTATTTTGATACGGTCTTTTTTAGTTTTGAATATATAAATAAAATATAAATAGTTTATGAAATATACAGAAGACGAAATACTAAATAGTTCAAAAATTGGATTCGAGTTTGAATTTTTAACAAAGGAAGAACCTCTCATTGTTGCACGTAGTCTTACTGAAACATTAGGCATTAAAGTTGTTGTTCCTATGAATGTTGATAGCTTTAATTCGCCAGAATTAAAATATCATACACCAGTAACAACAACTGCTAATTTATTTAAAATTGAATCTGACTTTTCAGGCGGTAAAGATTGTAAAGAATTAATCACTGGGCCATTGCCTTTTGCTGATGCGAAAATCGTGTTACTTAAAGTGTTAAAATGGATTGATGAAAACGCATGGACAACTGAAAGAACAGCAATACAATTAAACATATCATTCGATGCATGGAAAATTAAAATGCAAACACCAATTTCACACATGAACAAAGTTAAATTCTGCCTAGGATTTAATGAAGAATTTGTTTGGAAAAGATTTCCAAACAGAAAAGATTCTGTTTATGCAAAATCAATAAAGAACATGGTAATCAATAGCATATTCGACATCGGTGTTGCAAATGCTAATTCGCAATTTACTGTTGCGCCAACAAAATATTATGCTGTTAACTTAACAAAAGCACCACTTAATTATATCGAATTTAGATTTCTTGGTGGTGCAGATTATCAAAAGAAAAAACAAGATATCTTAGAGGTACTTGAGTTTTCAATTACATCACTTTATACGTTATCGCAAACAACTACATTAAATCAAAATGACATCACGAAATTAAACAAAATTTTAGATGACCATAAAAAATATCTTGACTGCTATAAAAACCCAGAATTGTTCAAAAAAACGTTTCCACATATTAATTTAACTTTTGATATGAAAAATGATATTCAAACATTAAAATCATCATGGTCACATGTTAACGATATGTTGTTCAAATTTCTTGTTGCATCAAAATGTGAAAAAATGGATATTAACTACGATTCTGAAATAGGCGCATTACAAATTAAAGATGCAGATTTGCAAAATGTTGAATGCTTTGATTTAGAACTAGTTCATTGTACTGGCTATGGAATTTTTACAAGATGCAAATTTTACAATTGCGAAATGGATAAAACACATTTTATTGAATGTGATGTAATTAAAGATAACACATTAAAAGGCTGTAAAGTTGAAAATACAAATGTTCAAAAATCGAATCTTATGCAAGATTGCTATGTTGCAAATGATGGCATTTATATAATTGACTGCAAAATGGAGGAAGGTGTTTTCAGAAAAGGTAAAAAAGGTGCAAATGCAGATATCTCGCCAGAAACAAGTATTGTTAGCATAACTGAAGATAAACCGAAAAGACTTAAAGGAACGTTCGGTGTTTATAAAGAACCTAATCCAAAAGATTATAAACAAGCAAAAATTTTAAAAGCAACTAAAGGAAAAGGAAAAAGATAAACACATGAAAAAAAGAATACCAACATTAGACGAATTTATAAACGAATCAATAAATCAAGATTCTAATTTTATTGAGGTACCTAGTGATAAATTAGTAAAAGCAATTGAAACTAATAAATTAAAAGGATATAAATGCAATAAGATAAACCAAAAGAATGGATTAAAGAATTATGAAATTTATAAAGGTTCCGAAAAAATTGCTGCAATGATGCAAAATCAATTTGATGAATGGCGAATATATGCAAATACACAATTCGTTAAAAAAGATCTTGAAGCTGTTCTTGAAAGCGAATTATTAGAAAATAAAGATATCCGTTTATTAACAAAAGGTGATAAGATAGAATTTGTTGTCCCAGGAACAAGTAATGAACTGGGAGAAGAAACTGTTATAAATCGTGTATCATCAAGGTCTGAAGATTTTGCTGTTGTTAAATATAAAGGAAAAGAAATAAATGTGCCATTCAGTCATATATCATATATTGTTGAACGGGAATTTTCATCTGAAGAAAGACAAAAACTAACAGATAAAGGTTTTGCAATGGAAGATGGCTCATATCCAATTGAAACTGTTAAAGATTTGCAAAACGCAATACGTGCATTTGGCAGAACAGGTGCAAATAAAGCAGAAACAAAAAAACACATAATAAAAAGAGCGAAAGCTTTAGGTAAACCTGACGAACTTCCAGAAGACTGGAAATAAAATAATGTCGTATAATGACTAGACAAGAATTTATTCAACAAATCAAAGATGAACTCACAGTTGCATGCGCATTGCCATACGCAATTCCAGACAAAGAGTTCAATCGTATTATTGACTTGGCATTAAAATGGGCATACATCAACTATCAATATTCGGTAGAAACTCATTATTTTGTAATTAAGAAAGATGTGTTCCAATCTGCAGAATTCAAAAAAACGCGTTCCGTTCAATTACCTGATTGTGTTGTTTCTGTTTATGAAGTAAAAGAAATCAAAGGTAATTCTAGAATCACGTATTTTGGTGCAGATTTCTCTGCAGAGAAAATGATTGCGCAGGAAATTTATTTATCGCCATTCAACGCTGATGATATGGTATTAAGAACTGCATATGAATCTTATTGGGATTTATCTAGAGCATTTTTCTTAGATAGAATTGCGTATGACTTTAATCACAACACACGACGTTTAGTTATTTTAGGTAGAGACCCTAAAGCTGATGTTTTCATGCAAGCATATATAAAAATAGCAGAAGACAAAATGTTTGAAGATTGGACATTCCAAAGATATTGTACAGCGCAAGCAAAAATATCATTAGGAAGAATTTTAACAATGTTTACATATAACTTACCAGGTGGCGTAACAATAAATGGTGAGGGTATAAAATCTGAAGGACAAGACGAAATAAAAGAACTATTAGAAAAGATTGATTCTGAAAACTCACCAGACTGGTTCATGATATTCCATTAAAATAATATTCATTTTTATATGATACAAAGAATACCGACTATTGATGAATTCATAAAAGAAGATTTTAGTGTAAATTCAAAATTAAAAGAAATAGCTGATAACGATATAGTTATAAAAATTGTTGCAAGAAATCCATCAGGCAGTTTATTAAAAATGCTAGAACATATTGCTGGCATAGGCAATACTGGTCATTCATACGAAATTGTTGTAGACCCTGATGCAGGCAAATACAAAAAATCTTTTGGATGGGATGGTGATGGTCCTGATTTTATAAAAAGTATCGAAACAATTAAAGAACCGGTTAATGAATCATATATTTTTGAAAGCAGTTCTTCGCTGATAGATGAAGAAAAACTTGTAAATTACGCCAAAGCAATTGAAATTATTTGCAATCACGAATATGGGATAACTTATTGGCATAAAGAATCTAATAAAATTTTTATTTGTCTTGGTGATTCAAATCCTTTTGATACTGATATGTTAGAAAATGAATTTGTAGCTGATGCAATTGCAAAAAATGGTTATAACGATGCAAAACAAATATCTGTTGAAATTGACATGGAGTGTGGCCCAAATACAAGTATGGGTGGATGGTTCAAATTTAATGGAAAAGAATTTAAAGAAATAAAATAAATATATGATACAAAGAATACCAACATTCGACGAATTTTTAAATGAAGGAAAATTACCAGCAGGGTTTGCAAAAACTCCAATTGGTGGATTCATTGAAGTGCAAGGCGAAAAATTCATGAAAACGCAGCATGGATGGATACGCAAAGAAAACGGAAAGTTTAGCTTATCGAATAAAGAATACAGTGATTATGATTTGCAATATTTAGCAAATAAAAATGATGATGATAAATTAAGAACAGAAATCAAAAAAGCAGAAGACATTTATTATGCGTTAGATGGACAAGTTAGCGATTTGAAATACGAACTTAAAAGTTACCAAGATGACTATAATAACTTGATGCATGACCAAGAAGAAACTATTGGTCATCTTAAAACAGATGCAGAAAAAGACAAAGAAGCAAATCGCATAGGTGGTGAATTGAATAAATTAAATACAAAAATTGAGAAAATCAAAAAAGAATTAGCGCCATTACAAATAAAAGCTGATAAAGCAGAAGAAAAATATCAATCCTTAAAAGATAAATTATATTAGTATGAAAAATAGAATACCTACATTAAACGAATATGTAAATGAAATGTTTGTTTCACCAAGAACATACAAAACGTATATAGAATCTGAATGGACATATGACATTTTAAAGAAAGTTTTTTATGATTATTTCGGAATTAATATAGCAGATAAAGATGAGAAAATTATATTCAGATCTGATATAGCTAGCATAATAATGCATTATGGTGCAACACATCATCAATCCGGTGTTTTAAATATAATTGCAAAAATTCTTATAGCAAACGGACACGAAATTGAAAATAAATAAAAAACATGAAAAATAGAATACCGACGCTAACAGAATTTATAAATGAACAAAATATTCACGACTTCAGAGATTTAAGCGTTAATAATCAATGTTCGTACATGGAAAATTTCATGCGGTACAAAAAAATTATCGTATCAATTGATGGCGATGGTAAAAGATTTGCTTTAAGTGGTCCAGCAAAAGATGAAGATAAAATTAAAGCATGTAAAATGTTACGTGATGAATTTGGTGTAACAATTGACGTATTAGACGAATAAAATTAATTATGTTTGAAAAGGATAAACCAAGTGAATTTGTTCACAGAAACACAAAGACATATCGAGAAGGACCCGACGATGGATGGATGCGTGCTGGTGAAATCAAAAAAGATGATGGAAATAGATTTATAAAAAAATCATATACATTCCCATCAGGAAAACATGTGTGGGTACAAGGTTCAGAACCTAAAGCACTTGACATACTTTTAAATGATTATGCAGAATCTGACATAGTTGTTGATGATGACGCAATTGCAAGGTTTATCGGAAAAATTTATTATAAAGGTCTTGATGGCAAAGATCATCGTTACATACCAGATATCTATATCATATCTGAAAGAAAAATAATTGAAGTCAAATCAAGTTTTACATATAAAATTCAATCGAAAACAAATAATCTAAAAGAACTTGCGTGTTTAAAGGCAGGATATAGATTTGAATTTATGATATTATAAAGTAAAGAATATATAAAATAAAATACATTATGTCTGAAATAAAAAGAATTCCATCGATGGCCGAATGGATTGAAACACAAAAATCAACTCCTGCACAAAGTACACAACCACAACAATCAGCTGAAAAGAAAGTTGTTGATGAGGAAGAAGTTACACCTGAAGGAACAATGACAAAACCTGCTGACGAGAATTCATCAACAAAAGTTATTAATGATGCAGAAAAATCATTAACAGCAATTCTTACAGCATTAGGCACTGTTGGCTTAACTAAGTCTGAATTATCGTCAGCAATCGAAGAAGCCATAAAAGTTATAAAAGAACAATACTATTAATAATGTCTTAATGGCAAAAAAGAAAAAAATAGAGATAAGTCGAAAAGATAAATGGCGTATATTTTGTTTAGACTGTAAGCAATGGTTTAGAGAAAATAAAATATGGCAGATTTATCAATTCATAAAAAATAATTTTTAACATGAACAAAAGAATACCAAGTTTTGATGAATTTATGTCGGAAGGCAAAATAGGAAATCTAGTCGATGACATTAAAATTGAAATCGAAATTGATACTACTGTACATGCTGAAGAACGTAAGTTTCGTCACACAGATGAAGGCGGTGATGTAATTACAAACCAAGATATTTTAGATACGACACAAAAAGCAATTGAAGAAATTGGAGAAAGACAATTAAAAGGTATTGATACTGTTGGAAAACAGTATTGCATTTCAAATGCAGCAAATAACTTAAATGTTGTTGCGAATCTTACAAGAAAGAATAATGAATTAATTCTTGTTGTAATTACTGTAATGAGAAAAAAAGGTTTTAAAGAAGCAAACGGTGCTTACAAAATTATAGTATAAATGTTAAAAGAAATTTATTGTAAAACTGCAAATGACCCAACAATACAACCCGAATTACTAGAACATGGTGATTTGTATGAGGCCGTTCTTTCTAAAATACGTATGATTCTTTTTACAAGAAAAGGCGATGTTTTAGGCGAACCTGATTTTGGCACAAGTATTGAAGATTATGTATTTGAAACAAAAGTTTCGGCCGAAGATTTGAAAAAGATGGTTTTGCAACAAATAACTACATACGTTCCTGAATCGGAATTTTTTAATGTAGAAGTTGTTATTTCATTTAAACAAGGTGTAACCAATGATATATGCTATATCGACGTAAAACTAAACGGAACACCTGCAATAGGAATATTATTAAAGTAAAATGGAATTAAAAATTTTCAAACTAAATAGAATAAAGTTCGATGAAATGTATAAAGATGCTATACATTATCTTGCGGATACGTATCAACAATCAGGACAAGTTTTTTCTGTTGCTTCACCATACGGTCAATTACTTCAGGTAATTTTGAATATGGGCCAACTGATGTTTTATTATATCGAAGATTCAATAACTGAGTTAAACATACAAACAGCAACAAGGAAAAATTCTATTTATGGAGCAGCACGTTTAACTGGACATAATCCTACACGAGCAATTGCAGCAACTGGTACTATTCGTGTTACGTATAAAGAATCGGTTGACATGTATGGCAACCCTTTAATTATTCCTAATTTTAGTAAAGTTGCATGCAAAGAAAATGGATTACCTTATACTATATTCCTTCCTTCTGAAGATACACGTTTATTAATGGAGCCAAGATCTTTTTTTATTGCAAATGTTAAACAAGGTGAAATCGAAACACAAAGAAGATACGGTGACGGCGATAAATTATTTTCATTCAATGTTGTTCCTGCAAAAGGTAAAGATATTGATATGCATGAAGTTAAAGTATTTGTAAATTCTGAAGAATGGCAAATATACGACAGTTTATCTGATATGTCATACGGAACAAAAGGCTGCATAGTAAAAACATCATTAACTGAAGGAATTGATGTTTTCTTTGGCAATGGATATTATGGCGCAATACCTGGTTATGGTGTTGAAATAAAAATACAATACTTGGTAACTGCAGGTGGTGAAGGTAACATAGGCACATCAAATGCTTCTGGATGGACATTCGATTCTGTTGGTTATGATGCGTTAGGAAATGAAGTTACAATGACCGATGCAGTAACAGTTACAGCAGAAACAAGTATTTCTTTTGGCTCTGCGTCTGAACCAACAAATCTTACACAATTAATTGCTCCACATAACTCAAGAAATTATGTATTAGCAAATACTGTTAATTATGAATACTTTTTAGAAAAGTTTAATTACTTTTCATACATAGATGCTTATACAACATTCAATGACAGCAATCCAGCTGATGATAATGTTGTGTATTTATTTTTAGTGCCTGACATTAACAAAAGAAAAAGAGCAAACGAAAACTACTTTAACGTTCCGCAATCAAATTTTTTATTATCTGAAGATGAAAAGAAAAAAATATATGATCTTATTGAACAAAGCGGACAAAAAGTTTTAACAGTAGTAAATCAAATTATTGACCCAATTGTTAAAAGATACGCAATAAACATTTCATTAATAACTTTTGAAAATTATAGTACTGATTTGATTAAAGACCAAATTGTATCAAAATTATCGGACTATCTTTTAAAAAATCAACGACGTGATAGAATACCAAAATCTGACTTAATTGCAATAATCGAAAACATTGAAGGCGTTGATAGTGTAAACATTTGGTTTGTTTCAGAAGAAAACGAACAATCTAAAGCAAATGATATTAACGCTCAAGATTTAGGTCTTGATGAATTTGGAGATATCATTGTAACTCGTAATGAAATGCCATTAATTCGTGGCGGTTGGAAAGATAGAAATGGAATCGTTATAAATGATGTTATTGATAATTCTAAACCAGGCCCGGTAAACATCATATTTGAAAAAATAACACCTAAATCATATAGTGCGACTAAGCATCAAGCTAATATGGATAAACTTAAGAAGTAATGGCAACAAAAAATAATAAGTATGCAAATAGACCAAGTTATTTTGAAGTAGCAGAACATTTTCAAGATGACGTACAAAATTACGGATTTGATTATCATGGTAAATTATTTGAACGTTCAATTTCTAAAATTTATTTTGATGACCCACGGAAAACTGGAATTCTTCAATCATTTGACGATTTACTATCATACGTTATTGACTCAATTAAATATATAAAGAAATTCAGAAACTACGCAATAAATAAAAATCATATCAAAATGCGATAAACGAAGGGACAATAAAATGTCCCTTTATTTTTTGTGGAATATATAATTAAATAATCAATAAGATACAATGATATTATATCACAATTTACATTTTTTCGACAAATACGGAAAGAAACTTAATCTTAACAAAGAAGAATATGTTACGGTTACAGTTAATCGAAATGACGATACGGTTGTTGACTATGCTGATGCAAAAATTGAGGTTGTCACTAATGTTTATGGAAATATCGAATTATTTCATATTGTAAAAGGTGGAACAAAATATAACGATAAACTCACAATCACTATAAATGATAAAGACACTGGGACTGTTTATTTAATTGATTCTGCTGATTTTATAATGTTAGGTCCTGATGGTGAAATCTTAAGTATTCAATTGCCTGCAAATCCTACAGGTTTTTGTTATCCATCGTATGTTTACACGGGCGATGTTTATACGCCAAAAATCTCTACAGGTTTAATCGAAACTGCGCAGATTTATATGCTAGAAGAAATGACAGATATAAATTCACAAGAAAGCGTTTATACATCTCCAAGAACATACAAAGATATTTTTAATACTGTTACAACATCTTTAAATGGCAAATTTGAAGATAACACAGAAGATGAAATTTCATTATTTGATATTGATTACACAAGTGATGAACGGCCGTTCGTAAATATTGTAAATGTATCAACTGCGATTATTGATGATGGTTTATCAGATGAAGTTTTTAACGGAAAAAGAAATATCATATTAAATAAAAGTAATGCAATTTCATTTAACGTATCTGTTAAATCTGAAGTAGAAGGAATATTTGAAAGATCATTATCTATATATGAAACAGTGCAAGGAAATGATTACATTTATGCTACGATAAAATTCAGAGCAGAAATAATAGGTGAAGATGAACGTTTAAAATTGATGCTAGAAAATTTTGGCATACAGGTAAATCTTCAAGAATTAAAGATATTCAGAGACTCAGATATTAACGAAGAATTACCTAACTTTTTGTTATTAAATGCAAAAAGAAAAGAAATGCTTTTAGAATATCATAATATTTTCCCATATATAGGATCGTATAAAGCATTAATAAATATCATAAATTATTTTGGATATGGCGATACTCGATTAAAAGAATATTGGCTTAATGCGAAAAAAACGCAAAAGTTAAAAACAAAAAACTCATTGGCATCAATGAGTGCATCTACAAATTTGCCAATTGATTTAACTTCATTACATAGTTTTGGTAATTCATTTAAGCCATTGCCAAATTCTTTAAATAAACAAGGATTCCCATTACCAGCTGAAGATTCAGAAATAATTGGCAGATTCGGAGAAGATAATGTTGATTTTAATAGTAAAGAAAACGGAAACTTGACACCGTTTATGAAAACTGAGGAATCTAGAGGAATAACAGGAAAACGTGTATACCAAATTAATTCAGACATACAAGAACCAACAACAGGTAAAAATGTTTTGTCAAATGATTTAGATTCATTAAAAGTTATACAAGCAATTCAAACAACTGTTCCTATGCCAATGGAACAAGATGAAATCATTTCTATCCAAGAACAATATTTCAAACAAATTGAAATACCGATGCAACTTGCACAAAAAGGTAAGCATTGGCAATCAGAAGAAATGCTACCAAATAACGTTTGGAAGAAAACAAATTTATTCGGTCTTTTCTACGATATAACAAAAGAATCTGGTGAATATGATATTTATGGAATGCCAATTACCGAAGATGCTTTCATGTTCAGTGAAGATGAAGTTATCATAAAATTATTTGCATTACGTGAATATTTGAAAAATAAATTCATGCCATTAAATGCAAGAATAATTGATATTGTTGGCGAAGGTATCTATTTCGATAGATGGGCAGTAAACATTTGGAAAGATGATGTTGTTGCATATGAAATTAACAGAAATGATACGGTAGACTTTGCAATAAATGCAAATGATGGTTTAATAACGGATCTTCAAAACTATGGAGAACCAAATGTTGAACAACCATCTGATGACACAAATATATCTACGCTAAAGGACATATTCCTAAATAATTTTATGAATGCTGGACCATTTAAAAATAATGCTGGACCAATTGCGTGTAGAACTGAATTGATATTAAATGACTTTATACTTGCATGGGACGATTGTCCTGTAACATGGGACGATTTAGTAGCAACCACATGGGACGATATTGCTCAAAAAGAAATGTATGAAGTTGAATGGCTTGTTGAACATTCAACAAAAGGCAAATTTACATATAACGTAAGAGGCAAAATATCGACATATAAAAATGTCTACGTTGACTTACCATACATTGGCGAGTATAATATCACATGTATTTTATATGACTTGACAAATCATTCAGTTAGAAAAAGAAAAACATTAATTGTTTCATTGCCTAATGTTGATTTTATTGCATTTGGCCGTTCTTTAAATACTGTACTTACGTGGGATGAATTACCAAATACTACTTGGGATGAAATGAATTGCCAATGGAGAAATCCTGCAATTGCAAATGATGTAACATGGGATGACTTGGATGGATTAACATGGGATGACTTGGATATATCAAAATATAAAGACCAAGAAAAACCTTTCATACAAAATCAAAAAAGAAAAATAATAAGAATTTCAGAAAAAGATCGTTACGTTGGTAATATTACCAGAGTTTCATTAAATACTATTATTTGTGACGGACAATATGTTACGCCAAAATTAAGAAATGCAATTAATGGAATTCCACAAGATTTTGTTTACTTACGGAGTGATGAAATCATATACAGAGCCGGTGTATTATCTGCTGATTATTCAATCGAAGGCGAAACAACTGTAGTATGTGATAGCATACCTAGAGGGGTGAATACGAATTGGGATTTACTTCGAGAAGTTGGCGGTACTGTTTTAATTGAAGGTGATATTTCAAAAGTAAATAATAATAATGAAGGTATTGCTGTTGGCGAATATGCAATTTTTGAACAAGATTCGATTAATGTGCCAGTTGTTTCTAATATTCTAATAACAGGTACTGTTGCAGAATCATCAAACATTGTTGCAATAAATACTGATGTTGCAATAAATAAAGTTAAATCTGAATATGGCAAAGTTTACAAATTAAGAACAATATCTAATGGAAATTTTGCATTCAATGCTGAAACCAAAACTGTAACATTACCATTTATAGCAACTGATATTTTTGATAACGTTACTTACGATGAATTAATACCAGGGTTTTCAATAATTAAAGTTATTTCTAATACTTCTTATGGTCCTATAGAGCAATCATTGCATGTTCAGCATATTCGATATGATGGCACAAATACAATACTTGATGTTATCGAAATTGATAATGACATGGGCATTATGGTAGGTTCAACAAATGAAATTTCATATGAATATTGGTCGTTTACAGTAAAACTTAGACACTTTATTGATAATAACGAAAATGCTAATACAGTTTTCTTGAATTTTAATGATTACCCTTATAATGCACAATTTGCGTATGATAGTAATGATTGGAGATTCGATTACATTATTAATGATGGATCTTTCTCATTACTTGTAACAAACATAGGATTTGAAAATGACAATACGTTATTAACATTGGATGATACGCATTCTGAATTATATTATATGTCACCTGATTTTGACATGAGTTATATTACTTTTGATGAAGATTATGCACGTAACAGATACGGTACTGACATATATACATGGGATAATTTCGATGAAGTTACATGGGATGACTGTAGTCATTTGACTTGGAATATGTTAGAATATAACAAAGCACCATTATGTGAATTTGAAATTATGATGGTTAAACCTAACGGCAGAATACAATTCAATGAATTGCCATTTTTTGAATTTAAGACAATACCTGTTAATGGCACATTAGAAGAACAGTTTATCGCTGCTGTTGATGAATTAAATTCAACTGAAAACGAAGGTCTTCAAAGATTCAGATATTCTTTATCCGCAGTAGGTTCGCCGATAACTTATAAAATAAACGCAACAGCAAAAGGCGAAGGCATATACTATTTAGGATATTTACAATTTGCAAATGGAGTATTAGGTAAATATGCAGACCCAAATTATAGTCATACATATCCTGTTGGTAATTGGAGCAATTGGGTTAATCCATACATATATGGTTTAGATAATAAATATGCAAATTGGAATCCTGTTGCACGAGCATATTATGAATTTGGCTATGACCATACCGATAATAAAGGTTGGTATCCTGCCGAAAAAGTTGATTATTCAGTAATTCCATCTGAACGATACGTTTATAATTCAAATGCAAACAAATTCTTGTATTATGAACCAGCAGATTTAAATGATACTATATATGCTAAATTTCCATCTTTAATAAACAGTGTTGATTGGAGATATGCTGATGCATATAGATTATTATATGATTATGCAATAACAAGCCCATTTACATGGGATGATTTAATTGCGTCAAGAACAATAATGAATATTAAAAGAATGACAACGTTATTCTTTATTGCAACGAACTCAAAAATCGCTGGTAAAAATTCATATAAATGGACAATAACAAATCACGAAACAAAACTTGATGAATGCGTAGTTACAAAGGAACATTTAATTTGGACGTTTACAAAGGAAGGTGCATATGATGTATCATTAGAAATATTCGATATAAATGGTAACTCAGCAGTAACAACAAAACAAGGTTTAATAAATGTACGATAATGAGAAAAATTGGCGACTTATATACTATTATTGAAAATGCTAATAGTGATGGCAACATCGGTTTAATTAATGCGAATGATTTAGACATTGCAGTTTCAATTGTAACAGAACAACCTGTCACAGGTCCATCAGGTGTACCAAAAAATGTTAAAAGTTATTTATTGACAGTTACCGGAGATTATGTCAATGGCAATTCTAATGTATTGCCTAATAGAATTTTTATAGGACAGGAAATATTATGTGCATTTCGTAATAAAACACTTCCTAATATTAATGCTGAAAACGATGTAGTACTAAAAGTTACTAATGTAACAACTGATACTATATCAACTTTTATATCTGTATTATCAAATACAGACATTGCAAACAGTGATGCTGATGAATTGTTAAAGTGCAATTTTGCATATATAATTAGCGATTCGTTAAATAAAAACTATCCAAATAATTTGTATGTAACAAATCTTGTAAGATCATCAAACACAGTTTCTTTGGATTTTTATTTTACAAATGAAAATACAAATGCAGTATCGTTTAATCTATCATACAGAAAAAAATTATATACCGCAAATTCTGAATGGATATATATTGAAAATATAACTGAATCTAAATATCATTTCGATAATTTAGATTATGATGAAACATATGAAATTAGAGTACTTGCAAATTACGAAAATGATTGTTCTATTTATAGTCCATCATTAACATTTAAAACTATTTAATAATGAACGAAGGATTTAACATAAAAGGGAAAAGTTCTGATAAATTAATGATATTTGATTTAGATGACACGTTAGTCATAAGTAAAGCAAAAATTAAAGTAATGGATGCGGCAACTGGTAGTTTGGTTAAAGAATTAACACCTGCAGAATATAATACGTATGTTGAAAAGGAAGGCAGAATATTGAACTTTGATGATTTCCAGGATTATGGCATATTACGAAAATCCAAATTAACAAAATACATGTTATTGCTTAAACACGAATACCAAAAAGGCACACACATATGTATACTTACTGCTAGACAAAAATCTGATATGATTAGAGAATTTTTTCTATATCATAAAATTGATATTCTTCCACAATTGGTAATTGCAATTGGAGATCCTAAATGGAATTTACAAGGTAGTACTGCAGAACGAAAACAGGAAGCTATTATAAGATTGATTAAACAAGGCTATAAAGATTTAACCTTTTTTGATGATAATGCAGAGAATCTGCAAATGGCTAAATCATTAGAAGAATCAATACCTAATGTTTCAATTAATACAGTAAAAGTTTAACTAGTGTAGACTAGCGACTGAGAATAACCTGAGTTTTTACCTATAGAAATGTATAATTAAAGTAAACTGAGAATAACCTGAGTTTACCTGAGTATTTAGTCTACCTACTACTATACTACCCTTACCGAAATTGAGTAATTATTATATTCAGATTTCAGAAATAGTTTCATTTTTGAAGAAAAACTTTTAAATAAACTATTTTTTTATTATGTATATAATTTATAACTAACTATATAAGAATCTTTAAATTTCTAACAATGATTAACGCAAACAAACTTTTTTATTGGGATATCGAAACAGCGGGCAAATATTCTGATTTTAATTCTTTTTCAAAAAACGATGAAAGAGGTGCACACTTATTCGAAGGAAAAGTAAAACGTAAACAAAAACAAAATCCAAACGATTTACAATGGACTGGAACTGTAGATGAATGCTATCAAAAGAATGCATCATTAATTGCAGAATATGGCAGAATTGTATGTATATCATACGCATATTATAATACTGACGGCTCACTAAAACTCGGCAGTATAAAAAATGAAGATGAATCTTTATTGATTAAAGAAGCAAAAAAAGTATTCGACCAAGTGCATTCTGTTAACTTAACTTTATGCGGCTATAATATAAAATCGTTCGATATTCCTTGGGTGTTCAAAAAAATGTGTATGAATGGAATTGTGCCATCTGGCAACATTTCAACGTATAACAAAAAACCATGGGATATAACATGTTTAGATTTAATGGAGTTTTGGAAAAGTTCATCTTACGAATCAGTTACATTTGATGAAATGGCATATTCTTTAGGTGTTCCTAGCCCTAAATCAGAAATGGACGGTACAATGGTGCATGCATATTTTTACGCTGGCAGAATTAACGATATTGTAAAATATTGTGAAGCTGACGTAATGGCACTTGTTAATGCTGCTCATGCAATTGCAAATTTGCAATCTTAAAATTAGAATAAAAATTTTAAGGAATATATAAAATAAAAATAATATACATCATGGCACAAATAGTGATAAAAGACATTCTTGGTAGCGATAATATGGCATCTTCTCGTCCTGACATTGCATCAAACTTTAAAATTTTAGCTGACGAGGCAAATAAAATTGAAACATTTTTAAATACATCAACAACAGGTGGATCATTAACTATTGGGACAACTTTAATTAAAAAATATTCTCGTCCAATTACAGATGTTATCTTTAACTGTGAAGGAACTGGCGTTATTGCAGGTAACTTAACATTAGGAACAATTGGCCAAACTACATCGGTAACTGTTAATAGCATAGTGAATATTAATGATGTAACAAATTTTTCTAGTAATGTCAATTTAAGCGGTGCAGATAAAGCATTAACTGTAGGAATAAAAACATTATTTGGTGATGCTTTAATAGTATCTCGTAGAACATCAGTTAATCCTACACCAGAATCGCCATTAGTATCAACAGGATCATCAACAGCATCAATTACTTGGAACACAACAACACAAGCAACAATCGAAAATGGCGTTGATGGACAAATTTTGATTTTACATAATGTCCCAGGTACATTTGCTAGTGGCGCATTAACATTGAAAAATGCAGTAGGAACTACAATTGCAACAATAAGTGCTACGCCAACAATTTTAGGTAAATTGAAATTGATTTTACAATTCGCAAGTGCAACTAATGCATGGGAAGTAATATCTGTTGCTGGTATTACTGATTTATCTCAAGTTACAATTTAATTAAAATAAACAAAAGTAAGATATGAAGATTGCTCCTTTTATAAAGCCAATCAAAACACAAGGTGGCACGTTTTACACATGTTCATCTGCAGCTGAAGATTTGCAATTAACATTATCCGAATCAAAAAATAAGTTTAGATTCAGTAACTTTTCTTTATTGAAATTGCCTGAACTAAAAAGATTACGATATTCGAATGCTGATTTTGGAAACACGGCAATGCCTAAACCTAATCACATTCAATTAGATACACCTGCAGCAGCATATAAATTTTATGCTGATATGATGGATTCGGTTGAAAATAATAATACATTTGCTGAAAGTTTTCAAAATTATTACTATAACCTAGAAACTTTAATAACAGCAGAAGATACGTATACGATTGATAACCCACGAACTGTATCGGAACGTGTATTTTTTAAATGGCTTAAAGAAATTGGTGCAATACGATTTAGACAAGCTAATTCAAATGAATTAGCGGTAAATTCATCTAATGGTACTGCATTCGGTGCACGATATGTTGAAGAAGATGAAACATATGATGCAAACGGTAATTTTATATACGAACGCGTTGTAAAATACATTGGCAATATTAACGTTATAAATTCTGTTAAAAACCCCGCAAATTCATATTCTGAAGTATATGTGCATATACCTACAAATCACGGTTCTACTCGTGATGTTTTGTTTAATGCAATATCAGACAATAATTACAAGGAAGACATGATTTTCAAAAATCTTCCAGTTGACCCATTAAATGATGGGGTTATTTATGGAAGATCTGTTGATGATGTACACCCTGCGGGTTTAAGAATAAATGCACACTATGATTCATTAGATAATTTTAATGTTGCAGATGCAGCTTGTTGGTACTTTAATCCAGTATCAATGGTATGGGTTGATTCAACAGCACCTGATTTTAAATGGTGGTTTCCAACAGCAGACAAAGATACATATCACCTTGAGCCAGTTACTTTTAATAACGCACAAAATGATATATTTGCAATTGGACAAAATCCTAACGATACTGAGGAATTTCAAAATATCAAATTCATTAGAAATAGATTAGACGGTATTTCATTAGAATTTCAACCTTCTGTTTACAATAAAATTGCAACAAGTTCAGATATAAAAAATCTAGGTGAATATAATGCATCAGCTTATGCAGAATCATTCAGTTTCAATACTGTACTTGTTTATTACGATGTATATAATGAAGATAATCCATCTGATTACGTAACAAATCTTTTTGGAGTATTATTTTTAGATAACATTGATACTGTTCCTGGCGTTAGCAGTTATATGCAGCCAATTACAAAATACAAGCCTGATACTATTTTACAACAAAACGGAAATGCATATGCGTTTAAACTTAACATACGTTATGATGTAACTGCACAAGATCCTGCTGTTGAAATTTCGATAAATGATTATAATACATATTCATTGCATTTATACTTAGATGCTTTATCTGAAATGCGTAATTCTAATGATCTTTTAACTGCACACATATCAACATACAAAGATGTTTTAACTGAACTTGACCAAATAAAAAGTTTAATTTACGGACAACAAACGTACGACGATTTATCTGCGCAAATCGACTCTATACAAAAACAATTAGACGATGCTGCAGCCGTTATGCTAAATAATGAAAATTTAGTTGTTTTATTGAATAAAAACTATGAAGAAATAACTAACATTTACAAAAATTATACTTCAGTTCAAATGTCATATAACCTTGATTCTATTAAACAAGGTGCAGGAATAAACATTGATAGAAGTACAGGCTCATACGTTACAATTGCAAATACAAGACAAGGATTTAACATAGGAGCAAAACCGGTTATTCAAATAGGCACAGATTTTACAATGTTGGCAAAATTGTATAAGTACATTCATCCTCTTGTAACATTCGATAATTACATAAGAATATCAGACGGTACTTATGGTACCCCATTATTAATTGATAGAGATATTTACATGTATGCTGATGATACAAATAATAAATGGGAAGTTGGGCAAAAATTAAGAATCAGTTTTGAAAACGGTTTAAATATGGATAATGAAAATGGCACATTTAATCTTTTCATTTATACTGATGCATTAGACAAATTAAACACTGGTTATAAATACAATACACAAGCAGCAATTATTACGTATGACCAATTTACCATAAGAAATAATAAACCGGTGATTGAACTTATCTGTATTGATGCAGATAATTTAAAATTCGTAACTGATATATTTTAAAAATAAACAAACTATATATGAATACATCTCAAAATTCATTTTCAGAACTTATACAAAATTTTATCGTTTTGCAAAATAACGCATTTCTGATAATGCAAAAAGTTAGTGAATCAGTTACAACAGACTCTGAATCTATTTCTTTTGAATTAAGTGACGTAAATGGTAATAAGATACTTTACAATATGCCTTCATACAAATTCATGAAGTCATATATGGATAGAATTGATAATACATTACAAACTATGCTTGGATTAAATGATACCGGACAAAGTATCGTTAGAAATTCTGATGGCACATGGAGTAGAATTTATCAAGCAAAAGTATCAAAAGAACCTGCAAAAATTACGCAAGTAGACACACCATTATATTTTAGAATAAAACCTAATTGGTTTTTTGAAAATTTCTTGAACCCATTACTTTATATAAGTGTTGATATTTCAAAGTATGTGCCACAAAATGCAAAAAGAATTCAATCAAAAAGAATTATATTAACGCCTGATTCTGATGCAAAAATTACATTGTTTAATGAAAATGTAAAAGGAAGAAATGATATTGTTCTTGATGAATTAATTTCTTGGGCAACAAAAAATGGCATTACATATGTTGATGATGAAGACATAAGAGAATTACCTTTATCTATTTTAAGATATCATGGTTCTTTTGATGTTATAAACATTAAAGATGTTAACATAACTTCATCTACAGGTGTTGTATCAACTGATAGAAAATATTATCTAAATACATTGATGTATTCTGATAACTTATCAACTATTAGTAATAATCTAACGTTAGCAACAGGCAATCAATTTATAGTTAAAAACTCAATATATGAAATAACATCAGTTGATGTTTCAACAAATTCTGTTACATTAAAAAACGTAAATGGATATGATCCTATTTCAATTGGAGCAGATATTTTAGCATTATATTCTGATGCGCAAGCAGCAAAACAAGCAGATATACCTGTGGGTTATGGTGAAAGACAAGTTGTGTTCTTCAAATCTATTGATGATGAAAATTATTTACTTTCAACAGAATGGTCAAAAGGAACTGCTTTTTTTACTAATGATTTGAAAATTATTACAACATCAGGCGAACAAACATTATATGAATATTATCAAAAAAATGTAACTGATTTTGGTAAAGTAATTATCGGAGCAGCAAAAGAAAATCCAATACCTGCTGTATATGGAGAAGTGCCAAACACACCTACATTAACTGCTGGTAATTTTCAAGTAGTTCAAGTAAATTCGCATATATTTAGTACAAAAGAACTTGATGATATTCGTAAAAAAGGTGCAGATAAAGTTAAATTAGCATCTGAAATTGCACAACTTGAAAAATCAATATCTGATAAAAAACAAGTTCTAGGTAATACTAAATTTAAAACAGAAGCTGAAAGACGTGCGGTAAAAAACTCACTTGATGCTGCAATTAGAGATAAGACATCAAAATCAGCATTATACGCATCAACAATTGCAGAGTTAACATCAATCACAAAAGATGATCCTGCAACATTAGATAAACCTAAATATCGAATAAGAGGATTCTTTGATATTCCAAGTGCTGTACATAATACTGATACTGGAGAACAAAACATTATACAATTTGAATATGCATACAGATATTTAAAATTAGATGGCACGCCTTCACAAGCACAGCAATTTTCATTTACAAGTGCAAATAACCAAGTGAAACGTGGAACTTTCTCACCATGGAATTTTGTCAAATCACCAGTTAGAAAAAAATACTATGATCCTGTTGATGGCAATTATAAATGGAAAGCAGAAAATATTGAAGACCCTGAAGTTGAAAATATAAACCAAATAGATATACCTATCACAAAGGGTGAAAAAGTTGAAATAAAAGTTCGTGCAATATCTGAAGCAGGTTGGCCATTAAATCCAATACTTTCTGGGTGGTCAAATGTTTTAACAGAAGATTTTCCAATTGAATTATTGAAAAATGATGAAGCACAAGTTGCATTATCAAATGCTGCTGCTGAAGAAACACGTGTTAAATTTCAAGAAACATTAAATGCTCAAGGTTTAGATTTGCATTTATCATCAGCAACACAAACAGGAAATCAATATTGGCCACATCACGCAGATACCATTAATTCAGGTTTCTTTGATACTGCTGGCATGATAATTAGTCTATACGAAAAATTGAAATCGCAAGATTTACTTATAAAACAATTGCAAGACCAATTAAATAATATAGGTCCAACACTTGATGTAAAAATTATTGATGAAACTGGTAATGCTGTTAGCTTATCAAATGGTTCAAGCATTAAATTATTTGCAGGCTATTACGTTGATGAAATTGCAAAATTGGCTGCATCTGAACAAAAGGGTGCAATCATTACAAAAAAATATGTTATTCAATTATCAAACACAGGTGGAACAAATTTAGAATTAATTTCTAGATTCCCAGGTGGCCTAGGTGAAAAATTAGAAAGTACGCGTGTTGCAACTCCTTCTTATAATACATCATCACCTGATGTATATGATTATTTTGTAAAACGTAAATATGATATGGTTCCAATTTGTAACATGTCATTAAGTCCTGATGAATGTAATCCTAACAGTAGTAACAGTAATATTAGAAGTGCTGTATTATCTTCTGGCCAATTGAAATCACAATTCATGTATTTACGTTATAAAGACATAGGTTTAATAAATGATTTGTACATAGAGCCTACAACAACTGCAGATAGAGCATTAATTCCTACACAAGCAACAGGAACAGCAAAATCGTGGATTTGGGATACTACAAAAGATATCACAACAACACCTACGGGTGGTGGTAAATTAACAGAATTTTGTATTCATACCAAATGTCCTATATTGCAAAAATCAACACCAAGCGAGTGGAATACATCATCTACATTATCTTTTAACGGAAGTTACATGACGCCACAAATTGGTTATGATTGGACAACAGGAAATTGGTCAGGACCGTTACGCGCATCTGCATTTAAACATGCTTACAATTTTAATGTTGACGCATCAAAAGACAACGGTACAAAACAATTAACATTCATGATGAGTACAGAAAGTTATACGCAAGGCGGTGAATTTCCACATGCATACGGTTATCCTGATAAATTAGGTTTTTATCCGCATGACAGATATTTGATAGGAAGACAAACATGTGGCGCGTATTTATTCGTTGGGCCTGCAACATTCGACCAATTATTAGTCGATGGAACCGATTTTAGAGCAAAGAAAATTGTAAAAGCAAATGATAGTTCAACTATTCAAATACCAATTTATTTCCAATACAGAATGACAGATTTTCATGATGAAATGGATAAAGGATTTGTTGGCGGTTGGTCTGCTGACATAAATTCGGATTCAAATATAAACTTAACATATGAAAAACGAATCGGATTAGATATCTATATGTTAAATGAAACAGCATTTTCATTTGATGTTGATGTAACTGCTAAATACGCAAAAACAACAGTAACAGAAAAGGTAAGTACTACTGCAACAACATCAATACAATCGTCTTCTCAAAACATTAATAAAAGTTCATTGAAGAAACTATAACATAACATATTGATTGAAAAGGGAAGTACAAAAAAGTACTTCCCTTTTTTTATGAATATATAAATAAACAATAAAGTATGAGCAACCCTTTTTGGTATAATGTAAATTTTCCTAATGATTTAATATTTAGCGGAAAAACTACAAGATTTCTACGTATACATTTCACAGACGCATGGACTGATAATTTAATAGAGTATTATGTAACACTTGTTCCTGTGAAACAAAATAATAGCACTAGTTCATTTAAAATTAACGGAATCGAATTAAATGAATCGTGCAATTACGTACAAAACAATTACGTAACGTATAAAGCATTAAATGTTTATGGAACAAATGATGAATATAATGTAGGCAGTCCTAGTAGCAACCCGTCATTCGATACATTCCTTGCGCCTAAACCTGAATTGTGGCAAAAAGTAAGAAAAGGCGGACAATTTGCATATAGAATTGATTATGATGGGACAACTGACGAACTAACAAAATTTATTATTCTTGTTAGTGCATATAAGCCTGTTTATAATGGAGTTGATGGATACGAATTCAGATACACTGGACAGATACCTTCATTAGATACACTTTTGCCTACATACACAGAAATTGCATCAGATTATCCAGCGATTAATATGAAAAATGGAATCAAAGGAGTTAATGAAGTTATTTCAAATATAAATTTAGACGAGAATATATGGGATGCAGTTTATAAAATTGATTTTGTTGAACTTGACATTGCAGGATATAAATTGAATAAAAATGCATCAAGATCTAACATAAATGAATTACCTATTAATGATAATGCTTTATATGCAGACAAAGCGTCAGCTTCTTTAATTCGAACTAATCCTCTTATTTCAGGTAATATAAAAATAACAGCAGATAGCAATAATGACATTTGGCTAAATTCATTTGATGCAAATCCAACACTTGCTGACATAAGATTCAAGAAATTTAAACTTAGTCCAAATTCCAGTTATGCAGCAGATTTATACAGATTTCTAGATAATGGTTCTGTACCGTCTGAAGTAATTTTTGACATTAAAGAATATGATTCATTGTATAACAGCACAAAGAATCAATATCATTTACAATATGATAATTTTTATGCGTATGGCGTATCACAATTAAACAGTAATTTATATGATGAAGAATTTAGTTTCTTCGCACCTATATGGTTGAATAAAATCATACCTGATAATTTTGTTATTTTTAGAGTTGACCATCCAATTTCAATTGCGGCATACAAAGGATTATCTAATGAAGCTTTATTAACTGAATTTTTATCGAATGCTAAAATTGTTAAAACATTCGATTTAAGACAAGGAACAAAGATTGGCACATATTTGAGAAATATTGTAAATCATACAAGTTTTACGCAAACGCCATTATATGTATCATTTGATGAAGATACTTTATCAACATGGACAGGTGTTTCGTATGAAGATGGACAAATTGCAGGAAAAGGCGAATACTTATATGATGTATTCACAACAGATAGACCTATTAAAGAATTAGACGATTACATAACAAAAGGATTTAAAAGAAATTCGATAATTTCACAAAATTTAATAAATTTAGAATTCTTATTTGACGATAATGAAGCAGATGAATATTCAATAAATAGATATTTTGGTTTCTATGTTAACGATATAGAATTGAAAAAATTTAATGTGAATAGCGCAATATTAGCAAATGAATTAAATCAAATTCCAGTTGTTAGAAAAAATATTGATTTGCAACCTTATTCAATAACTGCACTTAATCAAACCAATGATGATGGAATAAGTATACCTGTTATTATTGAAGATATGCTACCGACATCTACACAATTAGAAGATAAGAATAAATGCATTGTAATTAAAAATAGAGAATGCGTATTCAATCGTGTGCATTCAGCAACAGATGAAAATGTAACGATTGATAATGAAACAGTCACATATAGAAACTTTAAATTATATGATAAGACATATAACACAGGATCATTATGCGGTATTGAAACTTTAAGCGCCCAATTACCTGCAACTTTAAAGGATGAATCGTTTGGACAATGTATTTTGTACTTATATGATTCATTAGACAGTAAATATGTATTCAACCCAAATGAAAAACTAACGATTGCGTGGGAGAGAAATGGTGAATTTCATAAATGGACAATGATTGCTAATGAAACTGGATTACAAGAAGGTGATTGGTGGGATTACCCATTATACAATAATGATGTATTTGAATTTATTAATACGTTTAATCCTAAAGGACATCCTAACAATGTTGCAATAGCAGTTGCTGGTTGCATAAATCAATTTCAAAATATTCCTGTGCATGCAGTTGCAATTGATAATAAAGTTTTCATTATCACAAAAGAAAAATTCTCAGGTGCCAATGCATATACTTTCACGCGTTTATTAACTGATGAAAGTGATAAAGATAATTTGAAATTTTATGACTTACCTGCTAACGTTTCATCAATTGGTTCACCAATGTCATATGAAGTTAAAACAAATTTCATAGGTGGAAATACGCGAAAACGAAATAGAGCATGCATTGATTTTACAACTGCAAGTAATGTAACAAACGAAGATTGGTTCCAAACACAAAGTAACAAGTATTCAATTGTACGCGAATATGACGTTAATGGTAATAAATTAATTGCATTGCCATATTTAGATGAACCGTTATACGTAGATAATAAACTTTCGGGTTTTGCAAATATTGATACATATAAAATCATAGAAATAGAAGATGAAACAATGGAATTCTATACAAGTAACGATTTACGAATTTCTGCATTCAAAGTTTTCAAACCATCATTTTCAATTTTATCATTTTTTCCTGTTCAAGATTTTGATTTTGATTTTTACCAATCGCAATATGCGTATACGCCAACTGCAGAATTACTAAAATACTTTGATGAATTAAATGTAAATTTCAATGAAACACTTGAATTAGAATTAAATGAATTTTACAAAATAACAGCAGCAGACAGTAACAACAAACCAACGTTAGAAGGTTTTATTGATAATACATGGGAAATTATTTCTACTGAATATGCATACGATTCTGTTAATTATCCATACGAATCAGCTGAACCTGTTTTAAATAGTCCACAATTATTATCAGCAGAACCTGCTGACTGTTTATTTAATACATACACACCTGGCATATTTCATGTAACAGATGTTAATTCGCAGTTTTATAGAAGATACATAAGAGGCAAAAAATACGAAAAAATTAGAATAAGAAATAATAGCAGTACTCAAGTTTTAACTTTTGAGAAATTTTTGTATATGAACAAAAATGTTATTAACGTTAATTCGGGTTTAGAAAATATTTCTGTAATATCAACTGAACATATTGATAGAGACATGCAAACATTTAAAGGATTTGCAGGATTACGTGATTTGTTATCATTAGCGGACGAATCAGTCGTTAGCGGATTAATCGCTGCTGAAGATTTTAGTAGATTCGTATATGATATGTTAATTTCAGAATACGATAGATTAAAAGAAAACTATTTAACTGAATGGGCAACAGCATCAATGGTTGTTCCTTATATAAACAAATGGGTAAGTGACGGCTCAGACATTAGAGACAATAAATACAGATTTAATTTATCATCTGCATTTGGTGCAACAAACTTCTCGCCTAGTTTTGATGTTGTTAAAGATCCTAGTATGTACACACATGAATGGCTTTATCTTGATGAACACCCATCGCAATTTCCAATAGATTTTGTACAAAATGCTAGAAGTTATATGTTTGAATCATTAAGCGATGTTCCAAATTTTACAAATAATACAAGAACTTGGAAAGAATTGTTATCTGATACAAGTACAGATTATTTCGTAAAATATTTTTCAGTTGGTTATCCTGTTGAAAATTATAATGATAACAATGTTTCAAAAATAAAAAGTGAACGATTTACATTTACGAAAATGATTGATGGCATCAATGAAATACAAACAATGTTTCATGGCGCTAATATTAAAATAGATGAAATTGACGAATTTGGTAATATTGTTGCAAATTCAACAAAGTACGAAGATTATAAGTTTACTGCGATATTAACAAAAAGAACAGTAGACGTATTTTCACTTAATAAATTATATGATATTGAAATTATAGATAACCAAGTATTTAAAAATATTACGATAGTTGTAACAGTATTTTTACAAGATCATAAATTAGATAAGTTAACTTATGCTGCACTTTATTCGATAAATAATGCTTTCAAGTCAGATTCAATTAAAGTTTACACAGACATTAATTCTAGAGAATGGAAAGATTTGTGGAATACCGAATATGATATGCAAAAAAATATGAATATGCATAAATTTGGTGTAATTGTTGACTATAAAGATATTCAATTACAAACAGATGTTGAACAGTTATTTACGACAAAGAAAAATAACAGAAAACTTAATTATTCATTAAATGACGAATACGGAATTGACTTTCAAGAATACCGCCCATTTAATGCTGGTAGTTTACAAACAGCATATAACGTAGGAAATTTTGATAACGATGGCGTTAACTTACCAATAAGTAAAATTATTTCATTTGAAGGTTTTGCTAATTTATACTATGATTACGCAGGGCCAAGTGTCATTAATTATAAACCAAGCGCAACAACAGCGGGAAGTATTGTTTACCATTATAGAAAAACATTGTCATATCCAAATAACCCATCAGTAATGTATATGTATGATATGTTATTAGGTTCAGATATGTATAATGCAACAAATTCGTCAATAAATATAAGCGATAAACAGGATCCTGCTGCAGTTAACACATATACGCCTGTTGCTTTTAATGATTACTATAATATGTATTTCGATAATAATGCAATACAGTATTCATTAACAACAAATTCGACGTATTACGAAACCCATCAAGGTGGAGGAAATAGAAATATCTATTATCTAAATAGTGGTGAAAACTATAATAGCAAAATATCAGATATATTGTCTTTTAAAAATATTGCAGATAAGATACAAACAAAACACAATGTTGTAAAGTTTGTGTCAGTAGATTCAAAAGGTTCATACAATAATAAATTTGCATTGTCATTCATTGAATATAACAAAATCATAAAAACAAAAATACAAGAAGTAACAAAAGATACTGACAAGCCTACGCAACTTAAATCTATTGATACTATAGGTTATGCAATTGCGTCAACAGATTCAACTGAAGTATTGTATCGCTACACTGGACATTTTGCGCCAAAAATGCGAAATGTGATTGAATATAACTTGAATGAAAAACTTGAATTCTCAAATTATTTCAAAAAGGATTTTACATTATGTAATACATCTATAGGATCATCAATTGAAAATAATGCGGTAATTCTTAATCATTCGTATAATAAAGTTAATGATAAAGAAATTTTATTACTTTCAAACGATTCTTCTTACGAAAGCAAATATCCATTGATAGATGAAATTGCAATTGATAAAAAAGATACATGCATTGTTGCAAGTTCATGGGATTCTAAATATTATGTAAATAACACAACAGTAAATGAGAAAATATTAGTTGATGGCATGGCCGATGTTGTTGAAATTAAATCGTTTTTTGGAAGTAAAACTATGAACGTACCTAAAGGTTTTAATTTCTTTTCTTTTAATTCTAGCGAATATTCAATAAAAGAAATCAATAGCATAGGCGCAAACGTATCTGCTTTAAAATCAGTAGGCTCAATATCGTCAATAGATAATGGACAAAATAGAATTGACATTACTTTTAATTTGGAGAAACGTTTATTGCGTGAAATGATTGATAATTATGCAATAAAAGAATTGGATTGGATAAGTGCTAATGTAGACAATTCATTAGTATCAAACATGTCACAAGCTGAAAAAGAGTTATATATGTCAAATTATATTACTGCTAATATTTTAAATTTATATACTTATACAAATGTTGTAGTATATGCAAAGAAAGCAATAAAAGCAAACAGCAATCAAATAAATTTAGATACAACAGAATCAATGTTACTAAACACAGGATATTCAAATTACAAAAATGTAAAGATAACCAAAACATCTGAATTACAAATGACAATTTCGATTTTTGTTGATACTAAAGATTATTTGACATATTCAGTTGGCATAGATGTAAATCGTATATAATTTTAAAAGGAATATATAAATAAATTAATCATCAACATGGTAAATATTCAAAAGATATTAGGAAACGAACAATATGATGTCTTCATACAAAAGGTAAACGATAATTTCATACAAATTGCACAACTAAATGGCGGGCCACGTGGATTACGCGGTGGGAGTGGACAACCTGGATTACCTGGTGGGCAAGGACGAAATGGAATAAAAGGTGATGATGGCGTAAATGGCACTAGAATATTTTTCACAACACCTGATAATAGCAATTTATACCCAGGTACACCTAGACCTGCTATTAATGATTTGCCAACGTTGATTGCAAACAAAACATATAACATAGGCGATTCATTTGTAGAGAACACCAAGTTATACAAAATTGTTGAAACAATCGGCACGCCAATTGCGTACGATTATCAAGTTTCTTCATTTGCACCTACTACAACGCAAGATACTGTTTGGACAACATACCCATTAGAAAACAACATAACATTTTTAGGTGCTGCTGATGAAGCAAATCCTGGAAATGAATATGTATTACGTAACGCGTATGTATCTTATAGAGATTATAATAGTGGAACATTCGGTGGTTCAAATAATACAGATATTTTGGTTCATAAGAAGCCGCATTTCAAATTAGGATTAACAAATACAAGTGCACCTATTGGAAGCGAGTTCAGAGATGCTGATATTGTTGAAATTTCATCAAGAATACCAAACATGTATGACGCTGTTAACTATTTGCAACCAAATTATGAAGATATTAACGTTGTTCCGATAACAATTGGTTCAGTTTATAACCCAGATTTGAGCAAGTTTGATTATATAAGAACTGCTGCTCCTGTTTTATATTTAGAAGGTCATGTAAGAAAAGAAGATAATACATTAAGCGAAGATCCTATTCTTGCATCAAATTTTGGCGTATTTATTCAAAAATTAAAAGATCCGTTAAAATTTGGAAATGACACCCAATATAAATCAGTTTTAATCATTTCATCAGAAAAGAATAATAATAATGACATTTATCTAAAAGTTAAAAAAGTTTGGAGTGAAGGTTCATTTATATCTGAAGCTAATGAACAAACAAGTGCATATGATAGATATTATTCAACTATCGTATCTGCATCTAATTTTTCAGCAACGCCAATTAAAACAAATTTCGGTATAGCATCTTATACAAATGATGGCAATGGCGATAATTTGAAACTAATGACAGGTGTAGAAATTGTTACAACTGCAACAGGAACGCATGCTGGTAGCATAAACATATATAACGGCAATAATAATGCAGCAGGTAATTTAATTAAGACAGATGCTGATACTGCACGTTTTCAATCAATGAGAATTGATGAAAATGGCGCAATTGCATTTATATCAGGTAAAGATATTGCAGCAGCATATGATACAGTAGATATAGCAAGTACATATAAATCAAAATATTATTTTGGCGGTGTTCCTACTTGGCATTCAGGTATTGCTGACGCAATATTTAAAACAGAAATCAAATTTGGCAACGGTACTGGAACACCTGAATATTTTGCAGTATTTCCACAAACACCAACAAGTAACCCTGGCATATCATTAGGCATACGTGCAAATCTCAATGCGAAATCATATGTTGAATTAATACGCCCTGACCAAACGTACTCGAAAATACGAGAACAACAATACGCATGGGCAAGTACTGTTACAACAATACAAGGCAGATCTGCATATATAAGCAATATAGGTGATACATTTGGTCCGAACTATATGATAAATGGCCATATATGGGGCATACAAGATTCATATACTTTAGGCTTTTTTAGATATACTGATAATCATACAATACCAAGCGAAAATTATCTTTGGCTGAAAAGTACGCCAACAGCACAAACAAGTGCTTCATATAAACCTACAAACCCAACTGATAAATCAGTTGCATTGTTTTTGGATAATGCAAGATTTCAAATGACGCCTGATTCAACAAATGTATTAGGCAAAGTATTAACAAGTAAAACAGCAGACGGTATTGCTCAATGGCAATCAATGCAAACAATTGTTGGAAAATATGAGTACTTTGATTTATCTGTATTGATTGGAATGGGATTTGGCGTTAATGCAGCAACAGGACAGTCTATTTCAAAAGATTGTTTATATCATATATTTGAATGGCCAATTTGGCAGGTGCAATATGATAATGTATCAATACCTGTGAGCACTTTAGACATTGTATTGCCTACATATACTTTATCAAATATAGAAGAAAACTTAGGTGAAGAACATACTATAATATTTAGTACTGTTGATAGCACAAAGCCTGTTCTTAATTTATCTAGCACTACAATAAAAATAGTATTCAATGATATAAATAACGTTGTACAAACTGCATATACATTAACGCAAAAAGACAAAAAAATAATATCAGCAGGAAATCAATTTTTGATAAAATTAAAATTGATAAAATATAAATCAGCATACATACATTTAGTATCACAAGCAACTAAAATATATGATGCTGATAAATATAAATGGCGTATCGTTACAATTGAAAATTTAGCGCAATCTGGCGGGTCAACAAGCGATATTACATATGACGATAACACATACATTAACATACAAAATTTATAAAAATGGCAAGAAAAGATTATTACGATTATACAGCATCTAATTTTAAAATATTAGACTTATCACAATTTACGAAAAATTATATAAGATTGAGTAATAATATCGAAACCCGTGCAGGTTCACGATACATTTATAGAATTGAACCGCCGAAAGATGTGTATAGCGGTTATGAATTGACTATTCATTTAGGATGCGATTCGACGAATCCACCTATAAAATACGGAACTATTGGATTATTATTATGGCCGCATAATTATTCAGACAAAATTCCTGTAACTGCTGGAAAATCTCAAGTACAAAATATTTTGTTTCCTATGTTTACTCCAACAAGTAGCCCAGGACAATTTGCGTACCCAACAGGCGGTGCTCCAGCTAGTTTATTGCCAACAAAAGTTCATGGCGATTTTTGGAATGAACAATTAGATAGCACAGAATATTCAATTACGTCAAAAGATTATAACTTCAACACAAATTTCATGGAGTATCTTTCGCATTATAATGCCACGCATTATAGTTCAAATGGATCTTCGTCATCTTTAATAGTTGATGGTACATCGCCTAGTAATATGATTTTTCACGGCTCTGCGTATGTTACGTATGATAGAAAAAAAAATTTATTTTCATGGAGTGATTTAGTTGCCGATTCTGTATCAACGACAGACAATCTAAAATATTACGCACAAAGTACAGAGAAGAAAATGCAAGCAATTGCATTTTCAGAAAAAATAATAAAATTAAGGTATATTGAAAATTATGTTCCATATTCTCCGTTACCTTTTGACGGATACCCATCAAATACGCCAGGTAACTTTTGGATAGTTGAAAACATAATCATACCAGCAATACCAACTTATGATTTAACAGGACAAGTAAAACCATAATTATGAATACAAATACAATTAAAGATTGGTTAAAAAACCAAACAGTACAGAAAACAGCATTACTTGTTGTTATATTCATTATGTCAATTTTTATTTTTAAAGGTTGTGGTCAAAATTCGCAAGATAAAGAAATAACTAGATTGAAACAAAATATAACAGCACAGCATGATTCTATTATTGTTGAAAGAAATAAAGCAAAAGAAATAGAATATAAGAGAGGCGTACTTGCGGCAGAAAACGGCAATTTGAAAACATTAAACAAAGGATTGTCTGATGAAGTTAACAAAGAAAAAGGAAAAGTTATTTACATTACAAAATTAAACGCTGCATTGAAAGATTCGATTGCAAAATTAAACAACACAACAAATCCAGGTGCGGTTGATGTTACTGTAAATAAAGACGGTACGCAAACAGTAACATTTAATTATGATAAAATTTATTCAAAAGGAAATGAACATATAATTTCAGGTTCTATTGATGTTGGTTTTTTACAAGATTCTACAGTTAATGTACAAATTATAAAAGGTAATAAAACATTTAATGTAAAGTTACCTGTTATTGATAAAAATGCAGTTAACGTTGCAGTAGAAGATGAAATTCATGTTGCAATTGTTACAGGATTAGAACGTGACAAAAAAGATAATACATTACGAATATTTGTTCGTTCAGATTATCCAGGATTTGTTATTAGTGAATTAGAAGGAGCAATTATTGACCCACAAAAAGATCCTTTAATAAAATCGTATTTCCCAAGAAAACGTTTTGTTGTTGGACCACAAATTGGATTCGGAATATCGACAGGATTCAATCCTTCAGTTTTTATTGGAATCGGCTTAACGTATAAAATATTTGAATTTTAATTATGGTAACATCAAGATACATACAGTTAAATGATTGGTTATTACTTGAGTATTCGTACACAGCGAATGCGCCTACAAGTTTAAATTATCCAACAGTTCCGGAAACTGTTGGTGATACGTATGCAGGCATATATAGAATAACAAATTCTTTCACTAACGAATATCAATTTGTAAACCAAGGTGCACCAGTAAATGGCATGCATATAACAGGCAACTGTTTAGATTGGACTGCACTCCCAGTTAATGCGCAACAAACAAAATGGGCATTATCAACAATAGGAAGTGGTGAAAACGTGTTTACACAGCACCCAGAAATTGTTTTGGAAGATTATAATAGTCGAATCTCAAATGTTAGTTATGATACATTGAAAATGCATGTGTTATCAGGCTATAATTTTGAAGGTATAGACGGATTCGTGCTAGAAGTTTTCTTTAAAGAAAACTCAAAGTCAAATCTAAAAGTCGCAACATTCTGTTTTTCCGCTGATTTGCAAACACAAACACCTGTGTTTAATCCGTCACCTGTTATGCTATCTGAAAAAATGTACGATAAATATCTTACATTCAGTATGCCATCATTGGAGTTTATACAAACAGAATATTGGCAAAATCCTGATAATGCTACAGGTTTTGAATATAACTATACGCATCCAACAATTGCACAAAACACAAACCCAGGTGGGATTGTTAAAGATTCACCAATTTTCTTTACATTACATGAATTGGTGAATGTTGAAACAATAAATGATGTAGATTATTTCGATGTTAGAAATCAAGTAACTGCATCAGTTTTATGCACTGATAATTTTTCAAATTTACAATGTGTTGTTAAAGAAGGTGCCGATGGTGATTACTTTGAATACTATCCAACATGGCAAGGAACATTTATTGACAATTACATAAATAATCTTAACTCAACAGGAAATAATGATTGGACAGTAGTTAACGAAATTAGGGTTCTTGAACAAGTTGGTGTTGATGTAAATCAAACAGCACAAATAACTCAAGTGCAAAATGAAAATTATGATACACCTAATTATTTTAGACCAATAATAAAGAATGCTGCTACTGCATTTTCATTTACAATTTATTATGTAATGAAATTCTTTAACAGAGCAACTTCCGAACAAATTATTAGAACTGCAAGTTTAACATCACTCGAACCATCGAAATATGGAAAAGGATTGATGAAAATAAATATTGATGTTTCAATAAAACCGTTAAAAGTATATAATAAAGTCATCAATCTTAAACGATTACAAGGAACAACTGCTGCTGTAAGTAAACCAATGCCGGTATCGACAAAATACGTTGATGTGTATACTGACAGATATAATGTTGCATTAAATGTTGAAACATCTGAGGTAAAAGATACAAAAATATTTTATGGTCAAGGTGAGGTTACTATTTACATCAGCAAATTCGATAATGTTATACAGTTTGCAATAGTATCTTTAGTAAATGGCAGTTACATACCAAAAAATATTACTAATCTAAATTTATTTCTTAATATAATTTTAGATAATGGACAAGTATTAAGTTTTCCTATGGAGAAAACGAATGGACAAAATGGCGAATGCAAAGCTTTAATAAAACGTGAAGATTCTCAAAAAATATTAAAACAAATAAAAGAAAAATCTTTTTACATTGTATCAGTTGCTGATAGTTCATCATTGGAAACACTTATATATCATGGCAAATTTAAAGATTCTAATGAATATAATCCGTTAGATGCAAATCAGCCATTTATTGATTTTATGAAAGAATGGGAAGCACGTTTAAATGCAATGAAACTTTTATTGGCTTCAGAATATTCAAAATTAGAACAAGATAGATTTATGTTGGCAAAACAGTCAGCTGAATTGCAAAAACAATTAACTGCTATTCTTAATGCGATATCTTTATTGTCTGCTTCACAACAACAAGCAATTAAAAATGCATTACCATCAACAATTGCACAAGTAAGTACTAGTACATTAACTAACGGTATTGCAATATCTAAAGATCCCGCAATTATAACAGGTGGAACAGGTAATGGTTCAAGTTCATCGGCAAATCAAACAGTTGTTGACGATACGAATAAAATTAATAAGACAATTGTACCACCAGGCGGTAATAACACGGGTAATAATGATAACGGTAGTAATATCGGTACATCAGGTGCAAATGCAACAACGAATGGAACAGCAACTGATAGTTCAACAGGTTGCGGAAAATAAGTAGAACAATATGATTTTAAATGCAAAGAACAATAATTTTAGATTAGAAATTCCAAAGGAATTTTTTTATAAAGATGTAACTGAAAAGTATGAATTTTATTTGAATCGACTTCCAGTTCCGTACGATAATATTCCAGATTTTGTAAATGCAAGTATACAAGGAGTTTCGTTTCCCGCTGCTGCTGGACCTACTGTTGACCAAACGTCATTTGAAGATCCTATTAAATGGAGAGGTCGAGGTAAATTAGAAAGATGGCTAACTAGAGAATTTTCGATAACATTCAAATTATATGAGGGATATATAAATTACTGGATTATGTTTGAACAACTTCAAAAGTTTTATTCATACGACCAAACAAATTATATGTTAAATGATTTCGTATTACAATTTTTAGATAACACGGGATTTGAATTAATTGCATTCAAATTTGAAAAGATAATATTCACAGGCATTTCTGCTTTAGATTTATCATTTTCTAGTAACACACCTGAATTTAAAACATTTACATGCGACTTTGCATACAATTACCCACACATAATAAAAAGATTAGATTAAAATGAAAGATTTTAAAGAAATAGTAGCAGAAGATAAGCCATTATTAGAAGGCGAAATGGTACAAGGTTTAACGCCAATAGAATTAAAAGAAGCTGAAATAGTTTATGTTAAGTTATTAGAACATCTTGAAAATGGTGGAACATTAGATAATATGGACGAAGGACTTTTTGGTTCAATTGTTGGCGGTATTGCCGGTGCAGTTGCAGGTCCTGCAATTGGAAAAGCAATTTGTCATGCATTAGGTATAACACAAGGAATTTTGTATGATACATTAACATCTCGTCTTGTTACAACTGCATTAGGTGCTGCGATAGGCGGCCGATAGTATTCACGCACATATTGTGCAAAACAAATTAAATATGAATGAAATTTTTATAGGACTTGACTATTCAAGAACATCAAGCGCAATGACAGTTATAAGCGATTCTGGCATTAAGTCATATGCGTTTCCTCGACGTGGCAATATTAAAGATAAATATGTTGAAACATTTGAATCTGCAGAAGTAACAGTTGAAATAATGGAACATACTGATGCATTTACAAATTTGGATAATATGGAGTGTTCATATAGTTATGATGCCGAACTATTAGCTGATAATATTTGTAAAGCAATTGGAAAAATTGCAAATGGACAAAAAATACATATAGGATTAGAAGGATTATCGTTTGCAAGTACAGGATCTTCAATATTGACATATGCAGGATATCATTTTGTTTTGCGATATGTTTTAGTAAAAACATTAGGTATTAAATACGAAGATATCCATATCTTTTCGCCAGGTACTGTTAAGAAAACAGCAGGTAAAGGCAATTATAAAAAACCTGAAATGATAGAAGCATACATACGTTCAGAGTTTTTTGCGGAAATGAAGTTACAACAACATTTAATTTCACATGTAGAATTATTTCAATCGCCAAAAGCAAAACATTGGGCAAAACCTATTGATGATATTGTCGATTCTTTATGGGTTGCTAAATGTTTATACGATAAAATACAAAATGATAAAGAAAAAAAGACAAAAGAAACTAAATAACTATTCTATTTGTAAATGATCATACAACGATCATGGATGAACTTTTAATAACTTTAAGTATACAACTATACAAATAAAACTAATTCATTATCTTGTATATAAATTCTATAAAACTAAATATAAAATGACACTTACAGAAGAACAAAAAACACGAGCACTTGAAATATTTACATCATTTGTTGAATTGCAAAAAGAAATTGATGCAAATCAAGAAAAATTAAATAACCTTTCAACTGTTCAACAGCAGTTGTCAGAAAAAGTTGAACAGATTCGTACATCAGAAGTTGAATGGATGCACAAGATATCTAAAGAAACAGGTATCGAAATACCTGAAATAAGTAAGCATGTTGGAAACTTTATATTATCTGAAATCGAAAAGCTAAAGAAATAATCACAAAAAATGAAACTATTTATTTCTTGTGTATACAAATATTAGAGAATAAAATAATACTTAACAAAATTGCCCTCCTTTAAATTCATTGTCTTATAATACATTGTTAGTTCTCTACTAACTAATCTAAATTATAACTAAAAAAAACTAAGACAATGGAAGAAAACTATTCAGACCTCTTCAATCTCGGAGCAAGCGACTTCGCAGAACCAACAAAATCAGGCAAAGGCGAAATCGAACGCTACAAACCAGATGCCAAATCAGGCAAAGACAACGTGTATAAATCAGTGGTAAGATTCTTACCTTGGCACGCAGACCCAAAAAAATCAATCATGTCAAAATGGACAGCATGGCTAGTGGATCCTATTTCAGGCGACGGTAAATATGTTGATTGTCCTTCAACTGTAGGTAAAAAATCTTTACTACAAGACATCTATTGGAAATTACGCAAATCAGAATCAGTTGCAGAACAAGAACTTGCAAAATCTTTTTCAAGACGTCAAACTTTTGCTTCTTTAGTACAAATCATCAAAGATGATAATCAACCTGACCTTGTTGGGAAAATTTTAGTATTCCCATACGGAATAAAAATTCACAACAAAATCATGGCGCAAATTAAACCAGAATTTGGAAAACCACATATTCCATTCGATTTATTTGAAGGTCGTCCTTTCTTAATCAGCATCTCGTTAATTTCTGGCTACAACAATTATGACAATTGTACTTTCCTTGACGAAAAATTGCCATTCTCAATCAATGGTGAATCAATGGAAAAAACACCTGCCAATTTACAAAAAATTGTTGAATACTTGAAAGAAAACACACCTGATTTAGGTAAATATGATTTCCGTGAATGGGACGAAGAAACAATCGAATTCGTTAACACAGTTATCAAAAACACTGTACCTAAAGGTAAAATAATCGAAGGTCTTCAAACTGGAAATGCAAAAGCTGCAAGTAATGCACCTGCTGGAAAATCAAACATTTCAATAGGTGAACCAAAAACTGTTGCTGCACCTGCTGCTCCTAAAGCAACACCTGCTCCTGCTCCTGCTCCTTCAATTCCTGATGTAAATGAAACTGAAGATTTTAATATCGATGATATTAACTTCGATGACAACATGGCAGATGAAGATTTATACGATAAATTATAATCGTATCTAACAATTCAAAAACGGCCAGACAACACAATGTTCTGGCCGTTTTTTCTTATAAACTCTTAAATTCTCTAACATGACACTTAACTTAACACCTACAGATTTCAATAAAGAAGTCGACGATACACAATTTCGCAAAAAAATAACAGGTCTAGTAGATGAAATACTCAGAGAACGACATAGCGAACACGAAAAACAAAAACCATATCCTCGAGAAGAACGATATAACTTCGCCTGCCCATATTGCGGAGACTCATCAAAAGATGCAACTAAAAAACGTGCAAACATATACTATAAAGGATATGGCTTTCATTGTTACAATTGCAAAACACACACTTCAATAGAAAAATTTTTATCTGACTTTGGCAAAGCTCTCGATTCGTCAGAAACTATATATGCAAGAAATGTCCATTCTGAATCAGTTTCAAAATTTGTTACATCAGAAAAATCTGTTGATATTTCATATTTCATAGATCCCACAATTTTAGAAAAATATGCAATACCAAAGGCTGCAATATTTAAACATTGGAATCTAACAGAAATTGATGCACCAGAAAATGGATGGATTAGAAAATATTTAAAAGATAGACACCAAACAAATAATAATGTATTTGGTTGGGACAAAAAATTAACACGTCTATTTATATTCAATTTAACATTAGAAGGTAAAGTATTAGGGTTTCAAGTTAGAAATTTTAAAACAGAACCTAAATATGTTACGCATACATTGGAAATGATTTATAAGAAAATGGAAATTGCAATTCCTACTGATAAATTATTTGAAGAATCTTCAAAGTTATCTTTCATATTTGGAATTTCAACAACCGATTTTTCTGAAATGATTACAATAACCGAGGGACCTTTGGATTCATTCCTTATCAGAAATGCAATGAGTGCATGCGGTTTGGAAAATGAATTCCCATTTGATATTTCAAACAAACGTTATATGTATGATTATGATTCAGCAGGAACAAGTAAAGCACTTGAAAAAATCAAAGAAGGCGAATCTGTTTTCTTATGGAAGAAATATATAGCTGATATTGGCATAAATATATACAAAAACAAATTAGATTACACTGATGTTGTAACTATAGCAAAATCAACAAAGATAAATCTATTGCCAATAAATGGGTTTTTCTCTGATAGCAAATATGATGCTTTCTATATTTAAAATAAATAAAATATGTTTCAACAAATTTGGCATATGATAACTAAAAAAACAAAACAAGAACCTGTTACTCAACATACAGAAGAAGATTTTGAAAATGAACTTGATGAATACTTAAAACCAAGACATTATCTTATGGGCGTTGATGTTGCACAAAAAATAGAAGAAGAAGTACCTGAAATTAAATACACGGCAGGCGAAATTAAATTGAAGAAGAAAGTCGAAGTAATAGAAATAACATATGGAAGAAATAAACAAAAATCAGGAAAACTCTTCTGAAAAAGATAAAGAATCAATTACTGCAAGATTTGATAGAGAACGTCGTGAATGGCAAGAAAAAATAGCGGGCTTAACACAACGTATGTATGATATGGGACAAGTATCAGATGTGTTGGTTGATGTTTTATCACAACGGCAGGTTGCTCTTGAATACACGCATACATTAATGCAATTAATAACAGGCATTAATGCAAAATTGAAAAAATTAAAAAAAGAACGTTTTATTTACTATACGCAAGAAAGCGATTACCGATTAGACAAAGAACCTAGAAATATGTTTATTGATGTTGATTTGGAAAAACATGTGAAAACACTTGAAACATTTTCAACGCATTTATCATATATGAGAGGAACTGTTGATTCGCTAGATCATATGTATTACGGTATAAAATGGCGAATTGAATTAGAACAATATAGAAGAAAACAACATTAAGATTATGACAACAGAAAACGAAACAACAAAAGAAAAAGATATTTTGGAAGGAAAACGAATAGGACTTGATTATCTGCATACACACCCATCAACACAACGAATGCTATCAGTCGATGATGAGCATGTAATTGTTGATAGAAAAGATTATGAAGAAGTTATACGTTTTTTACGCAAAATTCAATACCAAAACAAAGCCGAAGAATTGCGGTTTTACTAAAATAAACTAAATTAATCTGATGAAAGCTCAAGTAACCGAAGATGGAAACTTTATACAACTTACTGAATATACGAAACAAGAAATAGACCAAATAAGATTTTCATTTAAAAGAAGAATACAAAATTGGAGATTCCACCCACTCGTTAAAAAGAAAATATGGGATGGATATATCGCATTTATAGATAAATATAATCGAATACCTATCGGTTTATGGAATGAACTTAACGTATGTTGCAAAAAGTTTGAATTTGAACTTGACATAGAAGGATTCGATTCAATTGTTGACCCAGAGTTAACACCCGAAATATTTGAAGCATGGGTATGGGATTTTTTCAAAGATCATCCTAAACATTGCAAAGGCGGTCCTAAAGAAATTAGAGATTACCAAATAAGTTCAGTTTACAACATTTTAAAATTTAAACGTTCAAGTTCAGAAATTGCAACGTCTGCTGGTAAAACATTAATGATATTCATGATGTTTGCTTATTTGCTTGATTCTAAAAAAGCAAGCAGATACATGATTGTTGTACCTAATACTTCATTAATCATTCAAACAATGGAAGATTTTGAAGAATACAATAATGGAAAACTTAAATTTACAATTCAACCAATACATGGCGGGACAGATAAAAGAAAATCTGATGCTGCATGTGTAATAGGAACGTTTCAATCTTTGGTTAAACGTGACGCTGATTGGTTTGATGGCGTTGACGTTGTTTGTGTCGATGAAGCGCATTACACAAATAGCGCATCAGTTAAAACTGTAATTTCAAAATGTAAAGATTTGAGATACAGTTTTGGTCTATCAGGAACACTTAAAAAAGAAGAAGATAGTGCAGACCATTTTACATTACAAGCATATCTTGGTCCGTTTGTAAATGACGTATCTGCAAAATTCTTAATTGATAATTCATATGCAACAAAAGTTGCTGTTAAAGTTATTCAAATGAAATACCTTGAAATCGAATTAAGACAAAAGTTAAAAGATTTGCGTGAACGTCGTTCAGAATTCGAAGGTTCAGAACTATTAAATATCGAAAAGAAAGTAGTAATTGAAAGCAGAAGAAGATTCAATTACGTTTGTGGATTTGTTGCAAAATCAACACGAAATTCATTGGTATTATTTTCTGACATCAAATACGGTTATGGACGTAAAGTTTATGATTGGTTAAGAAACAATACTGATAAAGAAGTTTATTATGTAGATGGTGGAACTGCTATACATCTTAGAGAAAACTATTTTGAAAAAATGAAGAATAACGACAACATTATTCTTGTTGCTTCATTTGGTACATTAAGTACAGGTATCTCAATCAATAACATATTTAACATTTTCATGTTAGAAAGTTATAAGTCTGATAGAATCATTAGACAAACAATCGGCCGTGGAATGCGATTGCATGCTGAAAAGGAAAGAGTAACAATTTGGGATTTTGTTGATGATTTTACATTAGGCGATGAAAACTATTTGTTGAAACATGGTAAAGAAAGAATACGTACTTATATTGCTCAAGGTTTCCCACATAAAATATACAAGGTTACATTTTAAATATATAAAATAAAATATCTTGTATGAATAACAAAAGAATTCTTTCTATAGATGAATTTGTTGCTAAAATGAAGGCTGATAATGAATCGCCAACAGGAGAGCAAACAAAACCCACGCATATAGAGGAAGAGGAAGTAATAAAACCAAAAACAAATCTTCCTGAATTGAAAAAAGGCAATATCGTAGAGGATAGATATGGTAATCGTTACGAAGTATGCGAAGTAACAAAAGATTTTTCTGTTGCTGATACTGTTGACGATTGGGAACAAATCAAAAAGTACAAAGATGATAAAGATGTAACTTTTGTAATTGTTTGGGCTAAAGAAAGCAAAGAGAAAAAATTTGTTTTTGTTTATGGCGTAGTTGATGATTATGCTGTAAGAAAAATTGACACTAAACATGTTGATGAAGAAGATAAATTAACAAAAGTTTATAAAGAAGTTTGCAATCGAATTGATGATACAGAAGTATTGGCTGATTTTAAGAAACGATGGAGAAAATTCATGGATCTTGTAAGAGGCGGAAAAATATCTAATGAAAAACATATCATGTTAGAAATACTTGACGATTTTAAAATGACAGACGTTGTTAAGAAAAACGAAAAACCTAAAGTTGAAGAAGAAACAAAAATAACAAAACATACACTAATTAACGAAGGCGAAGATGTCAAACCTGCATTAGGTGATATGATTGAAAAAAATGTATATGAAGTTATTTTTAAAGGTATTACATATTATGTTCACCCAAAAAATGGCGATACAGAAGTTATTGCATTTACAACAAAAGATTTAACAACAGCAGTTAAATTAGGTGATAAAGATTTAACGTTTAAAGTTAAAGATTTATTCGGTTTAGATAAATGGCAAACTGTAATAGTAGCTGACACTTCAGGAGAAAATTAAATTAAAATAAAATAAACAGCAATGAAAAAAATATCAGCAGTAGTTGAAAAAGTAAGAGAAGATAATCAACAATTCTTTATACTTGAAAAATACAATAACGATGTAAAAGAAAGCATGTTAAAAACGCTATCTGTATTAACTGACGAAGCAAAACGTGTAAATATGTCTGTTAACGAATACGTTGCGACATTATCACAAATTTGCAAATAATTCGTGAATATATAATAAAAATTTATATAATATGAAAAGAAAAATATTATCTATTGACGAATACGTTCAAAAAGAAAAAATGTTTGAATCTGAAGTTTCTGAATTGGAACTTTTAGAAGAAGCAGAAAGTCTAAAGGACCAATACAAAAAACATTGGCATTCAACTTTAGATTCTTTTGGTGTTTCGCATATGTCTCAATTGCATCACACAAAACGCAGTGAATTTTTTGCAAAAATTAAAGAAGGCTGGGTTAAAGGTGTTGGACCAAAAAATGCAGCTAATACTATTGATGAGGAAGATGAAACTATTGATGATAATAAATATTTAGCAGCAATTGCAAAGAAAAAAGAAACTGCTGATAAATTACAAGCAATGCAAAAAGCTCTTGAAGAAGAAGCATTAAAACAAAAAACACCAGCAGATTTACAAAAAGAACTTGATGAGTTAGATAAACAAATCAAAAAATATAAAGGTCCATTATCTTTAAGAGAATCAGCAATTCTTGAAGCTGATATAAAAACAGACGAAGAATTCAAATCTTGGGCTGAAGAAAAATTGAAAAAAATGCACGGTGATAAATACGACCAAGCAAAAGCTGACGAAACTATCACTGGATTATTAAAGAAAAAATCAGACGATGATTTAGACTACGGTTCAATCATTGGAATGTTAAATAAATAAAAAATAAATATCATACAATGAAAAGAAGAATCTTATCAATCGACGAGTTCGTAAATGAACAATTACAAGCAGATAAATTAGCTGAAGAACAAGCAATTTTAGAAGGCACTATTAATTCTGATGAAGAATTCAAATCTTGGGCTGAAGAAAAATTGAAAAAAATGCATGGCGATTCATATGACCAAGCAAAAGCTGATGAAGTTATCACAGGTTTGTTAAAGAAAAAATCAGACGATGGTTTAGACTATGGAGCAATCATCGGTATGCTAAATAAATAATTAGCATTAAACATATTAAAGCAGTATTCGAGAGAGTACTGCTTTTTTCATTTTATTATTCTGAATATATAATAAAATAATCAAAAAAGCAGCATGGCAATACAATTAGGCAAACTAAAAACGCTTGAAGAATTCATTACATTAGGTTTAAGTGACCAATTCGACAAGAAAATTATTTTCATCAGACAAGGAGCAGATCTTGCAGCATTATCAGGAGATACATCAGAAAGAGAAGCAGCAATCAATAAAGCAGCAATTGACCAATTGTACATATCATATTACACAGCAACAGATGTAAAACGTGATGATATCATTATACCTAGAAATCTGCCAGTTATTTATTATGGCGGTAATTCAAAGGAATCTTTACAATTTATTAATAAATTTAATGTAAATCCAAAAAGAATGTATAATCTTCCTGAACCAATGTTAAAATCAGGCGATAAAGTACAATTCTCGAAAATATTTGCAAATTGCGATTGGCTTCCAAAAACAGTTTTTAAACGAGAAGAAGCAATCGAAGGTGCTGTGGGATTTCCTGTTATCGCAAAAATAGCAAAAGGACATTCGGGATTAGGCATAAAAAAAATTGATACAGCAGCAGATCTTAAAAAAGAGCCTGAAACATTTGAATTAAGAGGAGAAGAAAAATCATTTGATTTATATTCTCAATTCATTGATTTTGATAGAGAATACCGATGCGTATTTTTAAATGATAAATGTTTTATTATAAATGAACGTGTACCAACAATAAAAGAAGACCAATCAATACGAACAAAAAAAGTTGATGAAAAGGTAAAATTCATATATGCATATCAAGATATGAATAAAATTCCTGATGATTTCATGAATGAGATTTATCGAATATCTGGTGAAGTACGAAAAGAAATTGAACTTGGCCTTTGGTCTTTGGATGTGGTTGTTGATAAACAAGGTAAAATATGGGTACTTGAAACGAATAGTGCAACAGGATTAGGAAGTGTAAAACTTTGTGAAGTATACATGGAAGTTTATAAAGATTTTTACCGAAGAGAATTGCCAGATTCGTTCAAAGAAGAACTTTGGAGAAAATATATGTCACAAGGTCATTCAATTTATTGGCCTGAATACAAAGAAGAAATATTATCTTCAAAATGGCCAATGGATTATGAAGGAATATTAGCAAAATATCCAATCATAGATGAATACGGCAAATAAATATTTAAAGACTGGCCTTTTTAAAACATATAAAAAGGAAAACGAAAAACGATTGCCGATTCATCCGCAACACTTATTATCATTGATAAGTTATAATTTAATATCTTCAATTTATCTAGAAGAAAATTACGGAACAAATTTCGGAATTCCTGATGAAGATTTTATAAAAGCAGGTTACAATATTGTATCTCGTGATTCTTTATTTGAAATGTGTGATATGATCATATTGCCAAAACCTGTAATTGACGATTTAAAACAAATGAAAGACGGCCAAATTCTTTGCGGTTGGTCTCATGCAATTCAACAATTTGAAATCGCTGAGATTGCAATTGCAAAAAAATTGACTTTAATTGCATGGGAAGAAATGCATACATGGAATAATGGAGAAAAATCATTGCACATATTTTATCGAAACAATGAACTTGCAGGATATGCAGGTGTTATTCATTATTTAGGATTACAAGGTTTAGACGGAATGTACGGACCTAGAAAAAAAGTATCTATTTTAGGATACGGCTCTGTCAGTAAAGGTGCAATTTATGCATTACAAGGACGGGGATTTAATAACATTCATGTATTCACAAAACGCCCTGTTCATTTAATAGCAGATAAAAACCCAGACGTATATTATAACCAAATGATTAACTTTCCTGAAACTGATTACCTTTCAGTTATTTCAACAGAAGGAAAAATATCACATCTTATCGAAGAACTTCGAAGTAGTGATATCATAGTTAATGGCGTATTGCAAGATGTCACCAACCCAATGATGTTTATATCTAATATAAAACAAGCAAATTCTCTAAAACAATTTACATCAATAATTGATATAAGTTGTGATGAGAACATGGGATTTTATTTTGCAAAACCAACATCATTCGATGATCCTACATTTAAAGTAGGAAAAAATATAACATACTATTCAGTTGACCATTCGCCATCTTATTTATGGAATTCAGCAACACGAGAAATTTCTTTAAGTTTAATTCCATACATAGAAACGCTAATGATTGGCGAAGAATCATGGTCAAATGATTGTACGATAATGAACGCAATAGATATTTGCAGTGGCAATATTCGTAACGAAAAAATATTAAAGTTCCAAAATAGAGAATTTAATTATCCTCATAACATAATCAAGTAAAAAATAAATAAAAACATATTATGAAAAATAGAATACCATCATTGAATGAATTTATATTCATAGAAAAATCGAATGCAATTAATGAAGCAATTGAGGAATCAGGACTTGAGTTTGCAACTCGTCACGGTCTTGAAAAAACAACTACATTTAAAACTTATTTAAAAGGTGAAATAAGAACAGTATGTTCATTGTTTCATTATGAAGCAGGATGGCCAACAGCAGGATTGCGATATACATACTTTGGAGATGAAGCACCAGTTGAAAAATTTAAAGAAGTTATTAAATCTGCAACTACATATTTAAAAACAGGTGTTGCATCTGCACCTATTATTGAATTTGTTGCATTTTTATACACTGATGCTGCGCCAGGCGGAAGATCGCAAGGTCCTTTGTCAGATGCAATAAAAAGAATAGAACCTGAATTTAAAGCAGCAAATAAAGATTTACCTGCAATGAGAGATGCATTAACAAATATTATAAATGTATTAAAATCATGGACATCTGATGCAGCTGCATCGTTATTAAATGTAGCAGTAGCTGTAGCAAGAAAGACAAGTTATTCTGCCTATGCTGGTTCAGATTTTACTAAAGTATTAACAATGACGCTAGACGGACTTAAGAAAAATAAAGTAAAAGTTACACCTACATCAAAAATTGAAATTGATAAAAATAACACAAGCATTAGTAGTGACACTATTCATAACTCTATCGGTTTTGTTCAAATAGATACACAAAGATGGTCATCGGTTGTTACTGTTAAAGTTGATGGCAAAGAATTCATAGCAGGTTCTTTTGAAAATCAATCTGCATACGGCCGTTACTAATAGAAAATATGAGAATTAGAAGATTTTCAAGTATGTCAGAATCTAATTATCCACATAATATAATTCAATAAAATGAAAATAGAAATAAGCAAACTTAAAACGCTGGAACAATTTATTAATGAAACAAATAAAAATGGAAATTTTGTTGTTAGTTACAGTGGCAAATTTCAGCCTTTTCATATCGGGCATTTCGATATATATGAACAATTAGTTGCAAAATTTGGCAAAGAAAATGTATACATAACAACCGGAGATCTTAATCAATCTGAAGTAGGCAAGGCAGCGTATGACGATAATCATTTCTTGTCTTTTGATGAGAAAAAATTGATAATGACAAAAATGTTTAAAATACCGCCATCAAAAATTGTTAAAGTAAAAAATACTTATGCACCTACCGAATTGCTTACAATGTTTACAAAAGATACTGCATTGATTACTGTTCTTGGTGGTAAAGATGCTGAACGATTAACAAGAGGAAAATACTTTGACATATACAATGACAATGTTGAACTTGATGGATATGAAACAAAAGGATATATCTATGTACAAGAAAATTCGCCATCTGTTAACATGAGTGCAACAGAAGTACGCAACTATTTCAGAGATAATAGCCACGCAATAAAAGATAAAGAAAATTTCTTTAAAAAAATATACAAGAAACTAGATGCAGGCATTTTTAATTTATTGAATACTAAATTAAATTCAATAAAAGAATCTAATGAAACGCATCCTGCCGTTTGTAAAGATTACGCGGAATATTATCCGAATGGATGGAAAGACTTGGATGGAATGTTTATGGGTCCAAATGCATTTAAAGGTTTTGCAGGAATTGATGAAGGCGGCGCATTCGGTCATCTTGAACATGTTTATGATGATTTGACAATTACATTTGGACAAATGAAAGAAATTATAAATCTTGGACTTTCAGGCAAATTAGAGAATACCGTTGAAAAAACTGATGGCGTTACAATTGCAATTAGTTACAAAGATGGAAAAATTGTTACAGCAAGAAATAAAGGTGAATATAAGAATTTTGGTGAAAACGCAGTTGATAAAAATGCGTTAATGGCAAAATTTGCAGGTAGAGGACCTATTGCTGATGCATATAACCTTGCATTCGATGATCTTGAAGATGCAATAAAAGATCTTAACAAAAAAGATCTTGAAAGTATATTTAAAAATGGAAAATGCTTCATGCATCTTGAAGTAATCTATTCGCCTGCAATGATTACGGTACCGTACAATACAAACTTAATGGTATTTCATAACGTGACTGAATATGATACAGCCGGCAATCCATTATCACAAGATCGTGCAGCGGCAGATAAGCTTGCAAAAATGATAGCAGATATTAATAAAGATATCGAAAAAACATTTAAAATACAAGGCTCGCCTTATGTTAAATTAAAAGATGGCGTAAATTTTGATAAAGAAAAAACGTATTTCAATGCAAAGGTTGATGAAATAAAAGCAAAATGGAATTTTAAAGATAATAACACGTTCTTAGATTTTTATACTGCTGAATGGAAAGATAGAATATTAAAAATGGGTTATTCATTAACAGATGTTCAATTGGCAGGTTTGATTGGCCGATGGCTAACTGATGACAAATCATTTAGAATAAACAAAGATAACATTCCTGATGAAAAAACATTAGCATGGGCCAAAGATTTTGAAGCAAAGGACGCCGCAAAAATAGGTGGCGAAATAAAAAGAATCGTTGGAACAATTTTTGTACAAGTAGGTGTTGCAATAATTAAAAGTTTACAAACAATACTTGCGCCAAATCCTGATGCATCACTTAATCAATTAAAAGCTGACTTTAATAAAGCAATAGACGATATAAATAAATCAGGCGATGAAGGCGCTTTAGCAAAATTGAAAATTCATTTACAATCATTGGAAAATGCAGGTGGCATCGATGCAATATTTCCATCTGAAGGCATTTGTTTCAATTATGGTGGAAGATTGTTCAAATTAACAGGCGCATTTGCACCTATACACCAAATAATTTCTGCATTAAAATTTTAAATTATTATGAACCGAAGAATACCTAGTCTAGACGACTATATAAAAGAAAATTCAATATATGAATACACTCTTGGCATAAAAACTGAACCGCATTATCCAATTTATATAACTATGCATTACTATACGAATGACCAAGACAGAAAATACGCATACGTATGGGAAGATAAAGATGATGCAAATAAAGATGCACGTACAAGTAGCGGACCGCACATTGTAACTGCACATAAGATAACGTCATTCGATGATATCGAAAAATTACGAAAAACTTATAATTTGAAGAATTTGTTCAAAACTGAAGATTCTGTTTTTGCAGATGTTATTCAAAAAGGAAAAACAAGATAAAAGTAAGAAAGCCCACTGTTTAAGAGGGCTTTTGTCTATTACGCTGGACACGAACAACAGGGTGGGATTAGACGGCAGTGGTGCTTTCTATTTTTATTTTCTTCCATATTTTCTTTTGTGCCATTACATCAAGTGGCAAAATTTTATCCTTGTGCTTAAGATTCATATAAAATAAGCTTACAACATATTTGCCTAAAAGCAAATGTTTTAATCTATTGGGATCTTCAAAATATTCAAGATGTGCCATTTCTAAATCACCCATCATATCTTTTAAAATCGAAATTCCTAACGATTTATTTTCAACAGAAACAGTACTAACTTTTTTTAATACTGCTAATAACAAATAGTAGTTTGCTTCCGCATCACTACCTTCTTTGTAATTTGCCCAATCTTTAATGCTTATTTCGCTCATTTTTTATTAGAATATATAATTATATATTTATTTTAAACAGAGAACAAACATTATGGGCGTAGAAACACTATCCGATTATTTGCAACAAAATGGCAAAGAAAAATTAATTGAATTACTTACAGAAAGTAAAGTAAGTATAACAGAAAAAATAAATGCACATCGTGTATCTATTTTAAAAGACAGACTTAACAACGTTGAATTTTATGCAAAGAAAAAGTCTGAACCCATCAAAACATACGACAGAATATTATCTGACCTGTATGAAGATTTCATAACGCATTTAATTGCAAACAAAGAAAACATTCCACAAGGAACGTTCAATTTTTATTTTGTAGGCCATGATTTAGATGTAATATACACAAAGAAACCTGAAAGTATGTTATTGCTAACAGATATGAGTTTTCCGAAATCAAAAACAAAGGTAAATGATTCATTGGAAGTTGTTGCGAAACAATTGAATGTAGCATGTCAGCCAGTGGTATTTGAAGGCAAGCTAATGAAACGAAAACACATTAAAGATATTGTCAATTACATTGAGAATGGAGGCATTCTACCTGAGATAATGCACAATTTATTTGGTGATAACGCAACAAGTATGTCATTAAATAAATCCGATTTAATAGAAGGATACATTTTCAAAATAAATGATAAACTTTATAAATTAGAAGACAACAGATTTGAACGTAAGGTATTTCCAAAGGTAAATACATCTGGTTATGAAATGCTTATAATGGAACTATCGGATTTTGTATCGCAATTAGATTTTACAGACATACACGTTGACGCAAAAAACAAAGATATGAAATTTGCAAATTTTATATGCGAAGCATTTAATCGTTTTATAGAAGAATCTGGTGATTCAATTGAAACAATGCTAATTAATCCACCAGCATTCATAAGTTCAACAGGTTCGCTTGGGATACGATACATATCGAATCAAAAAACTAAAAAATATTTGAAAGATGAAAGATATGAATATCTTTTAAGAATATTTTTAACGATATTTAATAAGCCTCTTTTTGAACGAGGATTGTTAAATGCAGAGTTTATCGAAAAACATAATAAGTTAGTAAAACAAATACAAGACTATATTCTTACAAAAGATAACATTTTTGACTTTAATCAATTTACAAAGTTTAGAAATAAATAAGAATATATAAATAAATACAAAAATAAGATTATACACATGAACTTTAAAAAGACATCACGTTTAAATGAATCAGTTGACGTAGAGAGAAAAGAATTTACTCGACCATCGGAATTGATTACATCGAATGCCAACGCAATTCTTGCATACGTAAAAAAATGCGGAAGTATTGCTGAAAGTACATTATCAATATTCATTAATGGCTTGAGCGAAACAACAACGAATACTCCATTGGGTTGGGTTTACGAAAATAGCAAATATTTCCAACGTACAAAAAATGGACAAAATTACTTTGTATCTTTAAATGAACTTGGTAATAAAGTTCTTGCAGAATCTTCAGCAACAGAGGATGTATATATCGACATTATTGGAGAAGGTGCATTAGCAACAGTAAAAAGAAAATACACAGACTTGCATCCTGCAAAAACTGCACAAATTGCAACACCTGTTAGAAATAAAGTATTAGCGCATATCGCAGAATCTGGTAAAATTGAAAGATCTGCTTTTATAGCATATATAAAACAAATGAATGAAGAATCTGGCAGAAAAACAACTTTTGCTTGGGTTCGACAAAACGCGCATTTATTCAAAGTAACAGAAGACAAAGAAACAAAACAAAAATTCTTTGAATTATCTGCTTTTGGGGTACGCGTATTAAACAGAACAACAATTAATGAAAATGTTTCATTAGAAGAAATTTTATTAGAAGATTATTCAGATTCGTTAATTAAAGCAATTGCAAAACAACAAGGAATTGATGTTGCTGCATATAACATGGACCAATTAAAAATTGGTATGGAAGTTGTATTACTTGCAAATGGTTCTGCTGCAGGCGAAGATGCCGATGTTACTGGCAACGACCCTATTCAAACATTAAGAATTGTTATTGGAAATTTAAAACGAGATTCAGAATTTTATACAAAAGCTAAACCTGATAACTGGGGTGCTGAATTTTTCAAAGCAGCTGCTGAATCTGAACCTACATCAATTGATACAACAGCTGAACAACCTGCTGCTGGTACAGATGGAGAAACAACATCAGATATTAAAGTGCCTGGTTTAGATCCTGCTGGTTCTGACCAAACTGCTACTGATAATACAGGTGATACGTCAACAGAAAAACCTGTAGATGGTGAACCTGCCGCTGAAAAACCGGTCGATACAAATACCGATGTTGAAGGAACTGATGCTGATAAAGCACCTGCGCCTGATGCTGACGACAAAACTGTTCCTAAAACTGATGACGAAACTAAAGCTGATAAATCTGTAGAACCAATAAATACTGATGACACTGGGACTAAAGCACCTGATGTTAAAGTTGATGATACAGATCCTGCCAATGCAGATGTTGCAAAACCAAAAACAGGTGAACCTGACCAAATCCCAGGCGGTGTATCTGATAGAAAATCAATTGCCGATATTGCAAACAAACATAGCGTTTCAGAAGATGGCATATTCAAAGAATTAGAAGTAGGTAAAAAAGTTGAAATCGAACATACTGATGACATTAAGAAAGCTGCAGAAATTGCACGAGATCATTTATGGGAAGATCCTAAATATTATTCAAAATTAGTTGCTGACGGTTTATCTGATGAAGAAGATGCAATAAAACTTGCAAAAGAATTGTTAGGTGTTGAACCTAAAGCTAAACCTGCAGCTGAACCTGCAAAACCTGTTGAAGAACCTGCAAAACCAGCAGAATCAACAGTTAAAGATGAAGAAGTTAAACCAACGCCAACTGCTGACGCACCAAAAGTTGAAGAACCTAAGGAAGAACCTAAGGAAGAACCTAAGGAAGAACCTAAGGAAGAACCTAAGGAAGAACCTAAGGAAGAACCTAAGGAAGAACCTAAGGAAGAACCTAAGGAAGACGATGATAAAAAGTTATTAACTGACGAACAAAAAGCAGAATTAAAACAATTAATTGCTGATGCTGGAGCTGTTACCATTGGTGATGAAGAAATAACAAGATTATCAAAAGAATGGGAAATCAGTTTTGACGACCTTAAATCATATATCGAATTATTATCTGTTGAGAAAGAAGGAGAAAAAGGTGACGGTGATAAATCAAATGAATCTGTTGCTGAGATGTCAGACATTATGGAACTTGGCGAAAAATACAAATTTCCTAATGGAATAGGAACTATTTTATCGGTATCTGAAGGCGCATATTTGGTTGAATTTGAAACTGGCGTATCTACTATTAAAATCGAAACAAAAATAAATGAAACTGATGCATCAACTGTGTCGAATGTACCAGGAATGGGCAATGTATATTTACCAGGCCCAGGTTTAACAGGTTCAGGTGATAAATTTGATGACGACCAATTACCAGCAAACGCAGGTTTAAACAGATCTGGTGCTAGTCGTTTCAATATGAAACGTTTATATACTTTAGATGATTTCATCAAAAATAGTTTACAAGAATCGTAATATGCAAAAGCGTTTACTAACACTTAACGAATACATAGAACAAGAAGTACTTGCGAAAGCCATACCGACACCGTCGGCTGGCTCGCAAAAGACTTTTACCGAAATTGTTATAACATTAGAATTTCCTGTTGCTGTTGGTAATGGCAATTTTATAAAATTGCAACAAGCATTAGATACAGCATTCACAGATGATAATGATACTGACTGTAGAGTTGAACAAGAATTTGGTGAAACTGGTTCAATGACAAGAGCAATCATTCATGTCAAAGATAACCCAGGCGTACAATCAAAATTGGATAATGCAATAAGCAGTCTTGACTTTCACGCAAAATTCATCGGCGCAAATAAATTTGGAAAAAATTAAATTAAGTATGAAACAAAGAATACCAACATTAGAAGAATTTTCGTTGAACGAAAGCAAACTTGTTTTGCAATTAAGAGATGAAAGCACAAAGAAAGATTTGAAATTAAAAGATTTACCGCCTGCTCTTGTAGAAGAAATTCAATTTATACAAGGACTTGGCTGGAAAACTAGAGAAATTACAGTATGGCAAGAATACGGCAGATATTTTATTGGTTTAGGACTCAGCAGTAACAGAATATTTGCATTTGTTCCAATTATTGAACGTTACAAAAATACTGATGCAAATTTAGGGTATAGCGATTATTACAAAGAATTACATATTGATACATTAATACGTGTAAGCACTGGAACATATCAAGGCGGAACAAGTAATTTGATGTAAAAAGATAAGAAATCTGAAACTATTTAATAGTTCTGAATATATAATACAATTGAATAACCTATTAAGGTAATTAACTTTATTGATACGTTAAAACAAACAGCTGTTTATTGGTCATGTGTCCTTGTGGCATTTGAGTTATTCTTGGGGTAACGAAATGATTAGTAACTGCATAAAATAAAGTTATATTTATGTTACATTCAAATCAATGGGCTCACACGCCTAGCAAACCGTCTGCATACATTGCAGTAAACAAAAATCGTTTAAAATCTTACGATAACAAAGTTTATCTTAAGGATAGACAAACATTCCAAATCGAGTTATTCAACCCGACACAAAAAAACATTTTATCAATTATCAGTATTAATGGAACTACTTTACAAGGTGGTGGATTAATTCTTAGACCAGGCGAACGTGTTTTTCTTGAACGTTATTTAAATGAAAATCGAAAATTTTTATTTAGCACATATAATGTTTCAGGTAATTCTGCTGAAGTTGCAAATGCAATTATGAAAAATGGCAATGTTGATATTAAGTTCTACGAAGAAAAACTTCAGCCTGAAATTTGGCGAACTATAAATCAGCCAACGTACGTAGGTTCACCAACAATTTTTAACCCAGGAATTTACTATTCACAAAACACTGGCGCACCATCATTCGGTACAACTACTATTTCATCAGGTTCTACATGCAATACGACATTAACAAGTAATTCTGCTGCATCAATGTCATACACATCTATGCATGACTTTAATATGGAATTTTCTGATGAAAGCAACACAAAATCATTCAAAGGTAGTACAGATAATGGACAACGTATTCGTTCTAAAAAATCACTAGATATTGAAACAGGAAGAGTTGAAAAAGGTTCTGCGTCAAGTCAAAATTTAGTGTATGTTGATAAAGAATTTTCTGATATTTGCATACATGCAATTTCTTTACAATTGTTACCTGAAAGCCAAAAACATAGTGATTCTTCTGATGTAAATCATCGAGTTTATTGTACAGAATGTGGAACAAAATCTTCAAAAGCAACTGCAAAATTCTGTTCTAACTGCGGAACACGTTTATAAAAAACCCATTAAAATATACTAAAGGTTGTCCCAAGCAACCTTTGGTTATTTAAAACTATGGAACTTTAATGTATATAATTTTAAATTAACAAACAAGTAACTAAAACACAAAATTCTAATATGCAAAAAAAATTATTCTACGCAAGAACACGTGCTGTAAAACAACCAGAAAGAGGCACATCTCGTTCAGCAGGAATTGATTTTTTCATGCCAGAGTTTAATGACCAATTCTTATTCGACCTTATTGCCAAAAATCCAAATTACTCCCAACTCCGTCCTGGAAATTATTCCTACTACATTGACGAACAAGCAAAAAAAATATTGCTTGCCCCACACGAAAGACTGATGATACCATCAGGAATCAAAATCCGCGGTCACGAACAAATCGCATTAAACGCTCATAACAAATCAGGCATTGGCGTAAAGAAAGGTCTTGACAGATTAGCTGAAGTAATTGATGAAGATTACCAAGGCGAAATGCACTTAAGTATCGTAAATACATCAAACTTCATTGTTGAAATTTGCGAGAATGAGAAATTAATTCAATTCCTTGAAGTGCATGTTGATTATTCAGACATTGAAGAAACAACAGAACAAGATCTTTTTACAGAAATAACAGAGCGTGGAACTGGCGGATTCGGTTCAACAAATAAACAGTAATATTATGCAACAACCTCAAATTGATTTATCGCAGGCGATAGACATTGTTTGTAATGAATGTCAAAATCCATTTTTTAATGAAGTGGTAATGATAAAAAAAGTATCGAAATTTATGCTAGGTGCAGATAAAGACCAAGTATTTCCGATTCCTGTATTACAATGCACAAAATGTGGCCATGTGAATGAAGAATTCATTCCAAAAGTAAAACAAAACAAAGTATCAACAGATTTAAGCAAATAATATGATTAACGTCGAACAAGTAGAGAAAAACCTTAAGGTATCTTACTTCGATGAAAATGGAGATGTTGCTTTCCAAATAATTCCTATAGAACAAGAGGATTTTTTTGAATGGGTTCCATATACCGTAGGAAAAGCGGAACCTTCATTCAAAAGTTGGGATGGCAAATTAGTTCAAAAGAAAAAAGCTTTCTTTTTGAACAAATGGAGAATTGAGGAAATTCTCATGAAACAGCCAGATTACATTAAAGAAAAGATTTATTCAAAAAATGACCCAAAGAAATTCTTTGTGGATATTGAAACTGAAGTTGATGATGAATGGCCAAAACCATCTGTTGCAAGACATAAGGTAACCGCAATATCATTTGCGCACGATAATATGCTTGCTGTATTAGGAACAAAACCATTGCTTCCCGTTCAGATAAGAAATATCGAAATCAAAATAAACAAGTACTTAACAGATCATAATTATCCAGAAATTAAGTTTTCATATGTTTATTTCAAAACAGAATATGATTTGTTATATTCATTTTTCAATAAGGCAATACAAAAAATGCCATTGATTACCGGATGGAACTTTATAAACTTTGACTGGGCGTATCTTGTAAATCGTTGTCGTAATTTATCAATTGACCCATCTGTTGCAGCAGTAAATGGCAAACTTGTAGGTCGTGAAGAATTACCGATGCACAGAGTTGTTGTCGATTACATGGAACTTTATAAAAAATGGGATAGAGTAATCTTCAAAGATAACAATACGCTACAATATGTTGCAACTGCAGCATTGGGTATGGGTAAAATTCCGTACAACGGAACACTTCAGGATTTATATGAATCTGATTTTGAACAATATGTTTACTATAATGGCGTCGATTCAATTCTTGTAAAATTGATTGATGCAAAGTTATCAACAATGTCAACATATTTAAAATTGGGTAACATTACAAAGGTTGAAGCAAATAGAGCATTCTCACCAATCGCAATGGCTGAATCTGTGATGACTCGTGAATTCTACGGCAGAAATCGAATATTCCCAACAATCAAAAACCGAAACGTAAATAAAACAGGTTACGAAGGTGCCTTTGTATTTCCACCCGTAAAAGGAATATACGATTGGGTTGCTTCTTTTGACTTTGCATCACTGTACCCATCTATTATGCGACAATGGAATATGTCACCTGAAGCATTCATGGGTAAAGAAGCAAAGAAACCAGATATTGAAAACATTACATACACTGCATCTGGCGCGTATTTTAATGATGCCGAAGATTCTGTATTTAGAACAATTTTAACTGATTTTTATGGACAAAGAAAATCCGCAAAGAAACAAATGTTTGCTGTTCAAAATGAAATACAGGAACTTAAGAAATTGAAAGCTGAGTTAGAAAAAATATAAAAATAAGCTTTTTTTTAATAAAAACATTATTCGTAATGAATATATATTAATATCAATCATTAAATATGAATTTTACATACACAAAATAACACAAGCGGATACATAATGTTCTTTGGCAAGGAACCTTGTGTATTCCGCTTTTTAATTTTAACATAATTTGAAAATGGAAGAAAATTTAGACATTAAAACGTTAAGCGACTTAACAATTTTTACAAAATACGCAAGATTTGACAAGGATCTTGGTAGAAGAGAAACATGGGATGAACTTGTTACAAGAAACAAGGCAATGCATATCAAAAAATATCCACACCTAAAAGCAGACATTAATGCTGCGTATAAATACGTGTACGATAAGAAAGTATTGCCGTCAATGAGAAGTATGCAATTTAGCGGTAAACCTATTGAAATATCGCCTAATAGAATTTATAACTGCGGTTATTTACCTATTGATGATTGGCGTGCATTTTCCGAAATTATGTTTCTTTTATTAGGAGGCACGGGCATTGGTTATTCAGTACAACGTCATCACGTTGAAAAATTGCCGCTCATAAATAAACCAAATCCTGACAGAAACAGACGATACTTAATCGGTGATTCAATTGAAGGATGGGCTGATGCAATAAAAGTTTTAATGAAATCATATTTCTTTGGCGGTTCAACAATCAATTTTGACTTTGCAGATATTCGACAAAAAGGTGCACAACTTGTAACATCAGGTGGAAAAGCACCAGGACCACAACCTTTGAAGGAATGTATCATTAAAGTAAAGGGGATTTTTGACCAAAAAAATACAGGCGATTCATTAACAACATTAGAAGTTCATGACATTGTTTGTTACATTGCTGATGCCGTATTGGCAGGCGGTATTCGTAGAGCTGCATTAATTTCTTTATTCTCTGCTGATGATGAAACAATGTTAACTTGTAAATTTGGAGATTGGTGGGAACGTAACCCACAAAGAGGACGAGCAAACAATTCAGCATTACTAATGAGACATAAAATTAGCAAAGAATTCTTTGTTGATTTGTTCAAAAAAATTCAAGCATCGGGTGCTGGCGAACCAGGATTTATTTTTTCAAATGATAAAGATTGGGGAACAAATCCTTGCGGTGAAATTGCATTAAAGCCATTTCAATTTTGCAATCTAACAGAAGTAAACGTATCAAATGTATATGACCAAGAAGAATTGAATGCACGTTGTAGAGCTGCATCTTTCATTGGAACGTTACAAGCAAGTTATACAGAATTCCATTACTTACGTTCAATTTGGCAACGAACAACTGAAAAAGATGCACTTGTTGGTGTAGGTATGACAGGTATTGCTTCACAAGGAATATTGAATCTCGATATGAAAGATGCTGCAAAAGCGGTTAAAGAAGAAAACGCACGTGCTGCTGATTTATTGAAAATTAGTAAAGCGGCAAGAACAACAACCGTAAAACCTGCAGGTACTAGTTCGCTTGTTCTTGGTACATCATCAGGTATTCACGCTTGGTTTGCAAAATATTACATTCGAAGAATGCGAATTGGTAAAAACGAAACACTTTACAAATTCTTAGCAGCAAATCATCCTGAACTTGTGGTTGATGATTACTTCAGACCACATGACACTGGAATTATTGAAGTGCCACAAAAATCGCCTTCTGATGCAATAACTCGTGATGAATCAATATTTGCATTCTTAAATCGAATCAAAAAGTTCAATACTAAATGGGTATATGGCGGTCACCGAAAAGGTGAAAATTACAACAACGTATCTGCAACAGTTTTCATAAAAGAAAACGAATGGGAAGCAGTAGGCGAATGGATGTGGGAAAACAGAAAATACTATAATGGTTTATCAGTACTTCCGTATGACGGAGGAACATACATTCAAGCACCGTTTGAAGAAATTACAGAAGAAGAATATAACAGAAGAATTCAACATTTGAAATTTGTTGACGTTACGCAAATTCACGAAGGCACTGATGAAACAGATTTATCTGGAGAATTGGCATGCGGATCTGGCGGATGCGAATTAAAATAAGAATATATAATAAAATTAGCATAATCTAAAAAATTATGCTAATTTTTATTTACACTTTATACAAAAACAAATGAATGAAACAATAGTTTATGTTAGCATGATTGCTGATTTGATACACGCAGGTCATGTATCAATTTTAACAGAAGCAAGTAAACATGGCAAAGTAATTGTAGGATTACTAACTGAAGATGCATGTAGGGAAATAAACGACGTTCCTTATTTATCATATGAAAATAGAAGAATTGCAATTGCCGCAATTGGGTGCGTGTCTGAAATTATTCCACAAGAATCTGCATCATGCCTACCAAATTTAAAAAAAATTGGTGCTACTATAGTTGTTCATGGAACTGATTGGAAAACAAATCACCTGAAGAAATATAGAGATGAAGTATTAGATTACATATTAGAAATTCATGGCGAATTAATTGAGCCAGAATATTCAAAAGAAATCAACAGTATCAATATAAAAGAACAAGTAACTGCATTAGGTATAACATCAACAGTTAGAAGTAATTCATTGCGAAGATTATTGCGTGAAAAGAAAATTCTAAGAATACTTGAAGTTCATAATGCTTTAAGCGGATTAATTGTCGAACACACAAAAATTGATAACACGCAGTTTGATGGCATGTGGTCAAGTTCTTTGACCGATTCTACATCGAAAGGCAAACCTGATATTGAAGCTGTTGATACAACTGCTCGTCTTACAACAATAAATGAAATATTTGAGGTAACAACAAAACCGATGATATATGATGCCGATACAGGCGGTAAACCTGAACATTTTCAATTTACAGTTCGAAGTTTAGAACGTGTTGGCGTATCTGCTGCAATAATTGAAGATAAAACTGGTTTGAAGAAAAATTCATTATTTGGAAATGATGTTGACCAGTCGCAGGATTGTATTTGTGACTTCTGTCATAAAATAAAAATGGGTAAAGCTGCGCAGATAACAAAAAACTTTATGATCATTGCTAGATGCGAAAGTTTAATTTTAGAAAAAGGATTAGAAGATGCACTAGAACGTTCGTTTGCTTATGTTAACGCAGGTGCTGATGCTATCATGATACATTCAAGAAATAAAGACGGTGTAGAAATATTTGAATTTATTAAAAGATTTAGAGAATTCGATAAACAAACACCTATCGTTGTAGTTCCTTCTAGTTTCAATAAAATTCATATTGATGAATTTGAAAAAGCTGGTGCTAATATAGTGATTTATGCAAATCATTTATTACGTTCTGCATATCCAGCAATGCTAAAAACAGCAAAAGGAATTCTTTTAGACGGCAAATCAGAAAATGTTGATAAAACATTATGCATGAGTATAAATGATATACTTGAATTAATACCAGGAACAAAATAATTAAAATACATAATATGGTAGACACACAAAAATTTGGAGATTTTTTAAAACAAGAAGGATTTGATTTTTTTACAGGAGTTCCTTGCTCTTGGATGAAAAGTTTAATTAATTATGCGCAAAATGATTGTGAATATTACAATGCAGCAAATGAAGGTGATGCAATTGCAATAGCTGCAGGCGCACACATAGCAGGTCGAAATACAGTTGTCATGATGCAAAATTCCGGATTCGGAAATGCAGTTTCCCCACTTACTTCATTAAATTACATATTCAAAATTCCATCATTGGTTTTTGTTAGTATGCGAACCGGTTCTGACACTGAACCTCAACATGAATTAATGGGCGTGATTACTGCAAAATTGATAAAAACAATGAAAATGAAATCCGTTGTTTTATCGAAAGATGATGAAATTGCAAAACAACAGATAGCAGAAGCAAAAGCAATAATGGCAAAAACTAATATGCCATATTTTATTCTTGTTGAAAAAGATACTTTTAATTCTGTTAAGTTAATTCCAAAGCAAAAAACATTAAAAGATGTTGCGCCAATTGGCTTTGCAAATACATTGAATCAAGAAGTTATGGACATGACTCGATATGAGGTACTTAAATCAATTTCAACAATTGACAAAGATGCTGTTTATATCGCAACAACAGGAATGACAGGCAGAGAATTGTATGATATAAAAGATAAGAAAAATAACTTGTATATGGTCGGTTCGATGGGTTGCGCTGGTGCAATTGGCTTAGGTGTTGCGTTGAATACAGATAAAAAAGTATATGTCATTGATGGAGACGGTGCTGCATTAATGCGTTTAAGTGTTCTTCCATTGATTGCAGAATATGCGCCATCAAACATGCTACATATATTACTTGATAATAATGTTCACGACACAACAGGCGGACAAGCTACATTATCGAATAACGTATCATGGAATAAACTAGCGTCTTCTATGAATTACCAAAATGCTATTGTTAGATCATACGGCCAATTAGAAAATGCATTAACTAATTGGAAAAAAGATAAAGAAAGAACATTGAAGCTAATTGTTGTGCCAACAGTTCCTGGTTCAAAAGATCCTTTAGGTCGACCAGCAGTTACACCAGTACAAGTTAAGAAACGATTAATGAAATTTTTAAAAAAATAAAAATAATGAAAACAGCAATCATACTAGCAGCAGGTCTTGGAAGCAGGGTCGGTTTACTAACTGAAACTATGCCAAAAGGCTTTTTAAGAATCTGCGGAAAATCATTGATTGAAATGTCCGTTGAAAATTTATTGAAAAAAGGTTATGAAAAGATATTAATTGTAACAGGACATAAATCTGAATACTACGAAAAATTTGCCAAAGGATATAAAGAAGTGTCAACAATTCATAATGGCAATTACGTTGACAGTGGAAGCGGATATTCTTTGTATGTAGGTTTGAAAGAAGTGAAAGGTGCATGTACGATTGTTGAAAGTGATATTTTATATGATGCAAAGATTCTTGACCATATAGGTAACGACAAAGACATTATTGTAACATCATTCATAACAAAAGATCATGATGAAGTTTATGTTGAATCTTTCAACAATTGCATGAGTAATGTATCGAAATTAACATCTGATTTGGAAAATCACGAGCATTCATTTTTAGGAATTTCTCACATTTCAGCAAATACTGTTAATAATGTATTGTTACCATTCGCTGAAGATATCTTAAAAAATAATCCAAGAATTGAATATGAACATGTTTTAGTTAAAGCAACTAAAAAATATGGCGTACAATTCAATTTAGAGAAAACTGATTATGTATGGTGTGAAATCGATGATCTTATTCATTACTATAAAGCAGTTAATAGAGTATTCCCACTTTTATACAATATCTTATAATGAAACAAATTCTTTTAAATCCTGGGCCTGCAAATACGTCAGAAAGCGTAAAGCAAGCACAAATTGTTGACGATATTTGTCCACGAGAACGTGAATTTGGTGGTATCATGAATGCAATAATGGTACATTTGCCAACATTTGTTGCAACTGACCATTTACGATATGAATCAATTTTATTTGGTTCATCAGGTACCGGTGCAATAGAAGCGATGATATCATCTTTGCCGAAAGATTCATTTCTACTAGTTATTACAAACGGTGCATACGGTAGACGAGCAGCAGAAATTGCAAAAAGATACGCTATACGTTTGTTTGAAATTGACTGTGGCGATAAAGTTTTAAATTATGAAATGATATCTAAATTAATTGAAACGAATCCGGATATAACACATGTGTATACAGTTCATTGCGAAACGACAACAGGAATACTAAATGATATTGACTTTATAGGAAATTTATGTAAAGAAAATAACAAGACATTTATTATTGATGCAATGAGTACTGTTGGTGCATATGAAATAGAAATGACAAAAAGTAATGTTGATTTTTTAATAGGAAGTTCAAATAAATGCATACAAGGATTTGCAGGCATTGGATTTATAATTGCTAGACGAGAAAAATTAATGGAACTAAAAGGTCAAGCAAGAACTTGTTATTTTGATGTATACGACCAATGGGATTACATGCAGAAAAATTTGCAATTAAGATTTACACCACCTGTTCAAACAATATATGCTTTTTATCAAGCAATAAAGGAATTAACAAGTGAAACTGTTGGCGGTAGACATAATCGTTATAAAAATAATAGAACGTTGTTGATTAACGGCATGAAAGTTGCTGGCGTTAAACAATATACGCCAGAAGAGCATTCGTCTGTTATCATAACAAGTTTTTTTGATTTGGAACATCCAAAATATTCATTTGATGATATGCATGACTTTTTAAAGGAAAGAGGCATTACAATATATCCAGGAAAAGTATCGAATACAAATACATTTAGAATTTCTAACATCGGAACTTTAACAATTGAAGATATTGCAAAATTCTTATATGAATTCAATAATTACATTTTATACTTAGAAACTAAATAATACTTCTGAATATAAAAATAAACAAAAATAATATATGGCTGTAAAAATAACGGTAGATGGATATCTTAATGTTGAGCACCCGCACAACGAACGGTACACAATAAAAGGTGTTGCCAATTCACTTGAAACTGATGAAGATTCGATTAAGTTTGCTGACATGGGCACTTTTATTATTGCAACTGATATGTCAAAAGAACGTGAATTAAATTCTGTTGGAAGTTTGTACTTCAGATTTGCTGTTTTCGGAAACATTTTGATTATGTCTGCCCGTGAATTACCCGAAGGCTCACCAATTGCAACTGCGGAAAATGGAAAATATGATATTCCAGAACTGGAGGCAGGTATAATAAAGTCAATAAAAAATGCATTATACTTATATAAACAAGTTATGAATGATGATGTTGATGCGCAAGAAGAATTTGAAAAAGTATCGAATAAATTAAAAGAAAAAATCAAATCAACTAAATCTGAAAAAACTGTATATCAGTTTGACCCAGATAAAGAAGGCGATATTGATGATAATGAAGCAGAGTTCATAACAACGTTTTATACAAGAGCGTTTGATGCTATTAAGGATAGAAAAAGAATTGATATAAACAAACTTGTTTTATTTGAAGATAGCGATGTTGTAATAAAATTTATGCCAGGTAAAGTCAAAAAAACATTATCTGACATGATGACATATTTTTCTGAATTGGAAGATTACGAAAAATGCGCAGTGATTCGCGATATTACAAAAAAAATCAAAGATGTTTCTCAAGAAGAAATTAATAATGCTGTTCAAGAATAGCGAACCAACTGTAATAAATTTACGGTATTCGGATTATGATGTATACATCGGAAGAGGCCGTTGTTTGAAATGCGGAGATGTTGGAATATGGGGAAATCCGTATTCGCATAAAGAAGGGACATTAGCAAAATATAAAGTTGCTAATGTTGATGAAGCAATTGAAAAATATAGAGAATACTTATTGTCTAACGAATACCTTTTATCACAATTACATACACTAGAAGGAAAAGTTTTAGGATGCTGGTGCATGCCGAAAAATCCAACAAGCGGCAAGTACTATTGCCATGGTCAAATTATAATAGAAGAATATAGAGCACATTGCATGTAAAATCATATAAATGTTACGAATATATATTACAATAACTGTAAATATATTTAATATGAGCGTATTCGTAACATCAGACACACACTTTAATGGAACAGCATATTTAACTGAAAATTATTCAAATTTACAGATAAGTGGATGGCAATCTTCAGTAACAAATAATGATATCGTTATTCATTGTGGTGATGTTCATGCAGGTAAATTCGACAACGTTAAAGAAACAATTAAATCATTACCTGGATATAAGATTTTAGTTAAAGGAAATCACGATTCAGCAAAAAATGAAAAGTATCTTGAAGTATTTGACGAAGTTTATAACACAACATACACACTAGATGGCATTGCATATTCGCATACACCTATAGATTTAAAAGATTACCCAAATTGTGAATATAACATATTTGGGCATTTTCATGTATATCCAATTGGAAAAGATATATCGAAAATACGAAGATATAAAGAATACTACAATTTCGATAAGCATTTCCCAATTTGTATATGGGATTGGAATTGGACACTGCCGACTTTAGAAGAATTTAAAAAAAGGTTTATAAATGTTAAATAGAATACCTACATGGGTTGCATTCAGCAATGATTATGATCGTTTGTATGAAGCAACGTTAAAGAAAAACAAACAGCTTGACGACGAAACTCATAAAAAGTATAATGAAGCAAAATACAAGTTTTTAGAAAAACAACTTGCAATTTGCAAAAAACATGGCGTAAAGTGCATGGCTGATTTTGGTACATTACTTGGAATTATTAGAGATGGCGATTTAATACGCAACGATACAGATTTACAAATTTTCGGCGAAACATTAAATAAAGATTTTTTTGATGATTTAGACAAAACATTTTATGCAGTACCATCTTCAAAACAATCATTTAAAAAATTGTTTGACGAGAACGATGATTATCATGAATTGCTTTATGTTTGGCTAGAAGATTTAGATAAAGACGGAAATAAAATAACATTCAAAAGTCCAGGCGGTGCAACTGTAGGTATGTTTGGTGATTTAATGGTTTCATATCCATTTAAAGATGGCAAACGTATTTTAAGATGGCCAGGATGGGAAGTTATGACGTATGACCAAAAACATGCTGATAAAATAAATACAGTATCGTTCAAAGGATTCGATGTACCAGTTCCATCTAGCACAACAGAATACATTCAATATTTTTATGGAGAAGGCTGGAAAACGCCGCAATCCAGATTTGGCAAATACACATGCGAATTTATCAACAGAGCCGATGCTCATAAATATACATATTCGTTAAAAGACGGCAAATATAAATTTTAAAATAATAACACAACAATGGCGCAAAGAATACCAACATTAGATGAATACATTTTTGAACAACAAATGTTTGAAGCTGGTGGTCAAGAAGCTGGAAAACTTGAACTTGTACACACCACACTTAAATCTGCATTAGCATATGCAAATTCAATTGGATGGGATCCATATAAAGAAATTCCAGATTTTGATAAAAATTATAAATACGCTCAAGATTTAGCAAAACTTGGTTTTACTCAAAGAAAAGATATGCCAGTTATTACTGACGCAGATGTTAAGATGTTACAATACAGATTATCTAAAGGATTTGTTGACGTTCACGCACCATTCCGTGGAAATAACGCATCAGCAGAAGATGCATTTCCAGAAGGGTTGCAAGGTAAAATGGCAGATGAATGGCTTAAAAATGGTTTGAATGATGGATCTGCAAGCGATGACAAAATTAAAGTTCAAATGAAAAAAGTTAAAGTTGGTGATCTTAAACCAATACAACAGCAAATTTACTTCGATAAATCTATTGAAGGAATTGCAAAATTTGGCGCCGACAAATCTGCAGAATTCTACAAGAAAACATTTTTCATAACAAGTAGCGATAATTATATCATCGACGGTCACCATAGATTTTTAGGTGCATGTATTATCGACCCTAATATGATAGTAGGTGCATTACAAATCGACTTACCTATTGAAAAATTATTACCGATGACAAAAGCATATGGTGATGCTATCGGAAACGCAAGAAACTTATAAAAAATAAAGTAAACATGATACAAAGAATACCATCATTAAATGATTTTTTGATTAACGAGGCAAAATATTCATTAGAAGATCCTGACAATTTAAAGTGGGCAGGTTCATTTACAAAAGCAGCAGACAAATTTCAAATAAAACCTGCGATAACAGTTACTGCTGTTAACGGCGTATATACGGAAGAGGAGTACAATTTGGAAATTACAACATCTGATAACAGAACGTTTAAATTAGAAACATACTTTAGAATTGGTGCGCCTGTACCAAGTACAAGTGCAAATGATTTTGCACGTATTTCTGAAGGTAGTAATACAATGAACATGAAGCCTGACGAATTTATAAATGTTCTTGAGCAATGGGGTGAATCAACACCTCTTGTGTTAGTGTCTGCGCTCTTTTACGGCGAAGATGGAAGATACAAAATAAACAAAAACAAACTTTTAAAATAAAAGGCAAAAATGAAAAACAGAATACCTAATTTTGATGAATTCTTATTTGAATCAATAAATGAAAAGAAAGATTTATCGCCTGCTAACATTAAGCAGTATAATGCAAATGCAAATAGCGTGAAGGCATTAAAATCATGGTCGTATAAAATAAAGGATGCAAATTTTACGTTCAAAGATATGGAATATTGGGGTGACGTATCAAGATTTTTTACATTTATCGAAAACACAAATACAAATAACGCAGAACTAGTTTTAAATGTGAATGGCTCACATGACGCCAGAGTTACTATTTCAACATACGATAATAAATTTGATATGTCTGCTTCTGTAAATATGAATACATTGTATTTTAATATTAAGAAATCACAACAACTTCAGTATTGCATAGAAGCTGATGATAAAGTTGCAGGTTTTATTGAATTACTGAATTTCTTATTCAAAACATACGAAGAACAAATTTCTAAATTTGTTAAAGATAAAGAAGGACTTCAAACGCTATACGTGATAAAAGCCGGCGAAATTGCACCAGCAACTGGAAAGACGGGCCACGGTTGGTCAATATATGACTATCCAAATGGTGTACTTGGCGCAACAAACGGTGGGTCAATGATGTTATGGTCTGCAGAAGGATTTAAAGTCGGTGATAAATTCAAAATAGTAGATGACCAAACGCATAAATTAATTACTAACGAAGTTGAAATAGTTGCTCTTATACCTGCAACGTATAAAGATTTTGTTGCATATTCAAGTAGACGAGGTGCTGAAGTACCAGTACGCGCGTTTCAAAAACAAACTGGTAGATTTAGATTTACATTGTACTCTATAAAATAAAATACTTAAATGGAAAAAAGAATACCTAGTCTAGATGACTTTATAAATGAATCATCGAACAAAATAAAAACTGTACGACCAATTAAAGAAATCTTGAAAGATTTTCGAAAATCAAAATATTATAATCATATCGGTATTTTTGAAATAGAACAATGGGGAAGAGTAACAGCGCTTGCGGCAAATAGCGATACAAATAAAGAACTTGCTGCAATTTTTTTAACAGATGGTAACGATCCTTCTACTGACCATGAAATGAACAAACTTGGAGAAAAACTATCAGACGCATGGGAAAAATTATTTACGCTGGACAGCAATATGATTACAATGCGGGACGAACATTTGAAAAAAGTAAATGCAAAATATAATAACTAAAATCAAAACCTGCTAATTTGCAGGTTTTTTTATGTGAAACTAAAGTCATTTTGTGTATATAATAAAAATAAAATTATATCCGAAATTGAAAATAAATGCATAATCTATTGCTAATGCATCATAAATGTTGTAACTAATGCATTGCATATATTTGATTAATCTTTGAATGCAGACTTAAATATATAATCTAAAACAAAGTATGCATAACAAAGAAAAAATATGTGAATACTGCAAATGCATATTCACGCAAACAAGAAATCAAATATGTTGTTCTAGAAGATGCGCATCAATTTTACGCAATAAAAAAAGATGGGAGAGCGAAGAGTATCGAAATGCATATTTCGCAACTGTGCATTCCGCCGAATACAAAAATAAGTGTGCAGAAACAACAAAAGAATTATGGCGTAAACCTGGGCATAAAGAAAAAGTTATTGATTCGTGGCAAAATACTTTTAATTCATCAGATGAAACACGAAATAAAATAACAGCAAACAGTATAAAAATGTGGGCTGACCCTGTAAAAAAAGTTGAAATTTCAATCAAAATAAAGGAAAGTTTAAACACAACAGAAATGAAAGAATGGCGGTCAGATTTAATGATTGCAAAATGGAAAACAGATTCATATTCAAAGTTATGGCTAAAACAATGTTTTACATATAAAGATTTTGAAATGCCATCTGGTAGAATTGTAAAACTACAAGGCTATGAACCACAAATTTTATCTAGGTTATTACTTGATTATGATGAAAACGATATCATTATAGGAAAAGATATCGAATTTAAAATTTATTACAAATACAATGGTAAGGAAAGACGATACTTTCCAGATTTTTACATCAAATCAACAAATACAATAGTAGAAGTTAAAAGTAAATACACATATGAATTGCATAAAGAAAAAAACATAGCAAAAGAGGATGCATGTTTAATTCAAGGTTTTAAATTTATTTTTGAGATATATGAAAAATAATATGTAAAACCATTGCTACTGCATACAAAATGTTGTATATTTGATTTTTAACAATTGATAATTTAAAATTTAAACATATGAATACTAAAGAAAAATTATACTTAAACGCAAAAGAAAAATACTATCAAGGTGAACCAATTTTAACTGATGCTGAATTTGACCGTCTTGAACTTGAATTGAAAAATGAAGGTTCAAATGTTATTGAAATTGTTGGTTTTGACGATCGTAATTTAAAATTTCCACACATAAGTCCGATGTTATCGTTATCAAAATATCAGACTGATAAATTAACAGGGCAACCACCAATTGCAAATGCAATTGATTGGATGAAACAACATATCGTCGGTAAACAGGAACACTTTGAATGGACTCCAAAACTGGATGGGAACGCCGGTAATATCATTTACAAAAAAGGAAAACTTCATCTTGCTCTTTCCAGAGGAAACGGAACAAAAGGTCGTGATATTACTGATAAATTATTCGACCAATTACCAAAAACCATTCCTTGTCTTTCAACTGTTGAAATTCGTGGCGAAATTGTTATGCCAAGAGCAATATTCAATAAAAAATATGCTGCAGAATTTGCAAATGAGCGAAATCTTGTTGCTGGAATTCTTGCAAAAGATGTAACACCTGCAACTAAATCTCGTTTAAAAGATATCGTATTCATGGCGGTTGAAATCAAAAAACATGATGACGGTATTGTTGAATATATGAATATTGATTGCTTAACAGATTGGGGATTCAATAAACAATATCCATTAGAAAAATATTGGGTTCATTATTCTGACTTTGAAAAATCTTTTTATAAAATGAAGGATTATCGCGAAAATCGTGCTCCATTTTTACTTGACGGTTTCGTTATCAAAGTTGCAGAAAAATATAGAGAACAATTCGGCGAAAACTCACACGATCCTAACTGGGCGATTGCAATTAAATTTGCTCCAAAAGACGTCTCAACTCCAAATGAAACATTGCAATGGAATTTCGGAAAAACTGGGGAAATGATTCCAGTCGGTATATTTGAACCTGTCGATTTAGACGGTACAATTGTTAAACGTGCTTCACTTTACAATTACGGATTCGTAATTAAAAATAAAGTTTTCCCTGGCGCAATTTGTACAATCGTTAAAGCTGGAGATATTATTCCTCAAGTTGTTGCTGTAACCGCACCTGGTGATGAATCAAAATTTAATGCACCAACACATTGCCCACATTGCAAATCAAAACTTGTAATTGAAGATGTACATTTAATGTGTAAAAACTCTGATTGCTCTGGAATCAAAAAGGCAATGTTTTCTCAAGGTGTTGCAATGCTTGATTTATTTGGAGTTGGGGGTTCAATGATTGAAGATATTTTTAACTCAGGTTTTACTGAAGCAATTGATTTATTAAATCCAACAAAATTCAACAAACAAACATTAATTTCTAAAGGAATTGTTACTGACGGCAAAATCGTTGATAATCTTTTCTCAGAAATTGAAAATACTAAGGAATTACCTTTACAAAAATTAATTTTAATGTTAGGATACCAAGGTATGGGAACAACTACATCGAAACAAGTTGCAAATCTTGTTGCCGGTGTTGATTACAATTTCTCAGGTTTACAAAAAACGATTGTTGAAGGTTTTGAAAAAGGACAACCAAAACGTATAAAACTTGATAATGCTATCGGCGAATTAATGCAATTCATTGATATTAAAATGCCAGAAGATTTATCAAATAAAATCGGTGTTGAAATGACCGGTTCACCTAAAGGTGCTGGTTTTGATTCAAAAGATACATTCATGGATATTGCAAAAACATTCGGTTTTATTCATGAAAAACTTGCAAATTCAAAAGTACTTGTTACTGATGATTTAAACTCTACAACTGGAAAAATGGCAAATGCTGCAAAAATAAATGCAAAAAATCCTGGTTCAATTGAAGTTTTATCGTATGAACAATTTCTTGATAAATTTTGTAACGGTTACCGTCCAAACGGTTTATTAATTGCTCCACAAGTTGTTGCAATTACACCTAACGTAAAACCTGCAAAAATTGCTACAAAATCAAATGTTAAATCTTTATTTTAATTGATATGAAAAAAATTACTTTAATATTACTCGCAGGAATTTCTTTATTGTCTTGTAATTCGGAAGATTCATTGAATGCATCAACACAATTTAAAGATATCGACAGTATAACATATGTTGAGCAAGGAAAGAACTACGGCAGAACAGCGGCAATTATGTATTTAAATGAAACGCATCAATTGAAGTATGATTCGACAGGCAAGATATCTATTGAATTATCACGTCTGCTTACAATCGAAGACAGTTTACAAAAAGCAAAAAAATAATAAAATGTCGCAAAAGATAACTGATGATCCACATGCAGACGCAATGGAAAAACAAAGAAAAAGTTTATTAGAACAACGATTAAAATTAGTTGAACAAATAAAACAAGAAAAAGATAATAATGTTGCTGCTGATATTTTATTAGATGCTATGGTTAAGTACGCTAAAGCATCAAAAATGGGAATGTTTAATTGGTGATGATGAATGAATTTTTAATGTTATTGCCGAATGCAATAGGAACAGTTCGATATAATTGGGAATCTCAAGAATCAATCCCAGATAGTCAAAAACAAGCATACGTAGACGGATACACAAATGAGATGATGCATGCTCTTGTGCAACGTTCAATTTTAAATCCTGGCGATGTTGGAGATCCTACTGTTGAATTTATGAAAGCAAGAGAAGCCGCAAAAAAATTACTTGAAGACAGCGGTATGACAACAATTTTAAAATCATTAGAATTACAAGTAGGCAATAAAGAATGTTTAGATTATTTGTTTCAAATCGAAAGAAATCCAAAATTTAAAGGTTGGGAAAATCAAGCATTAATCAATGCGTATATAATCGAAACAAAAACACTTTTAAAACAGAATAATATATGATGTGCACATATTTACACGAATACGAATATACAAAGTTTGCATCTGTTGAAGATGAAGAATTAAATGAATTATTTCAAGAAGTCAGACAAAAGTTTGGTAACCGTCATTATTTAAACGAACGTAAGTTTCCGGTCAAAGTATGGAAAGGTTTAAGACGTGTAAATGAATACGTTGTACGATATGATTTGTACGTTGCTTCTAATTTACCCGAAGTACAAGTTGTAAATTTTGCAACTGAAGGCGGGTCAAGTATTTCAGGATATGTTTCAAAAAGTTACATATATGCGTACTTTTATGGATTACTTTCAGGTTTAAGATACGCCGAAATCCACGGTTGCAATACAGAACAAAAATAATGATTCAGATATCATTCTAAAGACATTATGTCAACTTATTATAACTTTGTATATACAACTATATACAAAACAAAAGTTCATTAATGAAACTAATTTCTGTTGATGAATATAATTCAAACAAATTTAAAATAATGCACAAAACTATTGCTATTGAAGCAATAATGTTGTATATTTGATTTTAAATTGATAAAAAAAATATTACATGGCAAAAGAAAATTTAAAAACCCAACCCAATAAAGAAATTGTTGCATTATCCGATGTTGAACACGTTAGGTTAAAACCAACAATGTACATCGGATCTGTTGAAGAAAATGAGGAAGATGTTAGGGTTATTACTGACGGTATTATAATCAGTAAGAAAAAAGTTATTTCAATAGGCTTTTACAAACTTTTAAATGAAATCGTTGATAATGCTTTCGATGAAGCTAAACGTCAAGATGGCAAAATGCCAATGATTTCAGTTGATTTTGATTCTAAAACGAATCGTGTAACAGTTACAGATACTGGAGGCGGTTTTATCAATGCTTCAAAAATTAACACATCAAAAATTAACACAACAAAAATGACAAATGTTGAAACTGCATTAACAATGTTAAGAGCAGGTTCAAATTTCAAAAATAATGAAATTGACGAAACCATACTTGGAACAAATGGGGTTGGTGCGTCAATTGTAAATATGTTATCAAATGAATTTGAAGTTACAACAATCAATGATTCTGAAGTTTATTATCAGAAATGGGTTGACTTCAAAACGGTAACAAAAGATATCCGCAAAAAAACGCCAAAAGATAAATGCGGAACCACAATATCTTTTATACCATTAACTTCAATGTTTAAAAATTGCAAATGGGATTTTGAATACATTGAGGCGCAAATGATTTTTAGAGAATTCATCAAATCGCAAGAACCAATTACACAAAATTTAAAATTTGTTGTTACTTGGGATGGTGTTACAATGGATCTTAATAAACCATTTTTACCTAAAGAATCATTTGTACTTAATTCAAAAATTGGAACATTACATATTTGGAAAGCGGCATCCGATGATTATTTCAAACAAACGTCATTCGTAAATACTGCATTATGTACAGGCCCGCACCAAACAATTCTTCAAGAATTCATGGGTGAGTTATTTGATTATAAAGGATCTTGGTTATTTTGGTGTTCAGCAATGATTATCAATATTCCGCCAAAGTTTGTTCGTTTCGGTGACCAAAATAAAACAAAACTTGCATCTGGTCGTTGGGAAATTCAACCCATACTTGAAAAACATTTTTTAAGCAATTTTGCAAAGGAATTCAAGAAAACATCACTTTATAAAGAAATTCAACAACTTGTTGATGAACGCAAAAAAACCGATGACAGTAGAGAATTAAAGAAACAATTACGTAATGTTAAGAAACGTGTTGTTTCTGATAAGTACTTCCCGCCTTCTGAAAGAAAAGGTACTTTATTTATTGTTGAAGGAGGTTCTGCTATGGGTTCTTTATTACAAGAACGTAATGCAAAAACTGATGGCGTTTACGCACTTAAAGGAAAAATTAAAAATGCAAGGTCTGCACGCGATTTGACAAGTAATTTTGAAATCGTTGAACTAATGCATATTCTTGATATAAAACCAGGTGAGGATAAAAATTGTTCATATGACAAAATTTATATTGCAACTGACTGGGACCCTGACGGCGTTGGCCATATTGCATCACTTGTTATGAATTTGTTCTTTAAATGGTTTCCTAATGTAATTGACCAAAACCGATTATTTTTAATGTCAACTCCACTAGTTAGTGTTGATGTTAATAAAGAACGTAAATACTTTTATTCAACAAAAGAATTTGGGGAATACGCTGAATCAAAAATTGAAAAGTACAATAATGTTCGATATTTAAAAGGACTTGGTTCATTGGCATTAGAGGATTGGGAAATCATCATGAAATATCGCGATGCATGGAGAGTATATGCTGACAGATCTGCTGCGAAATACTTATGGGTTGCATTCGATTCAAAATCATTATACAGAAAACGTTGGTTAGAAGGAACATTTTAAAAAAATACAACATTACTATTGCTATTGATGCAAAAATGTTGTATATTTGATTTTAAAATAAAACTTATTTAATCTCGTGTATATAAATTAATATAAAAATATGGCTAGAAGAACAAAAATAATCCGTTTACCGATATCGAGTCAAATCGACATTAACTATAGAAATTACGCATTATACGTTTTAGAGAAACGCGGAATACCTTCTTGGTATGACGGTCTTACAAATGTACAACGTTTAATTTTATTAAACAGCGGAACAACATTTGGAAAAACTTTAACTGTTGCGGGATCTTGTATCAGCGATGGTTACCATCATGGAGATGCATCATTATCAGGTGCAATAAATAAACTTGCTCGACCTTTCGGTTGTTCAGAATCAATATTAATAGGTGACGGATTTTTTGGTTCGCCAATTAAAACTGATGCTGCAGCTGCTCGTTATACATCAGTAAAATTAAATCCTAAATTTGCAAAAATAATTAAGGAAAATGCTGTATTAAATTCACGAGATGAAGAAGGTGGCTGGAATTCATTATGGTTACAATATCCTATCGGTCTTGTAACCAATATCATAGGAATTGCGGTTGGATATAAAACAACTATTCTTCCAAGAAAACTTGAAGATATTCAAAATTATTACGATGGCAAAATAAAAGAGGTTATGCCATATTTTGCAAATTTCACCGGTAATGTTGAACGATTCCAAGGAATGGATAAAACGTATATCATTTCAGGTGATGTAATTGCAAACGACGTTAAAAAGGAAATTCTTATTAAAGACATTCCGCCATTGATAAAATTTTCAAGTTTTTCTGAAAAAATTGATAAGATCATTGAATTACATAACGGCAAATGTAAAGTTGATAATAACTCAAAAACAAATGTAAACTTAAAACTCGTTTACACTGGTTATGCTCAAGATTGGCCAACATTCAAATCAGCAATTATAAAAGCAACAAAAATTCTTGTTACTGAAACTGCTGTATTTGTTAAAGATAATATTGTAATTCAATATGACAAGATTGAAGATTATCTTGACGATTTTAAATATCGTCAAGCACAATTAAATCTTGAACGTTCAAAGTATAATCTTGAACAAACTGACATGGAACTTGCTTTCAATAAAGCAAAAAAATTGTATCTTGAATTCATGTTGGTTAAGAAAAGAACTGAAGCAGAAATTGATACATTTCTGGAGCAATTCGACAAACGTATTTCTAATAGGTTAAACAGTACATTACTTCGACACTTAAGTGCTGATGAATTACAAAGAACTGTTGCAAAAATAAAAGAAATCGAAAAGGAATTAAAAGAAACACAAAAAGAAACAGAAAAACTTCAAAAAATATTTGCAAAAATGAAGGACGTTGCATTAACACGTGGCGTAAAAAATAAAGCAGCAAAAGATTTATTTGATGAAGTTGAAATGATTGATGGCATTGAAGTTTTCAAAGGCGAATCCGACGATGAAGATGATGATAATGCGCCATTCAATCCTGCCGATTATATTTAAGTTCATTAGAGCAATTTTAATGAACTTAAAATAAATTGCTATAAAATCCATTGACCGTCATATTAAAGTGTATCTATTGTGATGATACGCACATTATCTACAAGTAACTTTTATACTTAAATAATATGACAACTGAAAGAATTATCAAATCAACAGATCTTGTCGGAGGCACTGTGTATGGAGCCACTCTCGAGAAGGTAAGACACAGAAATGAAAATCCTGAATTTACCGAAGAAAAACCGTATACGTATATTACAAATATCAAAACAAGCACAAACGTTCATGGATGGATTTTTGTATTTGATAATAAGTTTTTTGCCGCTGCATACACTCCTTTCCATGGTTACACATCCAGAGTAACAATTTACAACGCAAAGAAAAATGGCAATTATGATTGTGTGGACGATGAAATAGTTTCCTATAATTTATATTGCGATATTGAAGCAGCAGTTGATAAATTCTGCAAAGAATATATTTATGAAGAAGTTGCGCCTGCAGCTATCGAAGACCAAACCGTAAACTAATATAAATCACATAAATCAA